TTCCCTACATGGTCAGATATAAGAAAAAGACATTCTAAATCTACAGGTGGCAAATTACTAAGTACAGTAACAGAACAATCTTTAGATATAGAAAAAGCTATTCAAGAATATATTGATTCTTATTTTTTAGATAGAATAGAAGGTCACAACATTGTGGCCTTTTCTTATATGGCTACTATAGGGATTATGCAAAATACTGATAATGTAAAAGTTGTATATAATAATACAAATTATAAGTTAACATTAGATGTTGATGAGTTTCTAAATGCTACTGATAACTATTTATCTTATTATGAAAATGGTAAGATATATATCAGAGAAGAAGTGTATAACGGAAATAACACTATAACAATATATATTGATAATGATTGTCTTGATTATGAATTAACTAGAATTCATGTTTGGAATATATATGATGAATTTGCATGCTTTATAGGAATGGAAAGACATGAAGGTGAATCTAACGAAGATTTATATAAACGTATGATTTACTTTAATGAGAATAAACCTAATGCATCTGAATCAGGTTTAAAGAACGCTATAATGTCTGAACTGTTAATAGATTGTCCAAATCTTAAAAAAGAGGACATAAAAATAGAACCTGTCGATGCTGTAAACTTACGAAAAGCATATAAAGGTTACAGCGAATTACTTGATTTATTAAATGAAATGAACAGAGATGTTTATAGATGGAAAAGATGGGATCTTGATGAATGGCAATATGATTTTAAAAGCATAGAATATTTACCTTATAAATGGGACGAAGCATTAACTAAGTGGCAAAATGGTATAGGCTATGGAGATGACTTAAAAGTTATTTTATCTAATAATGTCAATAAAACTAATGCTGACATAACTCTTTACTCTAAAGATAAAGAAACATTAAATGCTTATATAAGAAACCAAGAGATATATAAGAACGTTAAATTAACATTCCAGAAGTATAATCAAAAGTTAAATAGCGTAAATGTTAAGTATCGCTTAAAAGCAGCTCCTATGAAAATAATAGATCCAGGTGCTATAAATCTTAGTATATACAGTTCTAATGAAGTAACAGAGACTTTAAAATTACAAGATGTATATAAGTTTGGTACAGATATAACAAGAACGGATGGTTCTAAAATAACTGATGCTTACAGATACAGATTACAATTTGTTCCTAAGAATAATAATTATAATATAGAAATATATAGAGCTACTGTAGCATACAGACATAAAACAACTAAGGCTATATTAAAAACAGAATCATTGTTAAAGAATACCAATGGGTTTGTATTAAATTCTTCTGGTACATTAACATCTACATCTATAAGCAAAACAATAAATAATATAAATAATATGGTTACTTCTAACTATTTGACTAATGTAGACAAAGGCGGATTTACTATAAGAAATGGTTACACAAATGGTTCTGGAACTATTAATATAAATGGTTATGGAAATCAAACAATAACTTTTACATCTAATTGTGAAATGAGCGACTTAGCTCATTCTGATATAGTAACTAAAGGTTGCTTATGGAGAGACAATGATTTAATACTTAGAACTGACTATGATAGTTATAAAGAAATAACAATAGATATAGAAGCTAACAAGTTCTCATTTACTTTAAATACAGACACTACTTTAGATTTCTATATGTTTGATTATGAAAATAATAAATATATACCACACAGTATATCTGGAGCAGGCAGTGTATTTGAAACAGAAGAAACATTAGCTCCTCGAAAAATAAAAATGTTCTTAAAACTAAAGAACATGATAGAAGTATCTCTTGGTAACTTTAAATATAATAATTATACAATTAAGTTGTCTACAGCAAATGGAGCTCTTGTAGCTGTTGAAAATAATGACAGAACTTTTATATTACCTGATTATATACAAAATAAATTATTTATAGAAATGAAAACTGAAAGTTCATATGCTCCTGTAATCAACTCCATAGCTATAGGAAGCGACGTACTTAATAATTACTATACTACAGATGTAATAACATATTTAAATAACTACGATAGAATATTAGATATAGATTGCAACTGTGATTGTACGCTTATTAAATATGATGCTAATGATATAGAAATAGAACGAATAGATAATTATGTTTCTTCTTCTTATTATAAAGCTACAAGCAACGATGCTTATATTAGATTAAATCTAGATGATTGGGATGAAGTGTATTCAGTAATAAGTGAAACTGGTTCAATTGATTTAATAGAAGAGAGCGGACAGTATTTCTATAACTTATTATTATCTAATGGAGAGATAGCTACTGCAGTTACTATAAATGGTATTAAGCATGTTGATCCTGTAATAGTTTCTTTATATGATATATTAAAGAGCCAATTTGAAGGATATGACATAACTAAGAATAGAGTATATTGTAGTAAATTAGCTGATGGATTAATAATAAGTACTGGTAATACAACATCAGATTTTGAAATATTTAAAATAAATAGCGATTACTTTAAAAGAAAGAATGCAGTTAAATATGTATTTGAAGACATACCATCAGACATAAATGTAATATGGGGTACAGATGATATACTAGTTGATGGCTTCTCTAATACTCATGACTTTGATTATATATCTTTCTATCCTGTAAACTCTGTCATATCTACAGCTATAAACGAATATAATCTATTCTTAAATGAGATGAAAGAAATACCTGTTGTTAACAACTTCTCTCCTTTAATTGATACTACTTCATTAAACTTCTATACTGTAGAGCCTTATGTAGGTTCTGACCCTATAGATATTAAATTCTATCCATTTGATAAACAGAGAGAATTTGATGAACTTAAGAACTGGTCTGTAGGTATTAAAGAGTTATATATCAAATATGACGCTGATTTATTTAATATAGAAGCATATGAAATACAAGAAACAGTTATTGTAAATAGAATGAAATTAAGCAATTATATGGAAATAGCTGACATGTATAGTTTAAGTGATAACTCTGTTTTATATACTCAACAATATGTTATAATTCCTCCAGATAATGCAAAGATAATATATAAGATATATGACGGAACAGACGAAACTTCAGATTTAATTATAGATGAAACTGTTGACTTAGATAATTATTTTGTAAAGCTTAAATATGCAAATATAGATAGAATAATACAATTAAATGAATATTATAATTATACTGATTATGATCCATACAAAGATTATAAAGTTCTATATGATCAAGGAATTATAGTGTGGCCTGCTTACGAAAGAGATAAAGATAAGAAGATAACTGTTCATATAAGATATACAATTAAAAAACCTGTCGCTTTAGTATATACAGAAGATGCTTTATATGAAGCTGTATCTTACGTTGTAGATGCTTATAAAGAATTGTCAACTTATACTATATTCAATATAGAAAATGGAGATAAGTATGATTTACGTAACCTAGAAGATTTTAAAGATTGTGATTTGGTATATGTTAACTGCAGCGAACCATCATTTGAATCTATAATGGTAGACACATATCTTAAATTTAATAAGTTTGCTGAAGAGAATACAGTCCTAGTTAAGACAGGATACTATTACATAAACGGAAAAGAATACTACTTATTTAGCAACGACGGTACTCTTGATATAGATACTTATACAGGACTTAACTCTGTTAATGCTAAATTAAGAAATGGCGAAATAGAGACTTATAAAGCTACTGATAATTATGTACGTAATTCTGCTATGAATCTACGAGGCATGAATAATTTATATGGATTTAACTACAATAAAGAAACTATATATGGAATATCTAATTTTGGCAAATATACTGCATGTAATAGCTTTAATGAATGGAATACATTCGGCGTAAAATTAAGCTTAGTGTCTAATTTAGAAAACTATGAATTAAATGATGTGGCTTTAGAATTTAACTTTGAAGAAGATTGGGGCTATGCATATATAGATATAACAGATTATTTATATGACGATATATCTTATATAGGATACATGGCTTATGGTTTAGATGTATATATCGGAGTAGAAAAACCATATAAAGACGTTAGATTTAGTCGTGCATTAAATATAGAAATCGGTGATCCTATTAAGAGTGCTAGCTATATATACGCTAGTGAACTACAAAGAGAAGATAAATGCAGATATTATTTAGTTGTTAAAAATAATGTACATAGTACATATGATCACAAACTTCTAGATGATATTATAATAACTGACGATAAAGATAAACTTTATTCTTCTACTGTACATATGAAGAACTTAGATATATTAGGATTAAATATTGAAAATCAAAAGACAGAAACTACATGCTATAGAATGGCTATTAAGTCTAATAAATATTGCGACTGTAAAGGTGCTAGTTTATGTTCAGATGGTTGTATAAAAACTACTTCTAATATAGATTGGGGATTAACGATATTAGCTAAATACGAAACAAAAGAAGAGTTTGCTACTTGTGAATTAGACAACTTAATATTGACTAATAACTACGTACAAGCTTCTCATACTGGTTACGGATATCTGACTACACAACCTATCTATATAGAGAATCCTAATACTATAAAACGTCTGTTCTATAAACTTAATAACATCAATACTGAAGAAATGTCAGGATTAAAATTTGCTATATATACTTCTAATACAAAAGATGGAATATACAGTCCTAATAAATATGAAAATTCTAATTACGGATGTATTGATAATAAAGACGTAGAAATGTATATAAAAATTAAAGTTGCAATACCTGCAGGTAAAATATTAGATAATTTAATATTATTTGCAGAGTATCGTTCTAATAAAGAAAACTTATTAATGGCTCCTACTTGCGAAAGAGGTAATTTTATATCATATGTTTTTGATGCTCAAGAGAATCTAAGTTATAAAGTTAAATCTATAAGTTTAAAAGCTATAAGTAATATAAATGATGTAAATCTTTATGTAAGAGCGTCTTCTGATAAATATAGTGCTGATGTTTGGGGCGATTGGAAACTGCTTAAATTTAATGCCGACGGCAAACTAATTAATACAGTTAAGTGGAATTCAGCTAGATTCTTTCAAATTAAAGTAGCAATTAATAACAGAAACGGATATATAGATTTAGATTATATAGATTTAGAGGTGATATAAAGTGATAAAACCTACGGCTAGAGTAGAAATAGATAATGGTATCAAGTTTTATGAACAGGATGTCTTATTTGATGACTATATATATAAAGGAGATACAGATATAACAGTTACTGTCGACTATGCTAATCCAGGCTTTGGTATAGCACTGCTCGACAGTGCTGGCACTTATTTAGCACAAAAAAGAGAACTACTAATGTTTAAACTTGGAGTAAAGTTTGTAGACGTATACTATCGTAATCTTGATGATCTTGACAGTGTAAACAATCCTATACAAGGAAGTTTGAATGCTGCATATGCTAAATGCTACACAGAAAATTTGGAATTTAAAATTTCTAAGCGCGATAATCAATATACTATTTATGTTGGCGGGCAAAAGATAGCTATATATAATTCTCAATGTGATTTAGATAGTTTTAATATAGCATATTATTCTGTTAAAGATAATGTTATTAAAGACATAGCTATTGCTTCTTCTATTCCTTATGACTGGAATGTTAATATGACTAATACTCATGGCGGATACATAGAATTTAATGAAGATGGATTCGAACTTAAAGGATGTAAATACAATGCTGAAATAGAACAATTAAATATAGAATTAGAAAAAGGCACATATTATTTGAAATATAATAAGTCTGATTTATGTGATATTAAACCTTATGTTATGTATTCAAATGACGAAAGAATCGTTGATGATGAAAAGAATATATTGAACTCTAATAAGACATTTACATTGCCAATGGATTCTAAGGTGTCATTGAAATTTGTTGGAACCAATGGTTCTATAAATGATATAGCAATTACAACTGCAAAGAATAATAGTTATATTCAAACAACTCCCGAGACAGGTGATTTTGTAAAGATAGAACGTAGTTATTTAGAGTTTGATTTAAAGGAACTATCAAAGATAGAATTTGATGCTATCGTTAATTTTGTTCCAGGAGATACAGATTTTAGTCCAACTGAATATGCAATAGTCAATATATCAAACAGACATTATGGATTAAATGATTTAGAATTATCTGTCGGTATTAAATATCATTTTGTTTATGAAAATGGACAATTAGTAAGCAGTAACGAAGTTAATGCTAACAAATTTACTCTTCCTATTGATAGTCTTAAATTTATTATGTTTGATAATGTAAATGCAATAATAACTAATTTAATACTTACTGATAAAGATGGAAGTCAAACTAATGTAGGCGTTCAATTTACAACTACTAAATCAGTTCCAGGACTTATCAAATCTCCTATTGTAGTACTTAATAAGCATAGCGATCCTTTAGACTTAAGTGCATCCTTTAGAATTGTAATGCAAAATGATTCTCCTTATTATATCTTTACTAATACAGAAAGAGAAATATTTAAAGCAGATAGCTTAATAAAGCTAAACTCTTTGCCTATAAATAATTCAGGAGCAATCATTATATATGGCATTCCTAAAGATGCTACACTTGATATGGATAAATTATATTACATACCAGAACGCGGTAAAGACAATATAGATTTATGCTGTAATATATACGATGTGATGTACGAAGGCGATGAATGTCAAGTATATATTGACTATACAACAGGATACGTTACTATACGTAATCCAGAAAAGTATAAATATTTTATTGTAGATTATGTAAAACTAGACAGTTATTGCATTAATTACAATTATGAATATAACAGTTATCTTGTAGAAATAGCTACAAATGATAAAGAAGGTATTAACGTAATTTACGATAATACAGAAAAGAAAAATGGTTCTTATGAATATATCAATGAACAAAAATATTATGATACTAAATTAGTTCCATCAGAGAACTGTTACATAGTAATAGGAAGATAGGAGGTGCAATATGAAAATTTATCCGTCTAATCATAAAATAAAAACTATAACAACATCTCGTGTAGATACTGATTTAAATATACCATTAGCATATATGGATATTGATTACAGCAAATATAATATAGACAAGTTGCCTAGTGAGTATTTTAGTATAGATTCTATGACTCCATTAATACCTGGACAAGAATTAGAGAATGGTAAAGTTAAGATATTTAATAGATATAAAGAAGAAGTTAATACTACAAATTTGATGCAGTATACGAATCAAAAATGGTACTATATGCCAAATAATATTATTCAATATACTCCTAAGTTCTTCCTATGGAAAGCCATGGTAAAAAAGAGCATGAGTTATTGTATAGATACAGTTTATAATTTAAATATTAATTGTTATAACGAGTATATGTCTAATAGCTTATCTCCTGTATTTACTGGTGCTTCTGATAATGGATATGTTCCTAGTAATATTAAGATAAACGATAACCAATTAACAGCAGATACATTTATGAATATGCCTTTAGAGAAAGCAGATTTCTGTTTTATAGCAACAGCCAATGCTGCATATTATGATGATGAATGCACTCAACAAATAGATATAAATGAGTATTTCGAAAAGGGATGTAATTTATGGATAGCATGCGAAGATGCCCGTTCTTTTAATGAGAACTATGAGATGTTATCGTCTGTAGACAATGTAACTTATCGTTTAGATTCTCCTATTATTAATTCTAATGCTTCTATAATGTGCGATACATATTTCAATCTTAATCGTATACATGAAGTAACTGGAATTAGTGTACATAATATATTCAATAAGGACGCTACATCTCCAATATTAATTCTGGAATATACAAATGGAGGCTTTGTAATTATATCTCATGTAAGCTTATTTGATTCTAATCATCAGTCAGCAGGATTTCCTATAATATTTGAAACATTAATGTACGTATATATGAATAGTTATAAATCAAGTGATTATATAAAAGAATGGATTACATATAAAGTCCCTGATTATGAAGTAATTGGTAATACATTAACTGTAAAGAATAGCTTTACTTCTAATACAAATCTATCGACTTACTTTGGAATTAATTCTAATGATATGTCTCTTGTTAATATAAGTATTGTAGATGATCCTAATACTAGAACTGCAGTATCAGATACAGATTTGGATTATTCAACTAACGCTATTAAATGTATAGGTCAGAATAATAATAGACTTATGTTTGAATTAGATCCTGATTTGAAAATAGATGGTTATACTGAACCTGATCGTCCTAATGGCTGGAAATCTATATACTACAATGGACAGATATATTATTTGAGCGTACTTCATTATTTAATAGAAACTGATCTTACAAACAATATCTACATGATTGAAGAAAATGATAACTTGAAGATATTAATTTATGCATTTAAGAGTAGTTCTCTTGGTATAAATGTTGCTAAAAGTACAACTATTACAATACCTTATATAATAGCGAATATTGATTCTGGAGAGACAATAGTACAAAGAATAAGAGAAGCTAATTATTCTGTATATTATAACAAAACTGCTGACAGTATTTCTTATTGTTTCTCTGAAGATTATATAGAAAAAGATGAACAGTACTTGCTATTTACAGTTTCTGTTAGTCAAACTTCAGATGCTATAACTATGTATGATATAAGACAGCTAGGCGGAGGATTACCAGAAGGTGAACCTGATAATTACAATTTATTCGATATAGGTCATATTAATGGACGACCATATAGACAAGCAGGTACACTTATAATTACATTGCCTAGCAGATACAAAGAATATGAAGATAGAATCATGAATGTAGTTAAGAAATACATGGTAGCAGAAGACTATCCTGTTATATTTTTTGAAGATGAGGAGGTATAATAAATGGCCAAGAAATTAAATATTATAGATTTTGACTATGGAGTACGTAGCGAAGAAATACAGGAAAATTTTGAGATACTACAAGATGAAATAAACAGGGAAAGAATAAGTATAGGAGGTCCTGGTATAGCTAATGGTTTAGACATAACTGTTACTGCTAACGAAAATGATTTCTATATTACAGTATCTTCTGGGACTATAATCACTAAAAACGGTGAGGAAATATTTATAGAAGAACAAACTATAGATATAGAAAAACCTATACTTTCACAACAATGCGAATATCTTGTAGCAGATACAAAGAATCAAATAACATTAAATGAGGTTCCATATTCATTCTTCAGTAGATACGAACCTGTTGAGTTCAGTGATTCTTATTTGCCAACAGCTTCTGGTATAGATATAAACTATGTAAATAGTATAGCTACAGATGACGGTATAAGAGTTAAAGCTATTAAGGATAAGACATTGACTCTTACTGGTCTAGTAAAAAGAAGCTTGAAAATAAAATACTACAGCACAGCTGATAGAATAGATACATTATATATAGATAATAACAATCAACTACAAGTCAAAGTTTCATCAATTACATCTACAACACCTTCAGCTATCTTACCTGATAATTACAAATACTTAATAGCATATTTACTTATTACAAGTGATTATAAAGAAAACAGTGAAGATACTCCACATGCCAATATATTAATTAAAAAGGATTTACGAGATAAAAGAAATCTTTATACTGACAGTAATGGTGTCTTATATATTTGTGGTATTCCATTTGACGACTTAGAATTTATAAATATGGAAGAACCAGAAGATCCACATGAAAATCAATTATGGTTAAACCTTAATAACAATACTTTATATGTATATAAGAAAGTAGATAACTATTTTTATAAAAAGACTATAGAGGTAACAACAGATTTTCAAGATGGACAAGACGAAGTAGATTATAAAACTAATATTGCATATAAAGTAGAACAAGGAGAATTATCTGTATATGTAAATGGCGTGCGTCTTACTAAAGATATTGATTATGTAGAAATGTTTGGCGGCATTCCATCTACTAATCAAACAATATTAAAAGATTCTGAATCAGATACATTCAGAGTTTATAAATCATTATACATAGGAGATAAAATAACATACTGCATAAATATTAAAGAAAGTGGTATGATGTGGGTTCCTGTAAATAAAGAGTCATATGTGAATACAAAAGAAATAAAATATTATGGTATACATGATACATGGCCTGGAGGCAATTACTGGCAAACAAAACTTGCTAAAGACCTTGGAGAAAATGAGAACTATCCATATAAATATCAATTCTTCTTTTTCGATGCAGAACAAGATAGACGTATGTTATTTACTCCTAATAGACATGAAGTAGATGTATATGTAAATCAATTCCCATTACACAGCGATCAATATATAGAATTAACTCTTGATAATGTATTTGATTATGCTCCACAATGTGTAATTGATTCATTATTTAAAGATGAGAATTATCATTGGGCTAACTATAAGACTACTGCTCTTAATAAAGATGAAGACACTGGTCTTGGAATCATGTTAGTTGAGCCTCTTGATGCAAGATACAGCGAAGGCTTAGAAGATGAATTAAGATATGATGAACTAGGCACTCCATTAATAGAAGAAGACTTATTCGTAGAAATAAGAGTTAATCGTTCAGTAGTAGACACTCCTAGTAAACGTAAACTACAACGTATAGCAACTTATATCAATGAAGATGATATTGTAGTTGAAGATCCTAATATAAAAAATGTAGATATTAAAACAGGTTATTACAGATATGGCGAAAAGCAATTAGAAGTATATCTTAACGGTGTGCGTTTAACAGAAAACGTTGATTACATTGAAGGTACAGATATAGGAACACCTGATACAGATTTATTAAATAAGAATCTTGAATATCTAGATAGCTATGATACATCAGTAGCTATGAGAGATAAAGGTACTCCAAGTCGTAGATTTACAATACGTAGACTATTAAATACAGGCGATAACATAACTTATAGAATAACTAGTACTTATTACAGTTATGACCATATAAATAGTTTACTTGATTCTATAGACGTAGACTACGAGGAATTTAAAACTGCAATAGACAGTTTTGGAACAAAACTTGATGAGCTTGAAGCTAGCTTCGGTAGTTCGATAATGAATATGCAAACTACTATAAATCAAATAGCTGGTAATTTATCACAAGATCAAGATACATATCTAACAGTAAACAGTGTAATAAAAGAATCACAACTTAATGCTGAATTCTCAGCTAGAGTTCCACAAACACTTAATTTTATTAATGCTTCAATAAAGAGTGATGGGACAACTAAATCTTATAGAGTAGGTAGCTTAAATAATGATACTTACAATATAAGAGAAAAGGACTATGTACAACTTATACATAGAATGAAAGAAGGCACAGAATTCTTAAAAGACAAATTTTTAATTCGTGATGAAAACTACACTCTAGAAGATGTCGTTGTAAATAATAGCTATTCTGTTACACAGCTTACGATATCAGATAATTATATTGGTAATATAAGTGACGGAGATGAACTTATAATAACAGGAATAAGATTCGGAAGGGAAGGTAGATAGTTATGACAGTTAATATAACTTGGTTCATCAATGAAGATGATGCTTTTGAACCAATCAATACATATACTGCAGACGGAGCTTATACTCCAGGTGATTACTTAGAAAAGGTTATCAGAATTTATAATAATTACAACGGTGCTACTGATATAGATTCTGTAGTTAATGCTAAATTAGTTGTAGCATTTAAATCATATGAAGATAATTTCTTACTAAATTTATTCCAAATATCTATCGATGGTGTGAATTATTCTCCTCTTACAATCAATATAGATAGAGGGGAATATGAATTAGGTACTTTAACTGGCTATGCTAATAATGGAGGTAGTGATTCTTATAACTGTAAAACTGTTTATATTAAGATAGGTCCTATTCCTGACAATATAAAAAGTAGTCTCAAATCGGTAATATTTTATTTAGAATATGACAAATAAGAAAGGAGACACACTACATGTTAACAAAAACTCAAACCCTTGCTGCTATTCAAAAATCATTAATCAAATATAATGACTTAGTGGCTAATCAAATCGATTCTAAAATAAACGCTCATAATACTATAGCTTCTGCTACTGCAAACGGACATATGTCATCTAATATGGTAACTAAATTAAACGGTATAGCAGATGGAGCTGAAGTAAACCAAAACGCTATATCAAAAATTCAAATAGGTGATAATACTGTAGCTGCTGCTGGTAAAGAATCTACTGCTACTTTTAAAGGTAGTAATGGTGTATCTGTATCATTCGATAAAGATAATGCTATAGAAATATCTGGAGCAGATGCTGTTGGTGCCGCTAATAAAGTTTCGTCAGATTTAGCATCTTATAAAACTACTGTTACGAATACTTACATGCCTAAATCAGGTGGTACATTTACTGGTATCATCACATTATCTGGCGCTCCTACATCTAACTTACACGCTGTTACTAAAAAATATGTAGATGATAAAGTTACTAACTTAAGCATAGGAAATTATATGCCTAAGTCAGGTGGAACATTTACTGGAGCTGTTACATTAGCTGCGGCACCTACTACAGATTTACAAGCAGCAACTAAGAAATATGTAGACGATGCTGCTGCAGCTGCTGCTGCTAAAATTGTTGATTCAGCTCCTGATACATTAAATACTTTAAATCTATTAGCTGAAGCTTTAGGTGACGATCCTAAATTCGCTACTACAATAGCTACTCAAATAGGTGCTAAAGTAGATAAAGTAGACGGTAAAGGATTATCAACTAATGATTATACTACAAACGAAAAGAATAAATTAAAAGGTATAGCAAGTGGTGCAGAAGTCAATCAAAATGCATTTGCTACTATAGCTGTTAAAGTAGGCACAACTACTACTAACGTAGAAGCTGATGCTAAACAAGATGTATTAACATTATCACAAGGAGATAATATAACATTAACTCCTAACGCAACTAATGATACAATAACTATAGCTGCGAAAGATACTACATATCCTGAAGCAACTGCAAGCGCACACGGTTTAATGAGTGCTGGTGATAAAGATAAATTAGATAGTATAATAGCTGAAGCAGACGTTTCTGATGATGAAATAACTTCTATGATAACTAATATTCAAACTGCTATAAATGCTAAATAGAAAATAGAAAATAGAATAAATAGAATATAGGCACAAAAATTTTTATATTCTTGTGCCTATATTTTTAATAAAAATAATATATTAATTATTATAATGAAAGGAGATAACGATTGAATGCTTACTAAAACTCAAACAATGGATGCTATTCAAAAATCGTTAATAGCATATAAAACTAATGTATTAGATAATTTATATACTAATCAAAATGCATTTTCTAATGTGAAAGTTGACAATACTACTATTGCTGCTGATTCAGCTACTGATACATTAACATTAACCGCTGGAAATAATATAACTTTGACTCCTAATGCAACTAATGACAGTATTACTGTAATTGCTAAGGATACTACATATACAACTAGTTCTCCTATATCACTATCTGGAACTACTATTTCGCATGCTACATCTGGAGCATCAGCTGGTAGTTATGGAGATAGCGCTAATCAAACTCCTGCTTATGGAGCAACATTTAAAGTGCCATATTTAACAGTGAATAATACTGGACATGTAACAAGTATATCTGAGCATACAGTAAAAATACCAGCTTCAAACAATACAGATACTAAAATGAATGTAACTCTTAATACTAAGACTAAGGCTTATCTTGTAGGTGTTTCTACAGCTCCTACTGCAACAGCTAAAGCTTTCACTGGTATAGCAGATACAGGTGTTTATCTTGATACTGCTGCTGGTAGCTTAACAGCAACTACTTTCAATGGAGCTCTTAGTGGTAATGCTACAAGTGCAAGTAAAGTTAATAATCAATTGAATATTGTATTAAAGGCAGTACAAGGAGGAACAAGCACATTATATGATGGATCTTCTGCTCAAACAGTTATTATAAATCCATCGAATATCGGTGCAGCATCTGAAAATCATACGCATAGCCAATATGAAAATCCAAATTCATATGGTCTTATACACATAGGCGATAAAAGTATTAGTGCTACTGGTACAGATGATGTAATAGATTTTAAATCTGGAGATGGTATAAATATTAGTTTTGGAAGTTCTGATGCTACAACATCTTCAGTACTTATTGCTAATGCTGGTGTTAGAAGTATATCTTCAGGTAGTACTAATGGTACTATATCAGTTAATACTGGCGGTACAGTAGCAAATGTAGCAGTAAAAGGCTTAGGATCTGCAGCATATACAGCATCAACAGCTTATGCATCTTCAAGTCATACACATAATTATGCAGGTTCATCATCAGCTGGCGGTAAAGCAACAGAAGCGGCTAAGACAACTGGTACTTTAACAATTCAAACTAATGGTACAAGTGCTGGAACATTTAATGGTTCTGCAAATAAAACAATAAATATTACACCAGCTAATATAGGTGCTGCTACTAGTAATCATACTCATAGTGGATATGCTGCTTCTTCACATTCTCATGGATTACTTAACAATAATTTTGCTAAAGAAATAATTGGTTCTACTGGAGGATGGGAATTAATAAATAGTACTAATACTGGTTATTTATTAACATCATTAAGAGGTGGTAGTTCTGTTCCTGTATGGTTTGATTCAGCATATAGTTCAGGTATTATATTTGGTGGTTCTGATACGAAAGGTGTATTATCAGTGTCTTATAGCGAGCCATCAATAACATTTGCAGGTGGTGATTCATCTCCTACTTGGCATATGAAAATAACTGGTTCGAATAATACAACATATAATCTTAATAATTATGCAACAAATTCAGTAGTTTTTACTATACAGAATAATATAGAAACTTTACAAACAGATGTAAGTACCTTAAAAACTCAAATGGGAGATGTAGAAAGCATATTAAGAGAAATTAACGGAGAATAAGAAAGGGTGATAAAATGGCAATATCAGATCAATTAGATTTAACGTTACAAACAAAAGAAGGTCTTAAAGGAGTCATAGAAGATAATGGCCAGACTGCTCCTACCAAGTTCTCGCAATATCCTGCAGCACTTGATAATATAATAGATAATATGAGAGACCAATTAAAAATAGCAGATTTTATAATTATTAATGATGATACAACACTAGCATCATTAAATAGTTTCTTTGAATTTTTACCTTCTGTTCCAGCAGGTTCTACAACTACTACACAAGCTACAGCCGAAGTAGTAGCATCAAACCTAAATGTAAGATATACTGGTTCTTCTAGTGGTAGTTATGCTGGATTATTAGTTAAAGGAGATGTGGTTAATGTATATGGTACAGCATCTTCAGGATGGTATAAGATAAATCAATGGCGTAATAGTTCTACTGATGCATTAACAAATCATGGAAATAACTATGCTTATATATCTAACAACTCATCTTATGTAAAATATTATCCATCTTCTACAATATCTAATAAGAAACAAATAGATATAAGCAGTACAGATGGTGTTTCTGTACAACAAAAATGTAATTACGTATTAGCTGAAACTAAAGGCTGGGAAGTATTATTTGATGAAACTTATAAACCAGGAACAGGCTCTGCTGGAGCTTCAACTACAACAGAAAGAACTACTGATTATTCATTTAATAACTGTTATACAGAAAATTATTCATCAAGTAGTTATGGCAATAGAGTAAGTACAAATACTTCAGCAGTAAGACAAGGTTATTATTCTGGGTACTACTATTATAAAGGTAATTTCAGATTTACAAGTTCTAGACTTTCTGAAATTAAGAGTATCTTAAATAATTCAACTGTAAAATCTGTTCAAATATATGTACAAAGAGCAAATACTACACATGGTACATCAGGTTCAGCTACATTAAAACTATATGCATGCAACAGTTCAGGTTCATATTCTGATGTTCTAGTAGATGGCTCAAGTACATTAGCTAGAGGCGGAGGCAAATGGATAACATTAAGTAGTGATGTAGTCAATGGATTTAAAACTGGTAAGTATGATCACTTTAAAGCATATTATCCTTCTACTAGTTTGTCATATTATATAGTATTCACATTAAATGCTAAATTGAGAATAACTTATACAGCATAATTTTATAAGTGTCATATAAAAGGGTCGATCAACAATCGGCCTTTTTTATTGGTAATAATATTATAGTTAATGAAAGGGTGTGTTATTATGGCCGATATCAATCAAAAAGATTGGGATAAAATAAAAGACGTTATAGTATCACCTTATTATAATGACGGATATGGTCGTTATGATTTAAGCCTTGAAGAAGTGGCACGTGGTCTACAAGCCATGGGTTATGATCTAAATGGAGGCGGTGGTAGTACTACTAATCCAGATGAATCTCAAACAGATACATCTAATTATAAATTAGAATTATTAAGTACTAATGGAACGCAGATTACAGACGAAGGCTTTTACACTACATTATATGTTAAGTTATATAAAAACAACAAAGATGTTACAGATATAACGAGTGAATCTAATTTTAAATGGACTAGATTCTCTGGTAATTCTGAGACTGACAAATTAAAAGATGCTGCATGGAACTTACGTTACGCAGCAGGTGCAAAAGAAATATTAGTTACTAGAGAAGACGTAAATAGAAGAGCATTATTTCAATGTCAATATGTTCAATATGAAGATGAAGTAACATGGGTAAAAAATGCATACTCTACTTACGTTGATTCAATAACAAAAAATTAAAAGAGGTGATATAGATGGCAAACAATAATTATGCAGCTAAAGCTACTGCACAGATTACTATCGTTGATACTACAGATGCATCTTATCTGTCAGGAGGATTATCAATAGTTAGCGGTAGCAGAAATCAAATATACGTTCCTACAGCTACAGGAGATAGCGCATATTCTCCTAACTGGAAATTTAATAATCTTGTTATTAGACCATTTTTGACTGCTTCTAATATAAAGAAAGCCGAAGGAACAACATATTATAATCCTGATTTATTTTCGCCTGAAGAATATCCTTCATTTACTACTGGTACTTTTACGAATATTATAAGTGATATACATTGGTATCGTAGAGATAATGCAGGAGTAGAAACTGAAATAGTTTCTGGAACAGAAGGCTATAATTTTAACTGGGATTATAAAATAAACAATGAAACAGTTACTATAAACGATAAGAGACAATTAGTCATTAATGAAAATGTATTGTCTCCTAATACTAGTATGGATATTATATGCAAATTCTCTTATAACGATCCATACGCTAATATGTCAATTAGACAACAATTTAGTATTAATATATCTAATATAGCAGCAGGTACTGGTACTTCTAAAGTTCATATAGAAGCTGTTAACGGAAATACAATATATAATGATAGTCCTGAGTATATACAATTAGAAGCTAGTTTCTATTATAATGGAGAAGCTATAGAGTTAGCATCTGAAATAGCAAATGCAGAAAGTACTACATCTGTTTTATGGTACATAAGAGATATAAAGACAAATACATGTTGGAGATTACTTGATGCAACTCAACAAGATTATATTAACGAAAACTCTGAAACAGGAAATAAATTATACGAAGTTTGTGAGTATGAACAAGTAACAGGTTCAGATAGCACTATCACTACTGAATTATCTCCTGTTAAATATTCTAAAGGTGGAACAGTGCTTAAAGTGTATCCAGATTTAATAGCTGGCTCTGATGTTATTAAATGCGTAGTTACTTATAACAATATGCAATATAGTGAATTACAAGTTGTATATGACAATTCAGATCCTATAAGAATGTATATTCAATCAAGTACTGGAGACAAATTAAGTCGTGGTCAAGATAATGATAATACAATACTTAAGCCTGTAATTATATATAAAGGTCAATTATTAGACGATACTAATACAGAAGACTTACAATTACTTAATAGTTTATTTTCATATTTTTGGTATAAAGATGCTATTGATGGTTCTATCACATGGAATGTATGGAATGAATATAATGGAGGTATAGCTACATTAAAAAGTCAAGTAGTGACTAATTCAAATGAAGGATTAACGCTTATGGAAGGAACTAGAGAATTATACGTTACTGCAAATGATATAGATAAGCAAAATAAATTTACGCTAGACTTAGTTGATAAAGTACAAGCGGCCGCTTCAAATAGTAGAGCTTATTTAATGTCAAATCAATTAACTGAAGATCAAGTAATGACAGCTAGTTTAATAAACGAGAATGCAGGAATAAATGCTAACGATATGGATGCTACATTAGCAACTGCATATGAAATACAAGCTTATACTCAAGAAGAAAACAAATAATATAGCGAGGTGATAATATGATATCTTATAAAGCACTTACACGTGCCAGCATCACCTTACAACTTATCGATGATATAGGACTATATGATTCAGAGATATTCTCTAGTAATGGTTTATTATTACAACCTTATGATCGAAGCACAACTTTAACTGGAGTTATATATAAGAATAATAAAGATATCACTTCTGAGATAAAAGATATTAGATGGACTATGTGGTCTCCCGACGCATCTAATTATGCTACAGATGAAGAATGGAACAAAAACCATAAAGGCTCAAATGTAATAGAAGTAACTTCTGATGAAATTGATGGTAAATGCATTATTCAATTCGAAGCTTATAAAAAGAATAAGATGAATGAAGATGAACTTATTGCATGTAGTCATATAACATTAGTAGATATTAATGATTTAATAGCCGTAACTGAAAAACCTAATAATCCTTATGATGGACAATTATGGGTCGATACTTCAACAGATCCTGCTACTATATGGGTTTATAAAAATGGTAAATGGAATAGAGTCGGAACAGTAGACGCGATAGTTAAGAACTTAATTAGAAACTCTGCTTTCACTACATTTACGAATAAGTATTATGATGTAGTCGGTAGTACTGTTTTGTCTTATACTCCTTCTGTATTTCAACGAGGAAGTTATAACTGGTTAAAGTTACAATCAGATGTAGCTATTGATGCAGAACGTGGTGTGTCATATACAGTATTCGATGAAGATATTAAAACTAATTCTGATTATAGTTTTCAGATGTTAGCATACGCTACATCAGCAACATCTGCTGTAGATAATAGAATAAATGTAAGAATATGTTCTATCGATGAAAGCAATGCAGAGATTACTTTATACGAATATAAAGATTTAGAAATAACGACTGATGTATGTAAGTTCTTTACATCTTTTAAGACTCTACCAAATACAAAGACTATCAAGATATATGTAACTGGTCATAATGGTTCAGTGTATGATTTTAATATTTCACATTTAGCTTTATATAATACTGCTAATGATTATCCATGGCAGCCACATCCAGATGATGCTTCACTTATATTGGATCAAGAAACTGTATTTAACGCATTAACTAATAACGGTACAGTTAAAGGCTTATATTCTATTCGTGATCCTAAGACTGGACAATTACAAATATATTTTAATGCTAACTATATACAATCAGGTACAATAAAAGGCGATCGTATAGATGGTCGTAACTTAACTGTTACTCGTGATGATGGTGTTAAAACTATTGAAATAACAGATAAGGGAGAAGTTAATCTTGTCGTTAATTCATTCAAGCTTTCTTCTACAGGACAAACGATAGAAGATTTTATACTTGATTCTATTAATTTAAATGATAGCGGACAACTCAGATATCTATTAAAGCAAATACAAAAAGAAAGTTCTGAAGCTGATGCTATATATACTGAGTTATATAATACAGATGAATTAAAAGATGCTACATATAGCAAAGAGACTGCTACAGATTTAGATTTATCTATGTATACTAATGAAGCTAGTAGTGGGAAACAAAAAGCTCGTAGACGTTCTATCGTTACTCCAGGTTCAGATGCAGATAAAGAAAGATTACCTTCATTTGTACTAGGACAGTCTAAACTTGGATATGCAGTTCTTGGAGAAACAGGCTCTGGTAATTTAAAAACTATATTATATAATGTCAAACGTTCATATAATGGTGATACAGATAGATTGGTTACTAAAATAGAAGAGAGAATAGCAGAGATTGAAGAAGGTGATAAAGCTAGAACTCAGGCTATTGCTATTTGTTCTAACGATGAAATAATAGAAGAATCTACACTAGAAGATTTATATACAGTTTATATTGATAAATATTCATTATTAAAAAGAGTATTTGTAATATGTCAAGATGCTGTAGGCATAGTTAGATTAACAGTAGTAACTGATAAATGGTCTAAGCTTGAAGTCGAAACTAATCAAATATTATCTGAAGTCGGAGAAGTTAAAAAGTATTATGCTGGACCAGAGGGTAAAGAACCTACTTTATTAGAAGCGATAGGCTCAATAGCATCTGAAAAGATAACTCCTGAAGCTATAGTAAATATAGTACAGAACGGAGTAGTGGATGTTGATAAGGATCCACAAAAAGTATCTGAAATAATATCTCAAACTGTAATTAATCAAACTGCTAGTGATATAGATATGTCTGCAGAAAATCTAAAGCAAGGATTAAAATCTTCATTTGATTTAAGTATTAACGGTATTAAATTAGGCACTAAAGATGCTGATGGAAATACTACATTAATAGATATGAATGGTGATACTATACAAATAGCAGCGCCTCAAATAGATTTAAGTGGTTATGTAACATTTAGTAAATTCGGCGATGAATTTAATAGGAATTTCACTACTAGTTTTGATAAAAGTTTCAATGATAGTTTTGGCAAGAAATTTGATGATAGCTTTACAATTAACTTGAATAAAGCATTCAAAGGAGAACTACCAGACATAACTACTATAAACGGTGGATTAATTACTACTAATACTATTTTAGGTAATGCGTTAGTTACTAATACAATAACTACTGATAAATTAGCAGCTGATGTATTAACAGCTAATAATATTAAAACAGGTAATTTGCAAGGAACTAATAGTAAAAGTTATTTTGATCTTGATAATGGTACATTTAGATTGGCTAATGCTGATAAAACATTTCTTACTTTTGATGGAAATAAATTAAGCTTTGGGGATGTTGCAGCTAGTGACTTAGGTATATTAGTAGATGACGTTACGGGAGTTTTACCTTCTTGGATTAAAGACTGGAATGGTAGAACTGTTGAAATAGATAATGAAAATATAGTAGGGGTTCGTGCTTTCCTTGGACGTAAAGAAGGAACCGAATTAACTGGTATAGGATTAGGTGTTGATTTAGGAACTAATACTGGTGAAGAAGAATTTAAGGGCAATGTTGATTCTGGTATTGTAGGTATGAGATTCGGTAAAAAAACATTTGAACTTAAACTTGATGGTACCTTTAAATTCGGTAATGATTCAAGATACATATCTTTTGATGATGAAGGATTAAAAGTATCTGCTATTTATGGTGAAGAAATTAAAGCATATAATCTTGATGTATATAAACGTAGTAAAGATACTGAAGGCAATTATGTATATGATAATAAAAATAAAACCCTTAATATAGATGATGAAGGTAACATATCTATAAAGGCTAATAGTTTTAGTTTGACTCCAACAGTTGCAAATCAACAACAATTAATCAATGGTTTAACAAATAGTTCTACAAATAGTCAAACCAATGGTTTATGGATTAGTGATGGCAAGTTGAACATAAATGCTGATAATATAACTACTGGCAAAATGAGTGCTGGACGAGTAAATATAACTGATGGTTCATTTTTAGTAGGGACAGAAGACAAACCTGTATTTTGGATTAAAAGCAATAATGAAGTAATAATTAAACCTAGTCAATTCTTATTAACAGATAAAGATGGCAATACAGTTATAGAAGTAAATGAAAATAAGAAAGTAACTATGAATGCTAGTTATATAAACACTGGCTCTATAAATGGTAAGTTCATAGAAGCTGAAACTATCGATGTTTCACATCTTGTAGCTGGTACAGGTGCGACTAATATTAATAACATATTAAATAAAGGTAATATAGCATGGTCTAGTAAATTCGGTAGCGAAACTTCAGCAACTGTAATAACAAATTGTAAATTAGGAAATGATGTAGCCCAAAATATAACAGATAAATATACTGTTGGAGGAATTGTTAATGCTGATAATGTAAACGAAACAGCTTACATAGAAATAGACTTAGGAAACACATATAAAATATCTTCTTCAACTATTTATTTTGATACTAGTGCTGCTCCTGACAGTGGTGTTACATATTACTATAAAATTAAATATTCATATAATGGAACTGATTGGTATTATATCGTTGGTAATGAATATAGCCCATATCAATCTGGATGGGCTACAGCTAATCTGCCTAATCAAATAGCTCCATTGGTTAATAATTTTAATGCAGAATCTGGTGTTGAATATATAAATGCTCGTTATATTAGATTATGCTTCGGTAATCTTGGAACTAATCCTATCAGTATGAAAGTAATATCATGGCATTTATATAGTTCTGGTAGATCTACGATAATAGATAGTTCTGGTATTACTACAGGTGCAATTAAAGCAGAACAAATTGCTGCAAATAGTATCAATACAGAACATATAAATATACTAGATGATTCATTTACTTTTACAGATAATACTGGAGATACTGTATTTGCTATAACAGAAGTTAATAACAACACTACTGTAGAATTAAAACCTGATACATTTACATTAAAAGATGGTAATGGTAATGTCGGTATAAGTCTTAAAGATGGCAAATTAGATATAGATGCTACCAATATTACAACTGGTAAGTTAAAAGCTGATTATATACAAGGTGGTACTTTAGACACTTCAGTTATAAAAGCTGGTTCTATAACTGGTAAGCAAATAAATGCTAAAGATTTAAAAATAGAAAGAGAAAGTGCAAATGGTACAATCGCTACTTTCCAAGTAAGTAGTAACGGTACGATTTATGCAAATTACGAAGACTTTATTTTAGTCTCTGGAGATACAAATATGTATGTCGGAGATTATGTAGATGCTCTACGTGATGATATAGAAGAATACATTAGATTTAGTGGAGACACTATTACACTTGGTAAAGAAATTATGGAAGATGGTACAGCTAATAAGTTTAAAGCTAAATTAAGTTCTACATCACTTGATTTCATGGAAAATGATGTGGCCGTAGCATCTATATCAAACAACAGAATGTTTATTACTAATGCACAAGTTAAAAATGTTTTGACTATTGGTAATACTGCATCTGGAAATAATGTTGGAGGGTTCTTTGATTGGACTCTAAGACAAAATGGACATTTATCATTGAAATGGAGGGCTAATTAATGAGTACAACATGCAAATTAACGGTAACTGAAACTAGTGTTGACCAAGCTAATAATAAAAGTACTATATCAGTAAAACTTACTGCAACAACTGCTGGACAATCTCATAACAATTATACATCAGGAGTTTACTATCCTAGTGGTACTATAACTATAAATGGTACTTCGTATGGTATAGGTCATACATTACCTTATAATTCTACAGTTACTTTATATAATAAATCTCACACTATAGCGCATAACTCTGATGGGACAAAAAGTGTTACTGTAAAATATAGTTTCAATACTCATATTTACGAAGGTATTATAACAGGAAGTAAATCATTAAAATTAACAGATATTTCGATAGACAGGAAATCTTCACCAACAGTTAGCTCAACAGATGTAGCTATAGGCAGTACGATAACAATAAATATGAATCCATATATGAGCTCCTATACTCATTCAATAAGCTATATCTTTAATAATAGCGGTACGAGTATAACTAGCGGGCTTAGTGCAGCAAGCGGAATTAAAGATTCGTGTACATTTACACCTCCTGCAAGTTTACTAAATCATATGGATTCTAATGCTACATCAGCTAATGCATTATTTGCAGTAAATACTTATAAATCAGATGGAACATTTATCGGTTCCAGTACATTTACTGTAACGGTAACTACTTCTGCTAGTAGTTATCCTCCTACTATGAATTCGGTATCTGCATCGGTCTATTCAAATGGTACGGCATTTACCGATATTTATGTAAAGAACTATAATGGAGTAACCCTATCTTTTAGCGCCACTGGTCAACGTGGCGCAACTATTGAATCATATAGAATAACAGGACCTGGAATTCTTTCTGTTACTACTACTAGTACAACTCATACTATAAACAAATTAGCAGCATCAGGTAACTTAACATTTAAAGTTATTGCTACAGATTCCAGAGGAGCGACTTGTTCTGGATCAGTTACAATAAAAGCTAATAATTATGCTCCTCCTTCAATAACTAATGTAAGTAGTGTCCGTTGTGATGCGAGCGGTAATCCTTCTGATGAAGGTACTTATATTAAAGCTAATGTTACAGCTTCTTATAGTAATATAGGAAATAACGTTAGTGGCTCTATAATAATTAAAATGCAATACGCAGCTGAGGGTGGAGGTTATAATTCTGGGAATAATCTTAACATAACTAAAAGTGCAGGTACAGCTACTGGTACTAGAATAGTTGGCGGAAGCCTAGGCGACGGAGCATATAAAATATTATATACAATAACAGATGCTTACAATAAAACTAATACTTATACAGATGTTTTAAGTACATCATTTTATGTTTTAGATATTAACTCTGGCGGAACAAGCGTAGGTATCGGTGCTGCTGCAAGTGATGCAGATCATGTACTAACTATAGGTATGGATCAAATAACATTTCCTAACACTACTTCTTTAAGCTTAAATATTAACGGTTTTGATTTTGCTTCTGATACATTTCAAATAACAAGTAAAGATACTACATTAAACAACACTTCTTTAACGTTAAAGAACAAAAATACAACTTTAAATAGCACTGTAAGCATGACATTAGATGCAACTACTTTGAATTTGGATTCTACTGCTATGAATATAAATTCAACTAGTATAACTTCAAGTGCTGAATTTTTAGAATATACAAAATCTTTGAATGTAACTTTAAATGGTATGACTATAAATAATAGTGACGTTAATGGCATACAGCTTAATTCTGATTATGTACGTATAAAGGAAGGTGCAACATTAGCTGCGGTTGGTTGGGCAAGTAGCGGAGCCACTTCGACTAATAGCTTTAATGTAGGACGTATATATTGCGAAAGCGGAATTGATATGCCAAACAATATAGCTTATAGATGTACTAATACCACAGATGCAATAGTACCTTGTTTGTTTGTAAATAATTCTAATTATTGTTTCTTAAGTCATAATGATCTAGCTGGTACAGTTCTGCGTGGAAAGACAGTTAAATTATCGAGTGCTTCAGGTACTACTGTAACATCTGATGAAAGAGTTAAGAAAGATTTTAAAACATTAGAAGGATACGAAGATTTCTTTATGAGTTTAAAACCTATAGCATATAAATATCTAACAGGAACTAGTGATAGATATCATGTAGGATTTAAAGCACAAGATGTTAAAAGTTCATTAGAAAACAATAAGCTTACTACTCAAGACTTTGGAGGCTATGTTGAAACAGATCCTGATACAGATTTTTATATGAAAACTTTAGGATATGATCCATTTGATGGAGGAAAAATGTGTGCATTATCTTATGAAGAATTCGTAGGTTTAGCTGTACATATGATTCAAAAACAACACGACCAAATCAAAGAATTAAAAGATCGTGTTGCAGTATTAGAAAGAGGTGATAACTAATGGCTGAGTATACTCTATCGGATTTTAAAAATCTTAATTTTGTCGACGGTAATATATTAAATGCTTATGAAATGAATATATTAAAACAATTCGTTTCTACTGCATACCAAGCAACTCTTACTCAATTAGCTGTCAATAACATTCATGTTGGACCAGAACCACCTACTCAAGAACAGTACGGTGAAAACTATAAAAACATGTTATGGATTGACACTAATGATAATGCTGACGCTGGTATTGATGATTCTACAATGGGAATTATATCTGATTTAACAGATACAGTACAAAACTTAAGTAAGCAACTAGAAGAATTGCAAAGACAACTTGCATTAATAATTGCAGGTGGTGGAGGCACAGGACCTATTAGCAAGCTTAATGATTGTCTTGAATTGGAAGACGGAAGTCTATTTGCACTTGAAGATGGAAGCTTCTTGAAACTTGAATTTGCCTCTAAACCTGATGACGATGAAGATTTATCATGGACTGGAACTGCATTTATGTTAGAAGATGGCAGTGTTTTAACGACAGAAGACAATTATATTCTGTTAATCGAATAGCTTAATAAAATATAAGTAATATTTTTAAGAATGGAGGCGATATAATGGCAACTGAAACTAAAAAATTAAGTGCGTTAACAGAAGTAATTACTGTTAATGATAATGACTATTTGCTTATCGTACAAAACGGTGATAGCAAAAAAGTACAAGCTGGTAAGCTAAAAGGTGCCAAAAATTTAAGCGAAAAATATGTTGATTTAGTATCAACTGATAATACTGATAAGAAATTTAGAATGATATTAAGAGACGATGGTGAACCTATTGTCTATCCAATGGAAGTATTTACTGCTGAAGGTTGGAAACAGGGTGATAATCTAAATGTGCCTTTTAAAACTGCAGCTGGCTCAGGTATGGCAAAAGTAGCAACTGCTGATATAGAAACTTTATTTATAAATCAAATGTATGGTGGAGGTACAGGTACTGCAGGTACTGTAGAAACTTCTGTTAGCCATAGCTTTGTTGAATTATACAATAATAGTGAAGTAGATATAAATCTTAAAGGATTATATTTAAATTATAAAGCTAAATCAGGTACATGGCAATCATTACCTTTAAGAGGTATAATACCAGCTCACTGTTCTTTCTTAGTAAGAGGTGGAGCTCATTACAATATAAATAGTGATTTAGTAAGACTTAAAATAAAAGACTATGATCAAAGCTGGAATATACAATTCTCCGATGAAGGTTTTTCTATGTATTTATCAATAGGAGAATGTACTGAAGAAACTCCTATTAAATTCACTAGAAGTAGTACAGATAATAAAATTATATCAGCTAATCAACAATGGGTTGATGTGATAGGGGCTGGTGGTTTAACTAGCGAACAAACAGTTCCTCTATACGATGGTGCTAAATTTATTATGGGCATGAGTAGAAATACCGCTGTTCGTAGATTGACATTTTTCAATAATGATAATAGTTTAGCTGATTGTGAAATAATTGATTACAAAACTTGTAATGTTGATGCATATAGACCTAGATGCACAAAAGATGGAGTTTGGAAAGAAAACGTAACCGAAACACAAATAAAAAGTGATATACCTAATATAGTAAATATGAGTTTTGGTAAAGATGAATTTACTAGAACATTTACTTGGCAATCAACAGATTTCGATAAAGGCTTTTTAAAATACAGAAAAGAAGGAGACAAAGAATGGACTAAAGTAGAAGCTGAATCTGATGTTATTAGTCAATATGATAAACAAGTACAAGTTCATCATGTTATAATAAGAAACTTAACTCCTGGTACTTATTATTACAAAGTAGGTACTACAGGATACTACAGTGATGAAGAAGCGTTCGATGTTAAAGATTATTCTACAAATGGTTTCAAATTTTTATGGACTACAGACCAACAAGGATGGAATGGATTTGAATATGATATGTGGGATGAAGCATTTAAAGGCATTAAACATTATGAATATACTAATGGTGTTCCTAACTTTGATTTCCATATGAATACAGGAGACATGTCACAAAATGGTAACAGATATTTTGAATGGAAATATTATTTCGATTATGCCGATGATACTGTTAAAAATATGCCTCATGTATGTACTATAGGAAATAATGACCTTGTTGAAAAGAAATATGGTTATGTATTTGATTACTATAATACATTAGATGATGCTCCAAGATTAGCAGATATGAGTCCATACGATAAATTTGCTACAACTGGATACGGTTCTCCAGCTGAAGAAAGAAATGAAAAAATGGTATCGACTTGTAGTTATACTCTTGGTGGATTCTGTCACTTCATAAATCTTAATTCTAATACTGAATATATGTACGAAGGATTAAATACAGATCAATTTTTAACTAAAGAATGTGCATTTCTAGAAAAAGATTTACAAGAAGTAGCAGCTAAGCGTGCTAGTGGAGAAATAAAATGGGTTATAATCTATATGCATCTTTCTCCTATGACAATAGTTAGAACAAAGAGATTACAAAGATTTATACCTATAATTGAAAAATATAAAGTAGACCTTGTATTATGTGGACATAATCATACTTATTCTAGAAGCATACCTGTATATAGCGGATATATGGGAGATATAGCATACGATGGAAAAGGTAAATATACTACATCTCCTTATAATGATTATGTAACTAAAGTCTCAACAGGTTCAAGTGAATTATTATTAGTAGACGAAACTAGAAGTGATGGTTCTGATATTAATAGAAAACCTGATAAAGTTAATGGTACACATTATATTATGCTTCAAGCTGCTGGATATAAACTTAGTGGTAAAGAAAAAGCAATAATATTCTCTGAAAGCCAAATAGATGCTAAGCATATGGCACGTAACTGGGAAGAAGATCCTAATGGTGCTACTACAGTACTTAGACCATGGTGGTATAGTTATGCAGGCAAATTACCTGTTCAACCTACATATGCAATGCTTAGTGTTACTCCAGAACAAATAGAATATACTGGCTATTATTTTACAGACTTATCTGTTAAAGATCCAGACACAGGACTTGTTATACAACCTAAATTTGATTCTACTAAGAACGGTAGAGCTCAATTCGATCATCTTGTTATCACATATGCAGAAAGACATCCTAGCGAAACTAAATCTGATAAAGCTACAGAATAGGAGTGATGTAAATGTCTATTAAATACCATAACGACAAGACTGGCAAATGGGAAATCATCGCTTCTAACAAAGCTTCTGATATAGCGATTAATGATAATGGAAGTAATTTTAATTCTAACAATGTAGAAGGAGCTTTAAAAGAAGTTGGTGGATTAGTAAAAGCCAATGATATAAAATTAAGTGAAATAGACGGAAGAGTACAATACATAGAAGAACATGGAACTTCAGGGGGCGGCGGTAGCGGAGGCGGCGCCCTTCCTACTATAACTTCAGAATATAGTGCTACTATAATAGATGCTAGTGAAGAACAAATAATAAAAATATTCTTTTCTTCTCCTAATCTAGGAAGTGGTACTTGTTATGTAGTATGTAACGATGTAGAATTATTAACTGTTCCAGTTGATCAAGGATATAATAATGTAACTATACCAGCTCTTGGTAGCGGTACATTTAAATTATCTTTATATGTAAAAGACAGAGCTGGATTATTATCTAATACTTTAAACTGGAATTTAACAGCAGGTGGATTGATTGCTACTTTAACTATGAATACTAATCTAGACTATTCAATTACCGATAGAATCCTTATGACTTATAATGTTGAATATTCATTAGATGATGAAATAACAATGTACTTAACTGTTGATTATGATGATTATACAGTTACTTGTTCTAAAGGATATAATAGTTATAATTTAACAGGCTTGGGAGTTGGGATACATAAAGTATCATTCTATCTTAAGGCTGGACCATATTCTACAAAAGTTCAAGCATTTAATGTTGTAGTAGTTAATACAGAAGACTTATATGTATCTTCTACTACTGATTCAAAACTAAGCATAGAAGAAGGAGATCCTTTATCTATTAATTATCGTATATCTAAAAAGAGTACTGAATATTTTGATGTACAAATTACTATAGACAATAAATTAGTATCACGAAGACAGAGTATAGTTGGTAACTATTACTATAACAATAATACATTGCCAGTAGGGACTCATGTAATTAAGATATCTGTTACTTCAGAAAGCGGTGAATCTTCAGAACTTGTATTCAATGTTGAAATAATTGCAGGCTCTTATATTAGAAAGCAAATAGTTACTGGTGGGCTAATTGCTAATTGGGATGCTACAGGTTTATCTAATCAAGATGCTAACAAGACTAAATGGATAGATAAAGTAAGCGGCATAGAAGGTGAATTATATAATTTCAATTATTCATCTAATGGATGGATAACTGATAACGATACTAATGAAACATATTTGGCATGTAATGGTAATACATACGTTAAAATACCGTATGCTCCTTTTGCAAATAATGTTACAACAGGATTTACTATAGATATATTATTTAGAACTAGGGACGTCGGAGATATAGATGCTCGTGTTCTTGATATAACAGATATTCTTGCTCCTTACAAAGGAGTTTATATAGATACACAAAATGCTCACTTAATATCTGCCATTCATGATATTAATGCAGCTGTTGGTGATGACGAATGGACACGTGTAACATATGTAATAGATAGACTTAATAAGTTTGGTAAGATATATATCAATGCAATATTAAGTTCAGCATTTTATTTAACAGATGATTCTAGTGGTAGTTCTATTAGATATGAAGATTTTATGCATAATGAGTATATCTATTTAAATAGTTTTAAAGGTATAGGACACTATGGTTCTTGTGAGATAAGATGTTTAAGACTATACGAAAGAGAACTTAATGATGAAGAAGTATTACAAAATCATATAGCTGATATAGTAAATACAGCTGAACAAAAAGCAAAATATGATTTCAACTATAATAACAATGGTATTCCTAAGATGTATCTCTGGGGAGATACTACTGAAATGTCATTAACACAAAAGAAAACTATGCGTATAAAATACGTATCTCCTAACAATGAAGAGTATGGCGAAAGCTTTGATTATCCTTATTGTAAAGTATACTGGCAAGGTACATCTTCACTTACTTACATAAGAAAGAATTATAATATAGAATTGTTTGATGAAGACCAGAGAGCAATAAAATATACTCCTTTTAAAACTGGTAAGGCAGAAAATGTTCTATGTTTAAAAGTTAACTATATGGAACATTCAAATGTAAATAATGTAGGACTTGCTGAGTTTGCTAATAACGGATTATATTCTAAAAAGAATCCTGCGCAAGAATTGGATCCAGATGTGAGACAAACTATAACAGGCTTCCCTATATTAGTATTTATCAATGATGACTGTATGGGACTATATGATTTCAACTTAGATAGATATAGCACTAATTCATTTGGATATAATCTAATCGATGAAACATTAGCATATGAAGTTTCAGCTAACACAGATGCTACAGCTGGTGCATTTAATAAATGGACTTCTGCTAGTGGACAAGGTAAAATAGATTATTACGCTGCAGACTTTGAAGTAATTTATCCACCTTCTAAGATGAATGGCAACGATGATTATGCAGATTTAATAACTTTAATAGAATTTGTTAGTGATGCAGATGATGAATTATTCAAAGCTAAATTCGATGAATATTTTGACAGAGAATCTGTATTTAGATATCTATTATTCGTACTAGTATTTGGTATGGTCGATTCACTTGGTAAGAATATGAAGCTTGTTACTTTCGATAGAAAGAAATGGTACATACAATTATACGACTTAGATACAGCCATGGGTCTTGACAATACTGGTGCTTTAACATTTGATGTCGATATAGAAATAGAAAAAGGTACATTCAATACTTCTACATCTCAATTATGGACTAAAATACTAAGAGTATTTGAAGCAGAATTAAAACAAGAATATGCTAATATGAGAAATGAACAATTCACTCTTAAAAATATAATGCATTATATATATGATGAACAAATGTCTAAGATACCTGAAGTTTATTATAACGAATCTGCACAAGTTAGATATTTAGACTTTGGCGGTAAATTCTTATATGCATTACATGGTAGTAGAGAAAATCAAATTAAAAGATGGATTAGAGAAAGATTATTATATGTAGATACATTATTAGGTTACGATGCTTCTACAGCCGATTATATCACTGTCAGAGGAGATATGGATGGTTTTGTACATCTTGATATACAAACTTATTCTCCTATGTACTTAACAGTTAAATGGAGAGACCAAGCTAATAATTCAGGTAGCCAAATACTTAAAATTAAACGTGGAGAGACTATAAGATTTGAAAAAGAACTTCATGCAACTGACCAAGAAATTCTTATATATGGTGGTCAACACTTAAAGAGTATTGGTGATGTATCTAATACAAGCCCTAAACATTTATTATTATCAGCAGCACCTAATCTTATAGATTTACGATGCACTGCAGATACTTTATTCAACGTTTCTCTTAATACTTGTAAAATGATGCAGACAGTAGACTTACATGGTTGTAGTAGACTTGGCGTAGATGCAAGTAATGCTGTTCTTGATTTATCTGGTTGTGAAAATTTAAGAACAGTAGATATACGTGGTACTAAAATTACATCAGTGACTACTTCAATTAAAGGTGGTAACTTAGAATCTATTTATTATCCTTATTCTATACAAGCTATAGAGTTGTATAATCAAACTAATCTATTAACTCTTTCATTGCCTACAAGTGTAGTGTTTAATGAAAGACCTGATCATGAATTAAATAAGTTACCTTCTAAATTATCTACGTTTATAATTAACAATTGCCCTAACTTAAAGACAATACGTTATGAAGAAAGTGAATATGATTATTATAAAGACAGTATGTTCTTACCTTTATTTTATGCTAATAATGTAGAAATAACAAATTCATTTAATGATATTAGTACATTCGATTTCTCATATTGTATGAATCTAAAGAGTTTGAAACTAAGCAATCTTGACGGGTTAAAAACATTAAAATTTAATAATTTAGTTTACAATGGTAATTCATATAGTAAATTAGCTGATATAGATTTTTCTAAATTAGATAATTTGGAAACTATAGAAATGAAAATAACAGATGAATCTATAAAAGAATATACAGCTAAGCCTGCATTTGCTCAAAACACAACTTTAGATTTAAGTAAATGCATTAATTTAAAAAATATATTATGTAATTATGCTATACATGGTTTATCAGAATTAAAACTTCCTACTAGCATAGATAAGCTAGTATTTGATAATACTTTTGATAAAACATATTCAGATATCAATAAGATTTACATATCTAGTACAGTAGGAACTACGAATACTATTGATTTATCTGGTTCTAAATTACATGAGTTTAATATAAAAACTATAAATAAAATAAAAGCAATAACTAATCTTTATCTATATACTTATCATAAAGAAGATGTAGATGTAAATAAATACAGAGACAATATAGAGATACCATATGCAACAGTACAGGGTGTATACGACTTTACGAATTATGCAGATTCTGATTTTTCTAATTTATTTAAAGATAAAGATTTGACTAATATAAAATTAGTAAGTTCAGAATATTTGCCATTAGTAGTTAATCTTGAAAGTTGTTTTGAAAGATCTACTGTAAGTTCAGATACAGGGCTTGATGCTTTCTTTGCTAAACTTACTGGTGTTACAAATATTAAGAATCTATTTAAGAATTCTGTAGGATTAACTAATGGTGTATCAATGGATACTAGTAAAGTAATTAATGCATATGGAGCATATTATGGATGTAGTGATTTAGTTTCTATTCCAGAATATAATCTAGAGAGTGTTATCGACATATCATACATGTTCTATAAATGTTCATCTTTGGCCGATATATTTACATTCAATGTTCCTAAATGTATATCTGCTAATTATGCATTCTATGATTGTAAGAGTTTAGTCGAATTAATGTTTAGTTCAGATAATAAAATATCTTCTGCTACACATATGTGTGATAATTGTTCTAGTCTTGAAAGAGTTACATTGTTTAATACAGCTACATTAGCTTATATGTCTTATATGTTCTATCAATGTAAAATGCTTAGTGCTTATCCTGATATAGATACTACTGCATTAAAAGATGTTAACTATGCATTCTATAACTGTATTGCTATGCAAGGTACACCTGATGGCGCAGGATTATGGAATAACAGTAATATTAAAAACTATTCATTATGTTTTGCAGGATGTATAAACTTAACTAATTTCTATACAGAAATACCTGTTGAATGGGGTGGAGGTATGGAAGAAATAGGAGTTAACGACCTTGAATTCTCTATTATACCTACTACAAATCAAACAGATATTATAGGAGATTATTTACCAACATTCTACTCTACATATAATCATAATATGGTTAATCAATGTTCTAGTGCATGGACAGAACATGTTGCTAAAACATCTATTAAATTGAAAGAGCCTATAGCAGTAACTGCTGGTGAAACATATAATTTAACTCAAACAACTTACGGAACTATAAGAGTAGTTGCTTGTGACGCTAGCGGAAACATAAGAACAGATATTATTAGAAACTCATATTTCCAAAACAAAGAATTTACAGTACCAGCTGGAGTAGATTATATAAATGTAATTTACAGCTCATATGGTGATAAATATATAGCAAGAACTGCTAACTTAAGCATACTTAAAAAGAATGCACAAAATGTAGAAAGCGGATATACGAATATAATAATAACTAAGACAGACGGCACAATAACAGAAAGTCTAAATACTACAATCAATGAAGTATCTAAAGTATATATTAAGTTTAATCCAGATACTACTTATATAAGCTTTAGAAACCACGACTTCTTACAATCTGTATCTTCTATAGATTTAAGTAATTGTCCAGTATGTGATTATATGTTCTTAAACTGTCCTAACTTAGTTAGCGTAGGTAGCTTAACTACTGAAGGCGTGTTAAGTATGGATAGTATGTTCTATGGTTGTACAAAACTATCTGAAATATCTTCAATAGATTTATCAACTTGTACTAACATATCTAGAATGTTCTACGGCTGTACTAAATTAACAGATTTATCTTCTATAGACTTAAGTAAAATATTATACATAGAAGAAGCATTTACTAATTGTGTTTCTTTGGCTGAAATAAATATTAAAAATCTAGTTAATGTTCTTAGCCTTTATAAAACATTCTATGGATGTACAGCTTTAACAAGCATACCACAATTAAATATATCTAATTGTGATTCATTAGAATATGCATTTTATAATTGTAAGAACCTTACAAGAATAGCAGGTATAAATACTGATACGTTAAAATATATGAGTTATGCTTTTTATAACTGTAATTCTTTGCAAAATATTCCTACATTTGATACTTCTAAAGTAACGAATATGGATTATAGTTTCTACGGTTGTGAAACTATAGCTTCAATACCAGCATTTAGTACATCTAATGTTTTAACAATGAACTATACATTTGCTAAATGTACTTCATTAATAGAAATACCTATATTTGATTATATTGGATTGGTAACAGTACAAAATACATTTGAAAATTGTCAATCATTAACTTCAATAACAATGGCTAATACTAATAACTTAACATCTATACCTAATATGTTCTATAATTGTTTAGCATTAATTTCTATAGATGGTTTAGATACAACAAATGTAACAGATATGTCTTATGCATTTTATAACTGCGCATCTTTAACAGGAATGGAATTAAACGTAAAATCTGTAACTTCTATGGCTTATACATTCTATGGATGTACTAAGTTAAAATCTGTATTATTTACTGATAATTCTACTACTACAGCATGTACAACATTCCTTCATGCTTTTGATGGTTGTCAATCACTTGAAAGTATAGGTTCATTAGATACATCAGCTTGTGAAGATATAACATATATATTTAATAACTGTTTAGTATTAAATACAATAGGTTTGGTTTCTTGGGATATTTCTAAGATAACAAGCTTAAATCATTCATTCACTAACTGTAAAGCATTATCTAAACAAAAAGAAACTGAAGGAGCAGACCCAACTGATTTAAACGCATTGCTATCTTGGGACGTAAGTAAGATAATATCATTTAATAGTACATTTAAAGGTTGGGATTGTATTAACTTAGATCTTAGTAATTGGACTACTAGTGCAGCTACTAAGATGGATTATATGTTCGAGGACTGTAAGAATCTTCAAACTATAATTGGAATAGATTCATTTGTGATGAATACTGTAACATCTATAACTTGTATGTTTAGAGGATGTAGTAGTATAACTTCTCTAAATCTTAACACTTGGAACACAGTATTATTAGAAGATGCTTCAAATGCATTTGAAAGTTGTTCATCTCTTGAAACACTTGAAATAGGAAATTGGAACGCTTCTAATATACAAAGCTTATATTCTTTCTTATCTGATTGTACAGCTTTAAAACAATTAGATATAAGTAGTTGGGAGTTAACATCTATAACTAATCTGGAAAGAATGTGTTATGCTTGTGAATCTATGACTGATTTTAACATAAATACTATTTATATAAAAGACAATGTAATAAGCTCTATGTCATATATGTTGTATCAATGTACTAGTTTAAATAATATACCAACAGACTTTTATATAAAAGGAGCTGCTAATTACGTATTTGCTTTATGTTCTGCTTTAACACATATAAAAAATGTATATGTATTAAATTCAACATCATCATATCAATTGTTCAGAGGATGCTCTGCATTAGACACAGTTGATAAAATAGTATTTACTAATTGTAATAATATATCTAATTTATTTATGGGATGTTCGTCTTTAACTACCATTAATACGTTTACTGTAACTAATACTGCAGGTAATACAAATATGCAGAATGTTTTTAATGATTGTGCTAAATTGACTACTTTAAATAATAGCAGTATAGATTCTAGTGTTTACACTTTATACTATTGTTTCAATGGATGTATTGCATTAGTAGATTTAGATCTTACTAATTGGAATATAACAAATTGTGAAAACTTAGCATATACATTTAATAACTGTCAAGCACTTAAAACAATAACAGTTGGAGCTAATTGGAATACGTCTAAAGTTAAAAACTTTAACTCAGCATTTTCTGGATGCTTAGAACTTTTAGTTGTACCAGCTCTTGATTTAAGCTCAGCTACTGATATGACAGGAATGTGTAATGGATGCAAGAAGATGACGAAAATAGATGGTATGGAAACTACAACATACAATTCTAGTAAAGTAATAAATATACAATACGCATTTTATGATTGTCAAAATTTATTATACTTACCAGTATTAACTACAACTTCTGTATCTAATGCAAGTTATACATTCTTTAATTGTATTAGCATGACAGGTGAGCCACTAAGTGGATCATACTGGAATAGCTCTATTCCATCTTATTCATATTGTTTCTATAACTGTAAAGCATTAGACAATTATGCTGCTATACCTGATAGATGGAAAGGAATAGGTATGACAACTTATGGATTAAGAATGGCTCGTGCAGCTGTTCCTCGAAATACTGACGAAGTAGTTGTATTACAAGCAGAAATATTAGAAAAGCAAAACGAATTAAACATGCTTATTAATCAAATGAATTCACTATTAAGTGAATAGAAAGGAGTGATATCATGGCAGCTATAACAATGACAGAAACTTCTGATAATCCTTACTTAGGTAAGAGTCATGTGTTTAGCAAATCATATAATAGTGATAAGTCAAAAGAGACTTTTACATGGAAATGTTGGCCTCAAGAAGTTCCTTATAGTTATACTTATTATGGTAAAAGTTACTCTGGATATTACACAGGCGGAACTAGTTCTAAACCTGGCGGTATATTAAGAGGAAGCAATCTTACCAGATATACTCGTAGAGGTATATTCGAAGGAATAAGAATACATCAAATAAGATGGAGAAAAAATGGTGGTACTTGGAAAACTAAAGGCTACAGTGAAATTTCAAATGAAAGCGATGCAACAGTTTCAGTATCAACTGCTACAAATGGAGATAAATTTGAGATACAAGTTACTTACGAACTATGTACAATGGGATTCCCTCACAGGAATTTCCCATTCTTCTGGTTCTGTGCTAAAGGTAGTACATATTACGTAGGAGGTAATGGTAAATCAATTAAATATACTAAACCTAATAGTGACCCTGGACGTTCATATTCTAAAGTTTCGAATACAGCATGGGAAAAAGTAAGACTTGATTGGGGAGATCCTCGTGATCCCTCAGTCAAATCTACTGACAAAACTTTAGCTGGATGGAGCTATAAAAATGGTAAAGCTAAAACTCGTATATACAATGAGTTAGGTGATGGTGCAGATAAGACTGCATACAGTCCAACTTACACTTACGAATATCAAACTCATTATCCTCAATTACATGGTTTAGGATGGAAATCTGAAGCAGGTAACGATTATCAATATGCCAGAAAGTCTGCTTACTGGACTTATCGTAGAACATTCACTTATACTGTCACTAGTAGCGATATAAAAGAAGCTCCAGACCCTGTTGAGGCACCTAATAAACCTGAAATAACTGTAGTGCCTAATCACTGCAGTACGGATTTAAGAGGTGAAGAAGGTACAGTTAAAGTTAAGTATACTCATCCTTCTAATCATGACGGAGAAATACTTTTATATGCTTTTCAATTCAATGATAAAACTGGTGAATTTGTACAAAAAAGAGTAGGCGGTGGCTATATTGAAATAGACGCTAATGAAACATACCAATACACTGTCAATTTTAAAGATTTAGGCTTTACTAGAAGTAAAGAAATACGTTATATGGCAGTAGCTAGAATACATGATAATTATTATAATGTTGTAAGACAAAAAGCTACGCATTCGTTAATGGATAATAATGATAGTTATACGCAAAAATTAACTAAGTGGAATGTATATGCTAAAGGTCATTATTTCAATGAAGAACCTGTGGTAGAAGAAATCCATTTGAAAGAAAGTTTAGATTATACTAAGAAAGCTACTTTATATTGGGATAGACCTATAGATCCTGATGGAGATAAAGTTCATTATAGTTTATGTATAGCTAGGCCTGGTTCTGAATGGGAAAATGATTCACTTGATACATTCTACGGAGGAAATTACGGCGGAGTAAATGGAGATGTATTATACAGTTATAGAATAGATAATATAACTACTACAACTTATGATTTAGATACTACATCTTTCCCTTATTTAGAAGACTTAAAAGTTTGGTTAGTTTCTTATGATGATTATATTAATAGTTACTACTATGCTTCTAGACCTATTGAATTTAAAAAGGTCCAATCACCATATGTTAAAATAGAATGCGAAGAAATTCGTTCAGGAGAAATAAACCCTACTAATAACGATGATATGATAGATGGTACTAGAGGTAAAGTCAAATTAACATATTACCATGAAAAATGTGTTGGTGGTACTGTAGATTTAGAAATATATCAACCAACAGATTATGAAGGTACTAATGGATACAAAAAAGCTGTAATAAAAAACGTAGCATCATTTACTGGTAGCAATGGACTTAATGGAGAAACAAAAGAATATATAGTTGACTTTAAACAATATTCTGCTTTAGATAGAAGTAAAGATGTTAATTACTTCGTAAAAGCTACTGACGCAAACGGAACTAAGTCATGGTTAACTGGTGATGATAAATGGGAAAATACAGTACGTGGTCATTATTATAATGATGAACCAGCTCCTGTATATCCAGCTTTAGATATAGACCATTCAGAATCTAGAAAAGACTTTGCTCATTTAATTTGGGATCAACCTATTGACCCTGATTATGATTCTAAATTATGGTATGCTATATATCTTGCTACAGGAGATTCTAGTAAAGATACTAATTCAAAAGAGTTTGGTAAGCAAAAGACTAAAATGTCATATTATAAAGTTTACTATACAACTGCTACTGAATACTATATTGACATAACAGACTTTACATCTTCAACAGGAAATTTATCTGTATGGATAGAATCTCATGACCAAAAATGGAATGACTATTATCATTATGGTACTCCTAAACAATTCCAAAATACAGCTACAGCACCTAATAAACCATATATAGTTTGCTACAATATGTACGACGAACTTGATGGATTAAAATGTTCTGAACAAGGTGAAGTGTATATTTATTATAGTCATGACCAAGGTTGGAGCGGATATGTTAAATTATATGCTATGGGCAAATATAAAGACGGTTCTTTCAGAGTTGCTAATGTATTTGAAAAACAACTTGGCAAAGAAGAAGTTCTTATACAAGATGGATCACCATACGATTTCGTAGTTGATTTTAGAAAGGTATTTGGTAACGAATGGACTAACAGAGATTGTGAAGTTCATTATTATGCAACAGCACGTACTGCTAATAGAGATTTAGTAGACGCAGCTTCTTCTGAAGGTGATATAGATTGGGTACCAACAGTTGCAAATAGTTCCGCTAAATTTAATAGTTGGGACGGAGCTCATTACTACAATGACGAACCTTCTGATATGTCAAGTGGCTCACCAGCTAAATTAACATTAGGATTAGATGATGCTAATTCTGATATATTCACTAAGGTACGTTTGAAATGGTCAACTGCTACAGATGCTGCAGGAGATATAGTAAGATATGAAGTTTACCTTAAACCAGAACATAAAATATATACAGTAAGCGATGAAATAAGATACTTTAATAATCCTGATCCAGATGCTGATGAAGCTATACGTTGTGATCTAATCGGAATAACTACTAATACTTTCTTAGATTTTGATATGACAGGATATGAAGTTGAAGGTGAAACTTATACAGCTTTCATAAGAGCTGTCGATGGATGGCACAACAGTTATTACTATGACAGTAATAAACTTGTATTTACTAAGAAAGAATACAGCAGACCTAAAACTAAAATAAATATAGAAAATGCTCACGGTGAATTTGGTAAAGCTCAACTTATTTATACTCATCCAGATTCTAAGTTAACTGGTGAAGATGCAACTGACAGAGGCTCATGCGATGGTAAGGTTTGGGTATATGCTTACATTGATGGTTACGAATCTAGACCAATTAATATATCTAGTTTATTTGGAGATGTCGTAACTAAAGAAGATAAAGACGACGATGTTGATTACATAATCATGACTCCAGATCAAACTATAGATAAGACAATAGATTTCCGTGAAATAGTAAGACTTGGTAAAGAACAAAACATAGCTATATCACAATATAGAAGTAATTATATAACATACTATGCAATAGCTAAAGATGTTAATCCTGGTATTTATTCTATAGATACAGCTCCTGATGATATAGGTTCTTATGAACGTGAAGAATATCTATCTCAAACAATAAATGGTGTTCAATATTTCTACACTCATTATTTCAATGAAGAACCTCCACAGCCTGTACCTTATACTGGTTCTCCATTAACTGAAGCAGACAGAGCAGTATTTGGATTTAACTATACTGTAATACAAATAGAACCTATCAGTGATCCTGATAGAGACCCTATGCATTACTATATCTATATAGATACTCCTAATAGTATGGGCGATGCAGAACATACAACTAAAATATACAAAGAAGTAGCTAATGTTAATACAAAAGATGTGGTTATAGAAGTTACAGATCGTATTTATAATAGATGCTATAGAATAGATCCTATCTATGAAAAGACTGACGACACAATTAATATAAATAACATATTATATTATAATATCTATAAACTTACTGGAGATAATTTTGATAATAATAGTTCTTGGACATATATAAGTAAATCTGATACGCCTTCGTTAAAAATAGATTATATAGCTGACAATTATCCTTTATCTAAATGGATAGACGGGGCTAACGGCTTAAGTCAAAGTGATGGAGCTGGATTATTTACTTACTGGGTAGAATCTAGAGATGATTATGAAAATAGTTACTACAGATCATCTGATTCTATGATTATAGATAGAATACAACATAAGAAACCTAATAAACCTGAGCTTATAGTTACACCAGCACATGGAGAACGAGGAGATATAAGTATTAAATATAAACATCCAGAACAATTAGATTCATTAATCTATCTATACGCTTACTTTACAGATAGTAAAGGTGTTAAACATTCTGGTTTAGTAGATGTTATAGATGTGAGCTATACAGATGAAGAAAAGAATGACTATTATCTTAATAGAGTTCCTATAGTAAAAGAAGTTGAATATACTGTAGAATTTACTAAAGAAGTACATGATCATACTAAGTTCTTTGAACGTTCTACTGCTATAAGTTATTATGCAGTAGCTGCAGATAAGATAGTAGGATACATATCTGAGTTAGAAGATACTAGTGCTTCAATTGATGATTTTAATCCAGATAGTATAGCAGAAGCTGATAGACGTGATGGACATTACTTCAATGAAGAACCTGAAATATCTAGTCCATACTACTTATTTACAGAAAAGACAGCAGCAGATGAAGGTGATTCTGTGTTTGAAAAAGGCGTACTAGATAGTCTAGTAGTAGAAGAAACTCCATTTGATACTATGACTTTATTATGGGAAATGCCAGCAACAGCTACAGATAATAAAGATATAGACGGAGATATTATAGATTACTACTTCTACATGTATTGTCCTTCTACAACTCTAGAAACTAAAAATAAAGATGAAGAAAAGCCTGACCATGTATTTTACGGTAATTATACTGAATCAGATTCATATGGTGGCAATGATGTTATACAACCTGATAATGGGGATGCAGGTGACTTAGATGAATTTAGTGATAATGGACAAGAACCAGAATATGTAAAAGGCGTAGTTGAATATAACTATTTAGTAACTGTTCCTCATGAAAAGATAATAGGTCAAACAGTATCAGATAAGAACGGTAAGACTTGGTTCTATTATACTTTCGACTTATCATTATATCAAGAAGATGGAAATGTTACTATATGGATAGAAACAAGAGATAGATATGAAAACAGCTATTACAGAAGCGGTTATTCATTAACATTAAAGAGAGGTCATAAAGCTAAACCTATACAAACGGCATATCCTAATAATGTTAACAACGTAGTATATTGTAAACGTCCTAGAATTCTAATAGAATTAGCAGAAGATGATTTAAGACAAGAAGTAATTGTTACTTGGAAGAATGTTGAATATTCTAATAAAGATTACAATCAACGTCAATTCTTCTCTAGTATTCCTAAAGTAACAAAAGGAGATCCAGGTTTAAATACAACAGGCGAAAATGATTGCTATGTTATATTCAGACCACCTGTAGCTTATACAGAAATAAGTGGCAGCAAAGTTCAGTATAGTATTAAAGTTAATAATACTTGTACAACTTCTGAGTCTCGTTACTTCTCATACATGTATTATAAATTTGGTTATAATTTAACCGAAGATACATTCATTCCTATTAAAGCTGTTCATGTTAATGAATTCAGAAAAGCTGCTCAACGTGTTATAGATGCTTATGGTAAGAGTTATGAGGATCCTGGCGAATATCAATTAAAAGACAGAGCAGTAGTTATTAAACAAATAGTAGACAATGAAGACTATAATGAAATAGCTAAACCATTAATGAATCTAAATAACTTTTTAAACACATGTGATAAATGCGATAACGATATGCAAGATATAACTGATGATGCTGGAAACGACGGCGAACAATTCGTAGATATGGCACAAGATTATGAAGTAATCGGTCCTTATTTCGAAGGAGATAATACTGAGTTCACAGTTCCAGACAATGTAATAATGGATGTAGATTACCATATCAATGAATTACTTAAGATAATCAATAGCCAAGATTACTACATGACATCTGATTTTATAGATTGGAAAATCTTATTATATATTCTTCAAAACATGTAATAAATTGAGCCAGGGGATATTTCCCTGGCTTTTTATAGTAATATTTATATGATAAAAAAATGAGGCAGGTGAAAAGAATGGCTAGAAAATTTAATGCAGGTAGACAAGGCGAGTATCTAATGAATTCTCAATTGTTTGATGTATATAATACTCTTAAATATATCAATTATAAAAACGTCACACCTACTCAAGATAAGCAAGCTGAAATACCAGATGGTGCTTTATGGGTAGATACTAGTCAAGGAACTAACATTTTAAAAAGATATATAGCAGCATCACATGATTGGATACCTATGTTTGAAGGATACTTTCAACCTTTGCCTATAACAGAAAATCCTGTTAATCCTAGCGACGGACAAATCTGGATAGACCCTTCTGGAGTAATCAGATATTATGACAAACAAACCGCTAAATGGAATGTAGCAGCAGCTAGATCAGCGGCTAATGCAAATATATCTACAGCTGGCATACCTAATTTCTATATAACTCCAGAATTAAAATCATCATTTACAGATACTTATCCAGTTTCAAATGTTAGTATAGGTAAATTATTTAGATATGATTCTCCAGAATCTGGTCGAGGATCTTATGTAGACGGTAGCCAATATGAAGATATAAATACTGTAGCAGTATACTATCCTAATAGTGCTAAATATGATTTAGCTTGGTGTAGTGTTAACCCAGTAAGACTTAGTGGATGTACTAAGAGACTTATAAAAGTAATAAATACCGAACCTGGAGACGATCAGTACTTTGTAGAAACTACTACAACTAATACTGAGTTTTATGGTTTTAAAGAAGGAGACATTGCTGGTACATTCTTAAGAAGTAGAGAATTAGTTTATGGCTCTGAAGATATAAGTAGCGAAAAGATGGCTAGTATAATAGCTTCAGATACTATCAGTGATTATGTAAGAGTCACAGGTGGAATTAAATTAATCAATAAAGGTAAGGATTACAAATATATATATGCTATCACTTATCATTTTGCAGATTCAGCTGAAAAAAATGACGGAGTTGTCTTATCAAATGGTACAACAATTGGTGAGATAAATGAGATAGAAATTGGTGATATAAATGATAATAACCCTACATTATTCTTAGATGGTATATATCTTGAACAAAAAGAATATTCATACGATAAAACAACTGGTATGATGAAATTCAATGGTGATGGAATTACTAATAGAATGTCTATGGTAGCAGTATCATTTACTCACACTCTATGTGAATCCATAGGTGATAACGATATTATATTTAGTAATACTGAAATAGTAGATAACGATATAGTTATTCATAATTCTAGTGCATTAGCAAACATAGATAGCTGGACTACTCCAATAGCATTCGTATCTGGGGTTGCAGGATTTGAACAAATAAGCGACCAAGTTACAATAGATAAAACAACTAACAGTATTACTGTTAAGGATTTCGGACCAGTATTAGAAAATGAAAGCTACAGCATAATGTTAGTAGACATAGGTTCTGAGACTTATGATCATGGTACAGCGACTAAGAATGTTATTACAAGTGATATTATAGTTTCAGATACAAGCGTGAAATATCTATTATTTATAGATGGTGTTTGTATGTCTCCTAAAGATCTTGTTGTAAGTAATGGTCAAATAACTATTTCTGGTGATTTATCTAATGATGTTGAATGGTTCTTAATAAGAATATCAAATACTGATACAGGTATTTATTTAATGTTTGATGAAGATGTATCATATTACACTACAATGATAACTGATCATAATAATAACACTATATATAATAATGCAGATATGGTTGTTGCTTATTCTAAGAAACAAGGCTCTGAAACTTATGGCGTATTAATAGATGATAGGTTTATTACAGATACTCCTGATGGCCTTACTAAATATGTAACAGGTCAAGTATTAAACATGGGTTATGAAGATGAATTAGGCGATATTCAATATGCTTATTATATTTACAATAGCGATGGTACATATACATGGAAAAAATATGACGATGTATATGGAGAAAATAGTTACTTGGAAGTAGACGATATGGTTACTCAATATGCTACTGAAGGTTCATTATCTATAATGAGTAACAAAGGACTTGTAGGTTCTAATTTATACTACTATGCATATACTTATGCAGATACAATAGACGAACCTATTAGAATGGGTAATAGAACATGTAAAATCAATTCATCAGAAACTCCTGTTGTTGGCGATACTCAAGCTTTTTATACAAATAAGAATGAAGTATTTTTACATGGCAAAGGTTGTATAGCAGCATATGTTAATGGTATTATGCAAGAAGTTAGCGATACAACTACTATGGCTACATGTGAATTTATCATACCTACAACTGTAGCTGATCCATACAAACAAAAATGGGGCAAACAAGAAGAGTTATACGCTATGCTTAAAGCATTTGATGATACAGTAACTCTTGGTAATCTTAAGCAATTCATGGTCGATAACGGCGTTACATCTCTGGCAGCTTCAGAAGACGTTTATAATAAAATAAAAGTTCTACATGATGCAATAACAGAATATGAATCTGAAAATTCATTATGTTATATATTCGAAGAAATAGAAGCTGAAGAAAGTTATTCTGCTAATAGATTAACTGCAGATGCATCAATGAGATATGATATATTCCCTAACACATATATATTTGAAAACTATTCTATAGGTGCAGGTACTATAAACGTATATCTTAATGGAGTATTCTTAGAAAAATCATGCTATTCAATATTTGATGGAAATAAAATTATGATAAATAATATCGATACTGTAGGTGGTTCTGATCAATGGACTAAAGATGGAGATCATTATACAGATATGAAATACTACGATGAATCTGATGGTACAGTTAAATGGATAGAATGTGGTGAATGTGATTACGTAACTCTTGAGTTTAGACCTGATAATTCAGTTAAGAAAGTCACATATGATGTAAAACAAATATCATATGATACACAAAGCTTTGATACAGAAGATTATGAATTTCCAAGTTCTCTTAAGAACTCTAAGGACCTTATAAAAATATATATAAACGGTATATTATATGACGGTACCTATGTTTTTAAAGACGGTGTATTATCATTAAACACTCCTGTATTAAATATGGATCCTATTGAATTATATTTCAACAGTCATCCTTACGAATATAAGATTTGGAAAAATAAAAATGGAGAATATATCGCTCCTAAAGATAGAGTAACTTTTGAATGGAGGTAAGAATATGGCAAAAGGAAAAATTAGTTTAGGACAATTGCCAATGGATCAAATAGATGCTTACTTAAGTATAGTTTGTGGTTATACCAGAAAATCTGAAAAAGCTACTGATACAGAACAAGTAGGTGGCATAGATGCTGAAAAGATAGCATTAGCAGCTCAAGATGATGAAGGCAATCTTATTGAAGATAGAAATACAGTTCAAAACGCTTTAAAACTTGGCGGAATAGATGCCAGCGAATACATAACTAAAGGCAATTCTCAAACAGTAATGAAAGATACTTACGCTGTATCTGATATAGTAAGTGACGAATTAAAATCTAATCGTGATGAAATGTATCAGATGCAAGCTCAACTTGTAAAAGCGGGATTTGTAAAAGATACAGAACCTTATAATGGCTTTTACGACGCATTTAAATCAGGAAATGAAAAATATATAAATGAAATAATAACTTCTATAAATAGTGGTTCTGGTAATACAATAGCTGTTGCAGATTCACAAGAGCTATCTCCTGATGAGTATATAGCAGTAGACAATAATGTAGCTAAAATAGATAGTATAACTGGACAAAATGTTGTACTTAATAATGCCATAGGTACTGCGGGAGATATATATAAAACAGCTGGTATTTATCATCAAGGTGAATTTGTATTCGGTACAGAAGATAAAAATAACTCTCAAGGAGAAACTACAAAAGCTGTAGTTAAAGATGGTAGCAATCGTAGGGTTGTTTATACTTTATCTGAATCTGTAACTGGATTTGGTACAGTATTACGTGAATGGGTATCTGTACAAGGTTCATTAGATAAAGTACAAGTAAGCCTTGGATGTCTTGGTAGACCAGGTAGTATACAAATGAAAATATACAGAATAGATAATGAAAATGATTTAGTAAATGGATTATATCTATTGGGCGAAAGTGACTATTTAAGCAGTAGTACAATGTCTGCATCATTAAATAATGTAGAGTTTTTATTTAAAGATAGAGTTATTATAGAACCTGGGTTTGATCATTTAATATTATTAGAAGCACAAGGAATAAGTGCTAATAATACCTATATCATAGGTGGATATACTGAACCAGATACTAACAGTATGTTCTATACAGATGATGTGTATATTCAATCTAATGATGGAACTCTCGCTCCTAATTATAATATAAAGGCAGATATGTTCCTATGCTTATACTTAAAAGAAATAAAGACAAGCGCAATAACTTATAATAAGAATGGTTTATATTCTTGCTATAAAGAAATGATGTATGATGATTTTACTAGATTACGTGTTCAAATGAAAGTAAACCGTGAAGGTATATACACTGTAGCAAGTAATAGTGTCGTTACTGCAGCTAATAGTGCTTTACTATTAGAAGGTGAAGATAACGGTGTATTTGCTAAAGATGATAAAATCGTTATAGGACAAAATATTTATACTATAAATACTAAGAACGCTGGAGATACTAGCATAACATTAACAGAAAATGCTTATACTCCTCATGGTGCTGATGTTTATAGAATGGGTTATAAAGTTGTAGTAAAAGCTAGACGTAAAACTATAGATTTAAATAACGTAACTAATCCTATTACATATAGTGAACCTAAGATAGTTGAAGTTCCATTAAAAGCTATCATACCTGGTAAAGAACCAGATAAAGAAGATTTCTCAAGTGATAGATTAATATTTGAAGCTGATTTAAGAGATCAATTAGGAGATCTTGAAGCATTCAACTGCTTTGAAGTTCAAATTTATTGGAACAGTAATCTAGGTGCAAACAATATATCAGATAACACTTGTGGTAAGATATTAGATTTAACAATATCAACTGATAAAAGTTATGCTCATTAATAGGAGGTGATATGTATGGGAATGAAAAAGATAAGCGAAAACGTTGTAGCTTTAGGAAGATCACTTACACTTATTAATGATCAAGTCAGAGATAATACTAATATACAAAAAGGTGCATTAAAGACTCAAACTACAGGTTCTACTTATACAGTTAATATACCAGTAGAAGAAAATAATTCATATAAAGATGTAACTATAAGTTATACTAGCGGATTAAAATATAAAGCTGATACTAATAAATACGTATCATTTGATGCTAAAGGTATATTAGAACCATTAAGTATCGATGCTGAAGTAATGTTAGAAACTCATTCTATATATGCACGTTGTTTAAATACAGGATGTGTTATAACTGATAAGCTTGCCGAACAAGCCGTAACAACATCTAAAATAAAAGATGCTAATGTTACTACTGAAAAGATAAAAGATTTAGCAGTAACTACTCCTAAGTTAGCTGAAGGTGCAGTAGTTAATAGCAAGATAACTGATAAGACTATAGTAGCATATGAAAAAATAGTTCCTAGTACTGTTACTACAGAATTATTAGTTGATTACTCAGTAACTAGTAGAAAGATTGCAGACGGTGCTGTTATCAATGAGAAACTTGGAACTCATGCTGTTACTACTGAGAAGATAGCCGATAAAACAATAACTAATACCAATATTGCTGATAAGACTATACTTAGTTCTAATATAGCCGACGGAGCAATAGAAAATATAAATCTTAAAGACCTATCTGTTAGCACAGCCAAATTACAAGATGGTTCAGTTACAACTCCTAAACTTGCAGATGGAGCAGTCACTTCAGAAAAGATAGCAGACAATACTATTACAGCAAATAATATAAAACAAGGTGCAATAAATAGTGAATGTATAGAAAATGAAACTATAATTACAGAAGATCTTCATAACGAATGTGTTACTTTAGAAAAACTTGCACCAGATGTATTTAGTAAAGTTAATGATGCAGTTATATATGAAAATAGTAATCCTGATTATAAAATAAATTATGGTACAGCTCATAATCACATGGTACAAATTAAAAGAACTGTAGATGGTGAAAAACAAGATACGGATTTATATGTATCTGGACATATATATGCAGCTGGTAATATAGAAGGCGCTAGAGTTTACAACATGGCATATGCAGATATAGCTGAAGGTTATATACCAGGTGAAGAGTTAGAACCAGGTGATATAGTAGAGCTAAGAGAAAACGGTAAAGTTTACAAAGCTGGTTTACATAATGGATTTGCAGCAGCAACTGTTGGAGTAATAACTGATGAATATGCAGCATGTTATGGAGCAACAGAAGCTGAAATATTAAATGGTAAAAAAGTTGCCGTAGCTTTAGTCGGTAAAGTACATGTCAAAGTAGATGGCCCTGCTTATATAGGTTCTGCAATTAGTGTATCAGATGTACCAGGAGCAGGTATTTTATATGAAAACGGAATCGTTATAGGTAGAGCATTAGAAACTTCAAAACAACGTGGAGTTCATAAAGTATTATGTCTAGTTCGACCTTGTTAATATAGATACAGAATTATAAGACGAGGATTTATCCTCGTCTTTTTGGTAATAAGAAAATAGATAAGGAGGTATGCATATGTTAAAAGATTCTATTGATTTTGATTATAATTTAGAACAAATAAATCAAGAAATTGATTCTGAAATTCAGCTACAAGATGAAATCATGGACAGTGAAAAAATGAATAACACATTTTCTACTATAGAATCTAATCTTAATTCGCTATATGAGAAAACACGTTATTTAGAAGATGCTATAGAATATGCTAGAACTTTTGCAGAGCTTAAGATAAATGAATATACTACAGATATAAATAGTATGATAAAGTCTATTGAAGATATAAGTAATATAAGTCGTAACCTAGGATATGTACAATACGAAGTTCCATTCGTAGAAGGTGTAATAGATATTCCTGATAGAAACAAGAATTATAAAATCAAACCTTGTAAAGTACGTGAAAGCACAACTTCTGATAATAAGAAATGCGATATTGTAACTCTTAACAATTACGTTAATCAAACATATAAAATAAATTCTGTAACTTCAAAGTGTGATCAAGTTCCATTTGATAGTAACTTAGCTGATTTTGATGGCAGCAATAAATATACTACATTGTATCTGGAACAAAAACCTGTTGAAGGTGATTTAGTACAAACAATGACAGTAGCACTTGCTGAACCAAGCGAGATTAACGAACTTGAAATAATTCCTGTAAATTGTTATATAGAAAATATAAGATACGTTTACGTAAATGGTATAGAGGAATATGCAGGAGATTTAATAACAGGAATAGAACCAGAGTCTCGTATAGTTACGCATGTTAAATTTGATATGAGATGTAATAAATATAATACAATTACATATGAATTAGATAAAGAAGCTTTGTCTATGAATGCTTGGGACTTTGTTAGAAGCGCGGAATATCCTACTGTTGTTGCAGATACTAAACTAGATACTGATATAATATTGTCTCGTACAGAAACTAATTCTAGTGGTAACACAGTTACTAAATCTTATAAGACAGCTAAACAAGTAGAGAAAGTAGATATGTACGTATATAATTTTGGACTAGATTCATTAAAAGTTAACAGAGTAGAATTATATGAAGATGGTTATTTCTTGTCAGATCCTATAAGCATAGGTGACTTTTCATCTAATGAATATGTACAACTAGCTGTTGATGATAGCATAGTATCAGGATGCGGAGTAGAATATTATATTGTAGATGGAGATGTAGATAAAAGTATTGTACCTGTAGGTACTAAGATAATTACAGATGAAATGATATTTCCTGATACAGATTTGCGTTTTACAGTAGATGATGATTTACATAGTGATGGTTTACGACAAATCAAGAAAGACGGATTAAATGTAAATATATCATTAGAAGATGCTAAGACTTCATATGATGGCAGATATTCTGCAGACTATCAACCTTTAAGTGAGTATTATAATTATACTCCTCTAAACAATACTATAAGGGTTAAAGCAATTATAAGAACTTATGGAGATCAAATAGATGCTATCCCTTATATTAAATCAATATCAGTTAATAAATATGGAGGGAATACGTTATGGACAAATCTATATTAGACGAAAAAAGATCACTTCTTTTATCAGACTACACTCCTAAATATGAACAATTATATATTCATCCCGAAGAAGGAGAAGATTTTAGAATTAATACTGCTTTACAAGATATTAAAAGCGATATAGATAAAATAGATAATCTATTAATAGATAAAGGTAATGCAGTTTCTACTTTATTATCAGACACTATTACTAGACTAGATTTGGTTAAGGATAAAATATTGGCTGAAAAAGAACGCATACAAGATATTAAAATGTTATGCAATAAATACACAGACTTTGATAAAGTCATTACTATAAACGATAAAAATTCAACTGGACAGTACAGTTATACTGATAATTCGTTTTTATCTTATATTAAGAGCTATAAAAAAAATACATTATATATTAATGATGTTGTAGGCAATGGAAATGAAGGGAATCCATATGTATACCTTAATGGTACATATGTACAGTATTCTATAAATACTGCTGATAGAAAATCTTTATCTGATAGTTCTATTAATTCTTACTGGGAGTATCAGAGAATAACAGCTTCTACTACTGAACAGTATTTAATACATGATTTTTATACAGATAGTGAAGAAGCTAAATGTACTATAACTATGAGCTCATCAACTAAAATGAATGAACTACAAATAATGACTCCGATAGATAGTACAAAGGTAATAGGACTTCAATATTCTAATGATGGAGTAAACTATACAGCAGCAACTATACCAGATATAACATTTGATAAATTGGATAGCTATGAAAATACAGGATACATATATGGTTCTAGTTTAATATCTGTACCTAACTGTTATTTTGTAAAATTAACATTACAATCTAATAGTTCTAATAACGATACTATTGCATATGAACGTACTATGTTTAAAGACGAAACATTTAATGAAGACGAAGTAAATGACACTAAAACTGAAACTACTTTCATTCAAAGCGCTAAACGTCATGTAATTAAAATAAATGATTTGTATTCTTATTCTAATCAATATATTAACACTTCTTATTTTAAAACAGATAATTTAGTAGATGGTACAGATAATGTATATGCTGTTAGTGTATTTGCTAACGTATATATACCTTCGCAATTATCAGACGATAGCGTAGAGTTTACGCTAACTGTAAATGGTATAGATTATGAAATACAACCAATTAATAGTGAGTTAGACGGTGTAAAGGTTATACGTTATTCTAAAGGCAAATCAAAAACAGAATACACTGAGCTTACTGATGAAGTTATTAATTCGGTGATATTAACTGTTAAAATAAAATCTGCTAAGAATCTGACTCCATATATCAATAACGTAAAAGTATTATTAGGAGGTGAAGTATAATGGCAATAGAAGTAAAAGATGCTGACTTATATAAAGATATGATGTTAAAACTTCAGTACTATAAAGAAGAAGTAATTAAATCATTTATACGACAAGGATATTATCCTTCTAATGATGAAATAGTAGCTGCACTAGAAGATATAGATTATCGTAGTGCATTATTTGAAACATATATGTCTAAAGAAGGTTCTCTATTTAATACTAAAGAGATTAATTATATGTTTGAATGTATCTATAAGGATTTAGAAATATTATACAGTGTTTTACAAGATATACTTATTAAAGATTATAATGATCTTAGATTATATATAGAAACGCATATTGCTGACTTGGAAAGTACAGCTAAAGAGCTCGAAGCACGCTGTAATGAAGAGATGGCCCGTACAGTATTTGGTAATACTATATTTTTCAGAGCAGGTAATTGGAATATATCTACCAATGATGAATACACAATAGTAGACTTTGGAGAATTAAATTTAATTCAAGGTTCTGAAATAGCATTATTTGCAGATGTAGAAAACATAGAAGCGAATAAAGTATCTTTTAAATTAACAGCTACTAATGATGAACAAAATAAATATTCTTTCGATGCTTTACCTTATAACTATAATGACAATACTTATACAGTTCCAGGAGAAATGGGATGCAATAAATATAAAATGGTATTAGCTGCTGGAACAATAGTTAATGGTAATATAAGCGTCAATCTAGCTACTGATCCTGTTAATGATTATAAAATACTTGGCGGTGTTGATAAAATGCAAGTAACTTATAAGGATGATTCTACTACTATAATAAGAGACTTTGCTTATGACACAAATCAATTCGTAGCAGAGAAGGCTTGTTATATACAATTCTATTATGTAGATGGAGATTTATTAGAATATAATTTCAATCAAAAGCCTAATCATTGTAACTTCTCTATAGTAGATGGTTATGTATCTTCTGACGTTAAAATAAGAAAGGTATTTCTAGATGTTCCTGCAGGCTTTGCATGTTATTTTAAGAAGTCAAATGACAAAGGAGAAATCTGGGCCGTAGCTGAAGATGGTATACCAAATACGCCTAATACTTTACTCTATACAGGTAATAGAGATATAGAAGATTTTGAGATAAGAGAATATGTCAAGAGCAATCTAATAAATTATAATTTTAAGATGTATATAAAATCAACAAAGGATGTGGCAAAACTTATTAACAGTGTATGTATTAAACAGTTAGATTAGAAAGGAGGACACATATGATATTTTATAATTTTAGATATAGAGGACCATATGAATACGATAAATACGTCTTAAACGTTCTTCAATATAGCAATATGGTTAATGATTTTATACATGATATTAATAATACTGCTACATGGAAGACTTTGTATGATTTAAACAATGAAGTTAATGACATATATAATAAAACAATTGGAGATGGTGGAAGATCTGATATGATATACGAAACACTAATCCTTAATAGAGGTGATTAATAGTGATAAACAAAATGAGTTCTCAAGAACTGAATCGAATATTTGAAGATGCAAAGAAAAAACAAGATGAAGCTTTGATACTTATTCAAAACATGAAAAATGATATAAATAAAAAGCTTATGATAAAGAATTATGCCGACGAGTTTATAGATCAAAAACTAGATAGTATTAATGCTGGTGTAGTATCTAATCAAAATATAGTTAATTTCACATCTAATGAATTAGCTGGTATATATAATAAATATGGCTGCATGGTTCATCCTAAATTCAAGAATGACCCTGTCGATATATTTAATTTAAAAGTAGCATCAGGTACTATATCAAATATAATGTTTAAACAATCTATGACTTGTAAAGTAAATGATATTGAAAATGAAGAATATATCAATTTATTAAAATCTGATTCCTTAATAGATAAGGAAATAGTATTTGATGAATTAAATACAGATACAATAACTATATCATACGAGCTCGATAATTCATTAGCTCTTGGTACTTCAAGATTTAATGTTATAGAAATAGACCCATATATAAAAGGAGCATACAGCCTTACTTCTTTAGAATGTTATGCACTTGACACTACAGGTAATTTATCTAGTACACCAATTACTACAGTTCAAGGATTTGACAATATTGGTAAAACTAGAATCATACTTAACAAAAAAGTAAAATTCTCTAAAGTCGTTATGACTTTCAAAATCAATTTTTCTACAGAAGTAAATAACATATCTGTATATCCTTTTGGCTTAAAGCATATATATTTCATGGAAGCTGATTTCCTAGCAGACACTTCTTTTGTAATAGTTCCTATAATAGCTGATGATTTTATTGAATATGTCTATAATGATATAGTTTTATATACTGCTAATGGTAAGTTTAAAACTACATGTGATATGTACGATATAGAGCTTTATACTAATTATTCTAACAATACATTAACTGGCAGAGTTTATACTTCATCAGAAGCTTCTATTAATAGAATATCTAAGAACACTAATAAATTGTATGCTAAGATTCCTCTTGTTAAGAAGAACGTCGCGAACGACGATAAAGAATATTTAAGTTTAAACGGTATTGAATTTAACTTCATAGTTAATGAAGAAATTATCTTATAAGGAGTGATACAATGCTTACAAAGAAAGAAACTTTAGATACAATTAAAAAGACATTGAATTTATATAAAACTAATGTCTTAGATAATATTTATGCAAAAACAGAATATGTAGACTCTAAAGCTTTGCCAATTATACTTATAAATGATGAAAACAAGACGGGTCCTGCTTTATTTCCATTATTACCTGAGCATAATTTAGTATTTATTGCAGGAAATGCTCAAATACCAGATAGTACTGGAGCTATCACAACAATATACGGTCTATGCTATTCAGATTTACAAGGTGATGGAAGCAAATTAATTACTGAATATAGAACTGGTAAAGCTGCTAAAGTAAATTCTAACGGTGTATTAGAATCATTTGAATATATTGATATGAATGTAAAATCAATTGTTTCTAATATAAAGGGCGGAACAATAAATAAAGTATTAGCTAAAAATAGTGATACAGATTTTGATTATAAATGGGTTGACATGCCTTCAATTGAAACATTTAAAAAATATGTTGATGATACAGTAGAAAGTTCAAAAATTACTATGTGTACTGATGAAGAAGTAAATAATATGCTTTTAGAAGTTTTAGGAGGTGATTATAGTGGCAACTAATAATGCTGTTAATCTTAATCAACTAAAGAAAAGCGTATTTAATATGAAGAATTATGTTGATAAAGCCAAAAAAGATTTAGAAAAACATGGTGTGTATATAGAAGACATATTAGACCATGTTCCTTTAAGCAAATTCACAACTGTAAAAGAATTTTCTAAAGAATCTCCTTTTAATGGATATGTTAATTTAAATAGATTAATAGAAACAGATAATACTAAACAATATGATTATTATATGGCAGTACAAACATTAGAATATAATAATTCAGTAGGTCATTCTCGTATAATGAAAATAGGTAGAAATTCAACTACTAATAAATTAACATTAACTTCGATTATTGGAGATGGTAATAGTTTTATAAATACAACAATGGGATACACTATAAAAGATTTTACAGAATATTCTATTAAGGATGGAAAACTTGTTTCTAATAATAGTGAATCTAAATCTACTTTTAAATTAATAATAGGAAATGGATTTGCAAAAGATAGATTTGCCAATATTGAAGGATATACTACTGAAAATTATATGCAAACAAAAATAACAGTTAGATTATTTAAAGTGGATCTCTCTATAAATACAATGTTCCCTATTTATTCTAATGAATATGGTGGATTGTTATCATATGATAATTCGTTTTCAGAAAATACTCATAATATAGGTATGGAATCTATTTCTATGGGATTAGAAAATGATGCTGGAAATAATGTACTTATCATGGGCAATAACAATAATATAGGTAGATTCAGTTTAGTGTCTGGATTTAAGAATACATCAAAAGGATACAATTCGTTAATAATTGGAGCAAGTAACAATTTAACAGCCGCTTATAATAATCATGCTTTAGGTGATTATTTAGATATATCTGAACCATATACTCTTGCTATTGGTAAATACGGTACAGTTCCAGCATCATTGATATTTGCTGTATGTAATGGTACTTCTGATACAGATAAAAAAGTTATTTTTGGTATAGAAAGATCAACTGGATTACCTATAGTAGATACTGCTCCTACAGCAAGTAATCATTTAACTAATAAAAAATATGTAGATGATGTTAAAGCTTCAATAGTTGTTCCTACTAAGACTTCAGAGTTAACTAATGATAGTAATTTTTTAACTGAACATCAATCATTAACTGGACTAGCTACAGAAACTTATGTAAATGATAAAGTAGCTGGAATAGTTAATTCAGCTCCAGAAACTTTAGATACATTACAAGAATTAGCTACAGCATTAGGAAACGATGCTAACTTTGCTACTACTGTATCTACTCAAATAGGTAAAAAAGTTGATAAAGTTGATGGTATGAGTTTAACTCATAATGATTTAACAAATGAATTAAAAGCTAATTATGATGCTGCTTATACTTATAGCCAAGCTAAACATAGTTATAATGATTTAACTGATTTACCAACTATACCTAGTATAGATGGATTAGCAACTATAGAATATGTACAAAATGCTATTGCTTCAGCTGGTACTGGAGGTTCTGATGTTGCAACTGATGAAGAAGTTAAAACAACAATAAACACAATACTTGGAGGTGACTATATTGAGTAATAATAGCAAAGTTACAGTAAAACAATTAGCCGATACTGTAACTGGATTAAAAAAGTATAGTGATAAAAATAAAGTTTCAGCGGAAGAGGCGGTTGATGGTGCTATATATACATCAATACCATCTTATCCTTATAGAGATTTAATAGTTAGTAATTCATTGATGTATGCATCAGCGTCTACAGATTCTACGTTAACAATAAGATTGAAAGACAAACCATTACAAAATCAAACCGTTTCATTAACAAGTAATAATAGCGTTATGACAGTATCACCAAGCATGCTAACATTCACTCCTGATAACTATAATATAGCTCAAACTGTAACTATAGACTTCCCTACAATTACTTCAGATAACGATGGAGACCAATTTATATTATCTATAGAAAGCGGTACTTTCTATAAAGATGTTACATTTATGTATGCAACTGAAGGATATAATTCTAATATTATAAATTATGATTTATTTGATAATCCAACAAACAACGTTATTTCAAATACTGGTACTGGTGGAGATAAATATAATGCTACTATAAATACTTCAGCTGGAGGAACTGCAGAAATAACAAGTAAAGGATTAACTTTAAGCGGTCAAGCTTACGTTGAAATTCCATGGACTGCAGATGCTAGTACAGGTTCTTGGACAGTAGAATTAGTAGTATCAGAAATAGTATATAATAATACTTCATACGGTAGAGTATTTAGATCTAATTCAGATACGCCATCTATGTATCTAAGTAAAACTTTAGGATGGAGAGCTAAAATAGGTGCAACTAAAGCTCTTACAAATGATTCTAACGATGCGATGGATCCACAGTATATAGTTGGGAAAACAATAGTATTAAGATATAATAGCGTGAACAATGTATGTTATCTTAAAATTGGTGATGATGCTACTATTTCAGCAACAATGAATGTTACTAATACAGGATTCTATTTAGGAAACAATGATCCTTCAAAAGCTTATTATTTTGATAAAATAACTTTTAGTGAATTTAGAGTTTACAATCATTTAAAACAATAAGGTGGTGATTAATAGTGGAACTAAAATCTAATATAATAAATAACAGCTTTGCTGTAACTGATCTAGAATCAGTTAAGCTTGGAAATGGAACTAATGGTACTTTAAAAGATATGATGTATAAATTTCCTCCAGCTATTACAACGCCATCTATAGGTAAAACTATAGCACATAGAGGGTTGTATTCTGCTAGACCAGAAAACACAATAGCTTCATTTGAAGCTGCTTGTATTGCTGGATTTTGGGGCATAGAAACAGATATACATAATACATTGGATGGAGAATTAGTATGCATTCATGATGCTACTGTAGATAGAACTACAGATGGAACAGGTGCTGTCAATGATATGACTTATAAACAAATACAAGCTTGTACTGTAGATACTGGTAAAAACATAGAGGATTATCCAGGATTACAAATTCCTAAATTTGAAGATTATATATCTATATGTAAAAAATATGGAGCTGTTCCTATTATAGAAGTTAAAGGAATAAAGAACAACAATATTAAATATTATAAAAAAATGGTTTCTATAATAAGAGAATACGGTATGGAAGATCGTTGTATGTGTATAGGTAGTCAAACTTGTATGGAATTAGTTCGTAGCGTATCTAATTTAATTCATGTCCAAGTTATAGTATACCAAGCTACAGCAATTACAGATGATTTATTACTTAATGTGTTAAAGTTAGGTAATTCTGGTATAGACGTGCATAATACTCATGTAAGTCTAGACTTAATTAAAAAGTGTCATGAAATGGGATTGTTAGTTAATTGTTGGACAGTTAATGATCAATATATGATAGAATCTTATAGAGAACTAGGAATAGATTTTATAACTTCAAATACATATGGATTAGGCTGCAGCATTTCTGTGTCACAACCAAAATATGATGGATCTTTAAAAACAAATAATAAATATATACCTGGAGCAATTAATGAAGTTAATACTAAAGCAAATAAAGCAATATCAAATTTAGGCGGATTTAAACTCGCTTCTTTAACTCAAACAGAGTATGATGCGTTAAATCCAAAAGATGATAATACTATATATCTTGTAATTGAAAAAGGTGATGTATAATGGCAACACTAACATCAACTCCAAATGATACAACTTTGAAATTTTCATATTTTTCTAGTAATGCGTCTGGGAATATTACATGGAGTTTACCCGATATTCCAGAAGGTGCGACAGTCAATTCTTGTACATTAACTGGTACAGCAACTGCAAGTAATAGTAGTATAAATTCAATAAAAATTAACAATCAAGACATACCTGCTAGTACATCTGGTACATCATTTAGTGTTGATTTAGGAACAGATGCAACTATAACATCTGTTACTACTTCAGCTGCAAAAAGTAAATATGGTTCATATAATGTAAAATTTACAAACATGACATATACAATTGATGTAACCGAAGCTGGTACAGGTGGAGATACTCCAACAACAAATAAGATTTATCTAGGTAGTAGCAATATAAAAACTATATATATTGGAAATAATATTGTAAAAAGTATATACATAGGAGCAAATAAAATATTATAATTAAAAAAAGAGAGGTTATAAGTCCTCTCTTTTTTGCATATATTATAATATGTCGATATGGTATGAGTATATATGCAAGATGAATAATATTACTATAAAAGGGAGTTGGAATATTATGCCTATTAATGATTTAATGGACACATATGTTAGTATAGCATATGGTTATGAAATTTCGCAAGATATAAAGAAAAAGATATATAACTTCGTATGTTATATGTTCGATAACGATTATAATTATGACTTTATTTTAAATTATTTATTACAACACGGTACAAAAATAACCGATGAATTATATGAAAATAGTTTATTAAAACCAAATAAATTTTATTATCATTCAGAACTTAGAATAATGCCAGATACTTCAATATGGAATCCAAATATAAAAGAAATATCTAAGAAGTTCTATTTAGAAATGAAAACTCAATATTCTATCGAAGATTTATTAAGCTATTTTTATGGCATATTATCAGTTCCTAACTCTTTAAGAAATCACAAAAGAGACAAAGGAGCATTAGAATCTTTACTAAAACAATATCATATTGAAGGAATTGAAACTATCGATTTGATATTATTTGCAATAGATTATAATATAGATAATAAGGAAAATATATCTAGCCCATTTGATTTAAAAATAGATAGAGATTTATTGGCTAGAATAATCAGAATGGTAGAATCTTCAGTATATAAAAAAGTAATATGGAGGGATTAAATTGAGTTGTAATATAATAGAAGTTGGCGGGAAAATAAACAATAATTTCAGCAGAAATTATTACATAAATAAAAAAGAGTTAAATGAAGCAATAAAAAGATTTGATGGAGATACATATATGACTATATATTCTTATGAGTCTGAGGATATGGCTACAACTAATTTTGTAGCTCCATTTTATCTTGATTTAGATATAGATGATATAGAAAACAATTACGATAAATTACTTATAGATTTGAAAATAGTATATAAGAAGTTATGCGATACATTTAAAATAGATAAATCAGATATACAATTATATTTCTCTGGTTCAAAGGGTTTTCATATACTGATCAGTGATAAAGTATTTGGATTTGAACCTAATCGTGATCTTAATAAGAAATTCAAGAAAATAGCTTTATATATCAAAAGCTATACTATAACAAAATGTATCGATACTAAGATATACGATAACAGAAGATTGTTTAGAGTGCCTAATACAGTTAATACTAAAACAGGTCTTTATAAAGTATATCTTCCTTATAATAAGTTATTTAAAAAACAACCTAATGGATGTACTAAAGCTATGACTTATGATGAGCTAAAAGAATATGCTTCACATCCTAAACAAAAGAAAATAGCACTATACAAATATAATGAGCAAGCTCGTATAAAGTTTGATGAACTTATTGAAACTATTGAACAACAAGAAAGAAAGAAAATAGATACTAAGCTTGCTCAAGAATATATAAAAAAACGTAAGCTTCTTCCTTGCGTTGAATATATATTACAAAATGGTGCAACCAATGGTCAAAGAAACAATACTACAGTTGCTTTGGCCAATAGTTTATTCCAAATAGGTGAAAGCCTCGAAGATGTACGTGAGACTATTACTGAATGGAATATGACAAAGAATGAGGAACCTTTACCTCAATCTGAAATTAATGCTACAGTGTTTAGTGCATATCAAAACTCTAGAAATAATATGTTCTATGGCTGTTCAGCATTTAAAGATTTAGATGTGTGCGTAAAAGGCTGTTCTATTAATAAAAAATAATTTTATATATAGATTATTAATTATAATCTTATGAAATGAGGGGATATAATGAGAGAAGATATAAAGAGCTTATTAGATGCTGATAAAGATTTAAGTATCGAAACAGTTGATGAATTAGATAATAAAATACTTGCTACTAATTTCTTTGAAAATATGGCAAATGATATAGATGAATTCGATAAAGTTGCTTGGGAGAATAAAGCAGGATTTGATACTCCTAGCTTTCCAAGTTTTACAGAAGGATTAGAAGGTTGGAGTCCAGGTTTTTATTGTTTTGCAGGTGCGGCTAATATGGGTAAGACAGCTATAATGTTAAATATAATGGAAGATTTATGTATGAATGCAGATAATAAATTATTCGGTGTATATTTCTCATTAGATGATTCTAAGAACAAAGTAATACCTAGAATAGTAGCAATGAGAGAATTATTACCTATTAATGTAGTAGCTAAGCCTGGACGTTTTAAACAAATGATAATAGATGGACATCCTGATTCTATTAATATAGCTACTCAACTAGATAGACGTGAAGAAGGACTTCAGAAGCTTAAATCAGAATCTAATAGATTTGTAATATTCGATTCTCAAGAGATAAGAACTATAGATGATATATATGAAAAAGCAAGACAAATATATACATACGTAAAAGCTATAGATGAAGAAATGAATATTGTAATAGGAATAGATAGTTTAAAAGATATAGAAATACCAGACCTTAAACTTACTACTAATGAAAGAATAGATATGGTAGCTAAGAAGATAAAAGATTTATCTATAGAATTGAATTGTATAACTTTTGCTTCTATGCATTTAAGAAAATTAAATGGTAATCGTCGTCCTACAATGGATGATTTGAAAGATAGTAATACACTTGAATATGAATTAGATGCATGCTTTTTAGTTTATAATGATGTGTCTAAGAACAAACAAGGAGCTAAAATATTCTATAGAGACAGCGAAGATTCCGTAGACAAACAACCAGTTATAGAAATAGATTGGGGTAAAAATAAAATAAGTGCATATAAAGGAATTACATTCTGTAATTTTGCACCAGATTATTCTAAATGTATTGAATGTAGTGAAGATGCAGCTATGAGATATAACGCTTTAATATATGAAGTATAGAATTATTTTCTATACTTTTTTTATGTCAATATAAGACTTTAAGCTACAGGTAATAAAAATATAGTCAAGTATAAGAAAGGAGAAATGAAAATGGCTAGACAACAAATAGCAAAGATTACTTTATATGGTAATACAGTTAGTTGGATGGATCCATATAATTGTATATATCTTACTACTCATAAAGCTGGTAAATTAGAGGCTGTAGTATATGATGATATGGATTTAAACTCTATTAGAGAAGGTATAGCAAAATGCTTAATTAAAGTTATAGAAGGTAAAATACCTGAACCATCAACAGGTGGAGATGCATCTGTAGATGAAAAAACTTTAAATGAATTGATAAGTAAAAAGGTTCAAGAAGTTATAACTGAGGGTATAGACTTATCTAATTATGCTACAACTGCTGAATTAGCAGATGCTATAACAAACTTAATAGGTGGAGCAGACGAAAGTTCTGATACATTAAAAGAACTAGCTGATTTATTAGCTAAAAAAGCTGATAAAGAAGAAATAGTAGCTATAGAAGAAGCTACTGTAGAAGAAACAAAAGACTTATATAAATAAAGGAGTGAATAATTAATGGCAAAACATATAACACTTGAAGGATTACAAGCAGTACTTCAATTAGTTAAACAAGATGTTCAAGCTGTTGATGCTAAAGTAGATGGAATACAAGTTCCTTCTATTGAAGGCTTAGCTACAGAAACTTTCGTTAATGAAAAGATAGCTGCTGTACTTGGAGCAGACAATTTAGCTGAAAATCTTGATTCTTTAAAAGAAGTGATAGACGTTTTAACTAAAGATGGTGCAGATATACTTGCTTTACAAAAAGCAATAGACAAAAAAGTTGATGCTGAAGACGGAAAAGGATTAATATCTTTAGACGAAATAACTAGATTAGCAAATGTAAAGAATTATGACGATACAGATGTTAAAAATAGATTAACTGCTCTTGAAGGTATAGATCACACTAAATACTTAACAGAACATCAAGATATAACTGGATTAGCTACTAAAGAAGAAGTACAAGCTAAAGCTGATGCTTCTGCACTTGATAATAAAGTAGACAAAGCTGAAGGCAAATCATTAATAGCTGATGCTGAAATAGCTAGACTTGCTGAAGTTAAAAACTATGATGATACAGGAGTTAAAGCATCAATAGAAACTAAAGCAGATAAAGAACATACTCATGATGCAACTGCAGTAGTATTTACAGATAAGACTACATTACAAGCTAAACTTGATGATGGTTCACTTAAAGGACCTCAAGGTGATAAAGGTGATGCATTTACTTATGCAGACTTTACTCCTGAACAATTAAAAGCTCTTAAGGGCGAACAAGGTGTTGAAGGTGTAGGTATAGATACTGTTACTATAGAATATGTTAATAACGTACCTCATGTTAAAGTTAAATATGACGATGTAGATGCTACAGTACAAGATGCTGGTGCATTAGATTTAACTCAAATAAAAGAATATACTGAATTAAAAGCGTTAGTAAATAAAATACAAACTCAAGTTAATAGTACTAATCCATGGGGTGATTGTGTATGGGTAGAGGCTGAATATGCACAACCTACTATAGGATCATTTATACCATCTCCTAAATTAAGAGCAGAAAATGATGCAGATGAAATGGCTCTTGCTGATAGACTTGAAGCTGGTGCATACGAATTATACGTTGTAGCTACTACTGACATGAAAGACTACGATCGTCGTTATGATTGTATGATACCAATGGATGGTTTAAGAGAAGGTCAAAATGGTCAAGTAGTTCAAAAACGTGGTGATGATGCAGCATGGACAAGATTATTAGGTCAATGTCCAGCTTGGGTTAAAAACAATGTTAACTGGGCTTTCAATGACACTAAAAATAAAGAAGTGGAATTAAACTGTTCTCCTGATACTACTTGTATATTTGTTTTAGTAAGAAGATTCTAATTAAAGGAAGTGATGTAAATGGCTTTAACTGATGAACAAAAAGTATTACAGGCTGATATATTAACAGAAAAAACTGATTCCGATACCAATCCTAACATGACCTATTCTACTAGCGCTGCAAAGAATAAAGCCTTAAATCCAGATACTTTCTCTGGTAATAACTCTAAAGTAGTAAATGCTATAAATTTAACTTATAAACAAGCTGAAAAAGCTATAACTACAGTTGATAATTTTAGTACTAAAGTGAATGAAGTTTTATTAGATGTTGGGAGTACAAGTGGTCTTGCTAAATTGGAACAATTAAGAACAGATATGGGACAACAAACTTTAGTAGAAGGCCTTATAGATTTGTATGAAAACAAATTACCTACATATACAACAATCGACTCAATAGAATATGCAACATCTGAAGAACTAGTAAATATGTATAACGCTATAGATGTTAAAGCATCTAATAATACACAAGAATAAGGTGGTGAATAATCATGTCTAACAAAGTAGTAACTACCGATGCCTTAAGCGAAGTCCTTAGTATAATAAAAAAAGATATTAACACAAATTCCACTAACATTTCTACTATTCAAGAATCTCTTAATACTGTACAAACAGATTTAACAGAAATAAAAAAAATAATAAAAGACTCTGGTGTGACTGCTTCTTCTGATTGGAATGATATAACTAATAAACCAGACTTCGCAGACACTCTTTCATTGAATGATAACAAATTAAAATTATTAGGTAATAAAACTAGTGAAATGTCTTCTGTAGATATAACTACTACAGATGATATAAATAATATTTTAAATAGTATAGAATAGGAAAGGAGATTAAACATGGCTGATTTTAATAAAAAGTTAGTTGATCAAGCTGCATTGGAAGCTTTAGCTAAAGGTCTTAATAACAAATCTAAAGCTGCTGTTGAAGCAGAAAAAGCTAGAGCTCAAGAAGCTGAACAAGCAGCTAAAAATGTTGCTGATGCTGCCAAAAGTACTGCTGATACTGCTGCAGCTGATTTAGTTAATGTTAAAAAAGATATAGCAGATTTAACTTCTACCGATAGTGGTGCAGTTAAACAGGCTAAAGACTATACTGATGCTGAAGTCAAAAAAGTTTCAGATATAGTAGGTAAAGCCGCTGTTCCTGGCGAAGGTGATACTGAAGGCACTCCTGCTACTGGCTTAGTTGCAAGAGCTGATGTAATTGATGGTAAAATCGCTGGTTTAGAAACAGCTAATGAAGATGAAGAAAAAAGAATAGCTTCACTAGAAACTAAAGTAGGTGCTGCTAAAGTAGAAGGTGAAAAACCTCAAGCTGCTACTGGTCTATTTGCAGAAGTAGATAGATTAGATAAAAAAATAGATGGTTTATCTATACCTAGCGTAGATGGTTTAGCTACTACAGAATACGTAGATGGTAAAGTAAGTGATTTAATTGGTGGAGCTGACGAAGCTTACAACACATTAAAGAAATTAGAAGATGAGTTAAAAGATGGTGACAATACTGTAGCTGGACTTGTTACTCAAATAGCTGAAAAAGCTGATAAAAATCATAATCATGACGATGTTTATGCTAAGATAGATCATAACCATGATGATGTATATGCTGCAAAAGAACACACTCATGCAACTACAGACGTTACATATACTAACGAACAATATCCAGAAATGAAATCTGTTGCTGATGCATTAGATCAATTATTATATGTTACACCTTCTGTTAAAACATTCTCTTCAACTCCTGCATTTGGTGATTATGAAATAGGATCAACTGTTTCTAATCCTAAATTTACATGGTCTTATAATAAAGCTATAACTAATCAAAACTTAAAAGCTGGTGGAACTACTATAGCTTTAGACGATCCAGGAGTTAGACAATATGCTTATACAGGAGATATAACAGCTAATACTACATTTACTGTATCAGGTAATGATAATAAATTAAAAGCATGTTCAAGAAGTGGTTCATTTAACTTCAAACATAAAAGATATTTTGGTGTTGCAGAAGTACCAGCTGAATACAACAGTGCTTTTGTATTAGGCTTATCTGGTAAAGAATTTTGTACAAGCAGACAAAAAGGCTCATTTAATATGAATGCAGGAGCTGGAAAATATATGTTCTATTGCTTCCCTGCAAGTTACGGAACTCCTACTTTTAACGTAGGTGGATTCGATGGTGGTTTTGAGTTAGCAGCTACTATAGATTTTACTAATGCAAGTGGAAATACTACTTCATTTGTAATCTATAAGTCAGAAAATGCAAATCTAGGTTCTCAAAACATAATAGTTAAATAAGGAGGTGGACTTGAATGGCAATTACATTAATTAGTAATATTAAACAAGCCAATAACGGTACATTCTGGCTTGTAGATAGTAATGATATACGTGGTGGTTTATACCATGTTGATAGTGTAGCAGAAATGAATGTCCTACCTGCTGGTAACTTAAAAGAAGGTATGTTGTGCTACGTTGCTGCTGAGGAAAAATTCTATCAATATAAAAAAGATGCAGACGGACAACTTAAATTCGATGTATGGAAAGTTGGATTCGATAAAGAAGAAACTTTCACAGAATTAAGCGATAAAACTATAATCAATTCTATTATAGCAAATTCAGATGCATTAACTAACTTACAAAAACAAGTTGATGCTATTACAGGTACAGGTGAAGGTGGCGACGCTACTACTATAGCAGGATTAAATGCTCAATTAGCATCATTAAAAACTACTGTAGGTAAAGCAACTGAAGGAGATACTGCTGCAACTGGTTTATTTGCTAGAATAGAAGCATTAGAAAAACAATTAGCTGCTCATACTCATAAAATAGCAGATGTAACTGGATTACAAGCTGCATTAGATGATAAAGCAGTTAAAAGTGATTTCGATGCATTAAAAAAATTAGTTGGTACATTACCAGAAACTGCTACTGCAACTAACGTTGTTGGCTATGTAGACGAAAAAGTAGCTGCTTTAGTTGATGGAGCTCCTGAAACTCTAGATACTTTAAAAGAATTAGCAGATGCATTAGGCAATGATAAAAATGCTGTTACCACTCTAACAACTGCTATAGGTAAAAAAGCTGATGCTTCTGCATTAAAAGCTTTACAACAAACAGTTGAAGCAAATAAAGGCAATGCTGATACAGTTAGTACTAAAGTAAATGCTTTAGATGCTATATTAAATGGATTTGGTGGAACAGATGAACCTGCTACAGTTAAAGATTCTTTAGAAGAATTAAAAACTACATTAGGTACTAAGGTTGATCAAAACACTGTTAATACTTCAATAGCTAGCGCTGTAAATAAATTTGCTTTATCTGGCTCAGAAAACGATAGCAATTTAACTATATCACTTGATTTTGGTAATGGCGAAGGTGCTGTTCAACTTGGTAAAGTCGATATACCAGTCATTACTGTAAGCGAAGTACAAACAATAATAGATAATTTAGATAAAAAAACTGTATAAGGATGGTGCAAATAAATGGCTAAAAAAAGATTAATAACATATGAACAATTAAATACCTTATCTAAAGGTATTTATGCTAAACTTCATGACGAAATAAATACCGTAGCTACAAGTGCTCTTAATAATAATAAGAGCATAGAAGCTTTAACTGGTAGAGTGACTACTGCAGAAGGTAAACTAGACACTATACAAGGCGACGGTGCTGGTTCTATAGCTAAAGCATTACAAGATGCTAAAGACTATGCAGATGGTCAAGATACAACATTACATACTACTATAACTGGTGAAATAGATACTGCTAAAGCTGCTTTACAAGCAGAAATAGATAAAAAAGCTGCTAAAGCAGATATGACTACTGCATTAGCTGGTAAAGCAGATGCTGCAGATTTAACAACTGAACAAGATAGAGCTAAAAATGCTGAAAAAGCTTTAGCTGGTAGATTAGATACAATCGAAGGTGAAGAAACTGTTGAAGGTTCTATCAAAAAAGCTTTAAAAGATGCTAAAGATGATGCTGCTGGTAAATACGCTACTAAAGGTGCTTTAAGCACTGTATCTGAAAAAGTTACTACTGCTGAAGGTAACATAGATGCGTTAAAAACAGCTGTAGGTACAGATGAAAAAGGTAACTTAAAATCTGTAGCTAGTCAAATATCTGATGTTAATTCAGCTGCTGAAGAACTTGCAGGTAGAGTTACTGCTAACGAAACTGCTATAGGTAATATACAAAAAGATTACTTAAAAGCAGCAGATAAAACTGAATTATCAGGAAAAATAACTGAAGCTAAAGAAGCTGCTGATGCTGCACAAGGTACTGCTAACGATGCTAAAACTAAAATAGATACATTTATGAAAGCTGCTGATGTTAAAGAAGGCGCTATAGATACATTAAAAGAAATCCAAGACTATATAACTAGTGATGGTGCAGCTGCTAAAAAAATGACTAGTGACATAGCTGCAAGAGTTAAACAAACAGATTACGATACTAAAGTACAAAAATTAGAAGCTGCTGATTCAGCTTTAGCTAATAGAGCTACTGCTCTTGAAGGTTTAGTTGGTAAAGAAGCAGGAAAAGAAACTGAAGCTACAGGACTTGTTAAAAAAGTTGCTGATAATGCTTCTGGTGTATCTGATAATAAAGCTGCTATAGCTAGTTTACAAAAAGCTATAGGTACTGTAACTGAAGTTGCTTCTTCAACAGCTGTTAAAGCAGTAGAAGATAGAGTACAAAAAACTGAAGATGCCATAGGCGTTAAAGCTGCTGGTGAAAAACCTGCTACTGGTTTATATAAAGAAATAGCTGATGAAGCTACTAGAGCTAAAGGTGTAGAAAATGGATTAAGAACAGATGTAAATGCTCTTAAAACTACAGTAGGTACTGATGCTAAAGGTCTTGTTAAAGACATTAAAGATTTACAAACTACTGTAAATACACTAAAAGGTTCTAATCATAGTCATGAAAATAAAGCAGAATTGGATAAATTCCAAGACGGAGATAAAGCTAAATTAGATGATGCTGTTGCTAAAGTAACTGGAGATGCTTCAGTAGCTGGTACAATAGCAGAAGCTAAAAAAGCTGGTGACGATGCTAAAGCTGCAGTTAGTGGATTGACTATAACTGCTACTGATGTAGCTGCAGAAGATGGTACTGTTACAGGTGTTACTATTGCTTTAGGTAATGGTAAAACTGCTCAAATAGATTATCCATATGAAATAGTTGCAGACAGTGAAATACAAGCTATAATAGATGACTTAGCTAAAAAATAGATAAAAAAATATTTTATTAAGCCTTGGTATATTTGTACTAAGGCTTTTTTGTTTTGGTAATAGTTAAATGAAAGGGACAAGAATTGGAGGTGATACAAATTGATCTATAAACTAGTTGAATCTAAAGATGGCGAGTTTCTATTAGATGGTAAAAGATATACAGTACAAGAAACCATAGATATAGATTTAGAAGGTACTAAGTATAATCCAATAGAGGTAGTTGGAAAGATCAAAGGAGAAACTGGTAAGTATTATAAAGTCAATAACAAAGTTTATTATTGCATAGCTCCTAGAAAGAACGCAGTTAAAAGATTAGATTTGTACACTGAAAATTTTTATTTAGCTATAGTGTAGACTATTCATCGTCTGACATTATAAATACTGACCAGGAAAGGAGTGAGAAGTCAATGGCTAGAAAGAAAGATGAAAGATCAATAGTAAGAGAGATGCAAAATGCTCTTGATGAAAAAGATCTTCGCGAACTTCAAAATGTTAAATTAAAAAAAGAAAAAGAAGTCGCTGAAGAAATAGCTGATATAACTACTAAAGCTAATAAAGAATTAGTTGATAGTATCAGAGATATTAATGACAAAGCTAGCGTACTTGGTGTTAATGTAAACTTTAATAGACCTAATTGTCCTAATTACAATAACATGAAAGAATGCGGTACTTGTGCTAATTTCTTTGATTGTTATCAACACAGACAAAGACCAACTTACGAACCAATGGTTGAAAAAGTTGTTAAAGAACCTAAAAAAGAAGTTGTTGATCCAGATGTTCACCCAGTTGGTTGTCATTGCGAAAGATGTTGTCCTAATCCAAATCCTACATGGTTTGAACAACATAGAAATGGCTTATTAGCTGCAGCTTTGTGCATGATTATGTTAGTATTAGCTATAGGTTGGTCTCCAAGTGGAGCAACATTCCAAGCTATACAAGAAAATTATGTTAACTTACTAGTTGATTTCTTCAAGATGGCACTTTTAGGTGGTGCTGGATTTATAATATTTAATATTTTCAGAACTAAAAAGTAGAGTGATGCTATATGAAAAAAATAATTGCATTGCTATTAGTATCATTGATGGTATGTGTGCCTAGTATTTCTTATTGCGCACCTGCCGATATCATATTTGATATTATAAATAGAGAGCATAGTACTAATAGCTCAAGAGCAATGGAGTTGTTATATAGTTTCAAAAAATCCGCAAAGGCAAATAAAGATAATAAAGAGCCTAAAGATGTGAAGATAATCAAAAACGAAAAAGAGCTTAATGAAGCTAACTTACAGAAAGGGAAAATTCAAGGAACTCTTATCGGTATTGATGTATCTAAATGGGATGGCAATATAAATTGGAAACAAGTTAAAGGAGCTGGAATTCAATTTGCTGTTATCAGAGCAGGATATGGGTATACAAGAGATAAGAAATTTAAACGTAATATAGAAGGTGCAATAAAAAACGATATTTATATAGGTATTTATTGGTTCAGTTATGCATACACAGTAGACATGGCAGTTAAAGAAGCTAAAGTATGTGCTGACATAATTAAGCCTTATAAAAATGAGATTGATTTGCCAGTATATTTTGATTATGAATATGATAGTGTAGATTATGCTCATAAACGAGGTAAATCTATTACTAAAGCATTGACTACAAATATGGCAGATGCTTTCTGTTCTACAATAACGAGTTATGGATATGAAGCTGGTATATATACTAACTTAGACTTCTCTAATAATTATTTCAGAAAATCAATGTTAGAAAAATGGCAAATATGGATAGCTCAATGGACTAGAACTAATACTTATAAGAAAACTGATTATTCAATGTGGCAATATGGTGCTAAGGGTTATGTTAAGGGTATAAAAGGTTACGTAGATATGGATTATTTCTACGGTGATAAATATGAGAAGAAAAACTAAAAAGTTATTAGTATTGTTCCTTGCATTTGCATTAATATTCTTAACAGGAGCTTCAGTAAACGCTTATGACATAGCAACATATGCTACAACTGATGTGTCTCAATCCAGACAATTTTTAAAAGACCGCAACGCTAGTGATAAAATGCTAGATAACTTAGACTTTATCTATGATTATTGTAAAAAGATAGGAATAGATCCTACTATAGTTGTTGCAATATCTAGTATAGAAACAGGATATGGGAAATCTCATTTATTCGTTAGTTATAACAACCCAGGCGGTATAAAAGCAAGGGGCGGCTGGGAAAAATTCGATACAGTAGAAGATGGCTATAGATATATGATTAGACTATTAGCTACATATGCTGGTCTTATAAATAAAGATTCATGGTTATACGGTAAAGCCACTACCACACAACAATTAGGAAATTATTATTGGGTAGAAAACGGCTGTGACCATGGATATCATAAACAATTAACTCGCCAAATTAAAACTATACAATCTTATAAAGTTAAAAAAGCAAAAACTAAAACTATAAAAAAAGAATCTTTAGAACTAACAAACTCAAAGGGAACTGGTAATAAAAATGCTATAGATATAATAGATAATATAATAAATAGAAAAGAACATTCTCATAATAATGCTCTACAAGAAATACTTAACAGAAGTAACAATCATAAGGAAAATGGTAGTTCTTTAGATTTAATCTATAATAGTTTAAAAAAATAGAGGTGACAAGCATGAAGGAATTTTTAGATAAACATACTAAATTAAAAAGTCCATATTTCTGGCTAAGTGTTGTGGCATTAATATTTAGTGCTAGTGGTGTTGATTTCAATCAATTAACTAGCTGGCAATTATTAGGTCAAGCATTAGTAAGTATATTAAATAATCCAGTATCTATAGTAGCAGTAATAACTGCATTTTTAGGAATATGGAATGATAATAGTACTAAAGGTTTAGATAATGTAACTAATAAAAAAGGTGGTGAGTAATATGGCATGTAAAAAAGGAGGAAAGAAAAAGAAAGGCGGTAAATAAATATAAAGAAAGGAAGCGACAATTAATGACAGTTAAGAAACCAACTATGGTTAATAAAACACCAGCTAGAATTAGTAAATATATCGCTGGTGGTATAAGATCTAGAACAACTAAGATAGCCTGGCATTATACAGGTCTACATGATGTTAAAGGTATTAACACCATTAATAACTGGTTCAATTCTATAAACAGAGGCGAACAAGGAAATAGATACGCTTCAGCTCATTTCGTTATGGACTTAGATGGTACTATATACGAATATGTACCAATGAAAAGAATAGCATGGACAACTAATAGTGCAAATTATTACAGTATAGGTATAGAATGTGCTACTACTGGAACTAATGACCACTATTCAGACAAAGAATATGTATCAATGGTTAAATTAGGAGCATGGCTTGCTCAATACTATGGATTAGATCCACGCAAAGATTTTATAAGACATACAGATGTTGTTGGTAGAGCTTATAAGATATGTCCTAAATATTTTGTAGATCATGAAGATAAATGGAAACAGTTTAAACTAGATTGTTACAACTATATGAAAGGCAAATTGACTGAAAAGAATATACGTAACTGCACTAACGGTAAAGGTAATAGCATAGTATCATCAGGAACAACTACATCACAACCAAGCGTTAAAGAAACTGCTTGTAATAAAGTAGGCTACGTTAACGTACCTAATTCTACATTAAATGTAAGAAAAGGGCCTGGTACTACTTATGGTAAGTTAGGTTCATTAAAAGATGATACTAAAGTAGAAATAAAAGCTATATGCGATAACGGATGGTGCAAAATAGTATACGACGGAAGCTATGGATATGTTAAAGAATCATATTTAGATGGTATTGAAGAAGTTCAATCTGTCAGAAAAATGATAAAAAATATATCAAATTCTCCTATCAATATCAGAGAAGTTGCTGATTGGGATGCTGATGCTATAGCTGAATTACAGCCAGGACAAAGTGTTACATATGCTGATGGACCATTGGTTGCGGCAAATGGTTCTACAAAGATGTATAAAACAATCAGTAATACTTATATAACTGCAAGCACTAAATACGTTAAAATTATTGAAGTGAAATTATAAAAATTTTACTAGTGAAGAAAATTAGATTAAGCCTAGGGAGTAATTATTATATATTCCCTAGACTTTTTTATATATTATTAATTATAAAAAAATAGGTGGTGATATAAATGGCTCTTATGGATATAGAAAGAAGAGACGGAATACAACTTGGTGGTCCAATGGATTACTGTTATGAATGTGCTAAAAAAGAAGGCAAAAATAATTATGGCGAACTAGAATACAAAGAATGTTTTGCTGTAACTCAAAACGGTAATAGAAAATGCTATTGTATGGATTGCTTTAAAAAGATGTTAGGAAAATATATGTTAATCGATCCTGCGGCTGCATTAGACGAAATGGAAGTAGCAGAACCTCCAGAAGAATTCAAAGAAGCTCCTAAAGAAGAGGAAAAAGAAAATAAAAAAGAAGAACATGCTACTAAATCTACTAGAAAAGCTACTAAGAAAGAATAGTATTAGGAGGTAGTGCTTATGAATATAGCAAAACAACCTAGTATGGTTAGAGGTAATCAGATATCTTGTCCTAATTACAAACAGTGTCCTATGTGTTATGGTTGTAGAAACTATGATGAACGAGACCCTGAATGTATTGAATGCTTTAAAGAAGGAGTAGATGGTACTTCTAGAAATTTTAATGTATGTGATACTGATAAGCATGAAGCATGGAAATTAAATGTCATGGTCACAAAACCAAGAGTAGAGTTAGATAACATAACTTTTACTGGCGGTAAGCATGATAATTAAAGAAGAAGATTTGTTAAACTATATGTCATGTCCGATTAAGTTTTTAGCTTCACACAATGGACATGACATTAAAAGAAAGACATTTAATAGTTGTCTTCATGATGCATTTAATTACCTTATCAGTAAATATACATACGAAGGTGTAGATAATTTAGAATATAAAATTAAAAAGTACTGGGATAAAGTATGTTATGAAAATCAAGATATCATAAAAAACATAAATGTAATACATGGCTGGGGTAGATTATATAGAGCATATGAATATCTATATAATAATAGGCCTAATATTATGGATTTAAATGTTCCATATTCATTAGACATTCCTGGAACAGATTATACAATTACTGGTCAATTGAATATATTAATAGATAGAGGACCTCAAATAGAAATATTGATTCCTTCATTCTCTAAAACAAAGCCTGACGAATTTAAAAGACGTTCAGATTTAAAATGTACTATCGATGCACTTGTAATTAAGCAAGTATATAATAAAATGGCTGTATTTACGTTTTACAATTTCAATCAAAACTCAAATGATTTTGCAATACGTAATACAAAAGATTTCGATAGACTATATTTAATAGTAGAGAATGTATGCAAAGGGATAGAAAACAATATAGTTTATCCTCATTATGGATATGAATGTAATTCATGTGCTATTAAACATTTATGTTCATCATGGGGTGCTAGTACTAATTTAGATCCATATAATCCATTTAAAGACGGAAAGAGGTGAGAATATGGCAAGAAAAAGAAAAAATCCTACAGGCATATATCTTAAAGAAGAATTCGAATTCAATCCAGATTTTTCTAGTGTAAATAAAAAGTCTATAAAGGGTGATAAAAAAGATGGCAAAGAAAAAAAGAAAAACAAAACAAATGGGAAAGATTTATCATAATAAAACAGTTGTTAATGGCATAAAATTTGATTCACAAACCGAGTCAGAGTACTATACTTATATTACAACGAATAAAAATAAATTAAATATTAAATCTATCGAATTACAACCTTCATTTATTTTACAACCTAAATACATATTAACACCTGAAGGTGAAAAATTCGTATATGAAGATGATAAATCATTCAAATCATTACAAAGACAATACCCTAATTGCACTAAGGCTGCTATAAAATACATAGCAGATTTTAAGATAACATATAATGATGGTAAAGTAGAGGTCATAGATGTTAAAGGGATTAAAACAGCAGATTTTAAATTAAAGGAGAAAATGTTCAACTTTATGTATCCAGAATATCACGGATTAATATGTGTAGCAAAATATAAAAATGAATGGTTGCATTGGGATGAATATCAACAACGTAAAAAGAAAAAATAGATTTCTTGTTATAGCCTATTAAATTTAATTTAAGGGATACGGATAAGAAATGAAACCATACGATAATTATACTTTTTTATTATTGTCAGACGAAGAAAGACTTGAAGAATGGAACGAGATAGAAGAACTTGTAATTCAATATCAGACCTATTTTAATGATCCTATTGATTCACATAAATCTAAAGAAGCGGCTGATATATTATTACAAAGATTCTCTCCACTGTTCAAGTCTTATATAACTCTGATTAAATATAATCAAATAGATTGGAACTCAAGAGAACAAAAAACATTTATATATCAATTTATAGAAGACAGATCGTTAAAACGAGCACTGAATCGTAAAAAGACTTCAGCTGAATTTAAAGCTAAAATATATCATGCCTTTAATTTTGTCAAAAGTACATACGGTGAATTATCGGAAGAGGATATTTTAGCAGATTTGTATGTCTGTTTTCTCACATTAATGAAAAGATACAAACAGAAAGGTAAAAATTTCTGTGCATACGTCGCAAATTCGTATCATTTTGAAGTTGCGCGCTATATTAAAAAACAGATATCAAATCCTTTAGTTGTTAACTACAAAAATTGTCAATATGAAGATGTAATTAATGGAGAGAATAGCAATGAATATGATGTAGTTATAGAGGATAATTATTACGAGAGTATGATGGGGTTACCAGATTACACATGGGTAAACGGTGACACCTGTAGCAGTTTATTTTCAGATTTTACTCCTTATCAGAGAAAAATACTTATAAAATATTACTTAGAGGACTATAATGATAGACAGATAAGTGAATTATTTGGCACCAATATAGGAGTTATAAATAGTAAAAGGAGAAATGCTGTAGATAGACTATGTGATTTGATTGGTGTAGATAAAGATAAGCTACCGCGTAAAAGAAAATCAGGACGCAAAGCTAATTTACCAGTCAATAATAAAAAGTAGGAGGAGAGATGCTTAATGAAAATACAAGAACCTGTTATTAATAAAGAGTTAGTAAAACAAATCAAAAAAGAACTTCAATTGAATGAAGATATCGTATCATTTTTAGTCGGTAGAGGATATGATAAAAGTACTATAGATTTATTGACTAGTGACGAATATGAACCTATAGTTAATGATTATGTACTTACTAATACTAAAGAAGCATGTGATAAGATATGGAACTATTTAAATGATTGTACAGATATTTATATATTCAATGATTATGATAGCGATGGAATTAATGCAGGTTATATATTGTATGATTGTTTAAGCAGATTAGTATTATTACAAGAATCAGAATGTGAAATACATATGTATACTCCTAATAGATGTGAAGGATATGGATTAAACATGGACTTTTGCAAAGATGTTGTATCTACTATGGATAGAAGAACTCTTGTTATTACAGTAGATAATGGTATAACTAAGAAAGAAGAAGTTGAATACTTATTATCTAATTCTGTAGATGTTGTAATAACAGATCATCATAAACCACAAGAAGGATTAGTTCCTAATTGTATAGTAATAGATGCACATCTTAATGATACAGATAATGAAAATGCTTTAGGGTTATGCGGTGCTGCTGTTGCATATAAGTTATGTAAATACATATTAGAAGATAAGTTAAATGATACAGTATTTCATGAAATATATGTACCATACGTAGCTATTGCTACTATAACTGATATGATGCCAGTAACAGAAGAAAATATCATATATGTAAAAGATGGATTGTATTTACTTAATGATAAAGAATATAAAAGCATGTTTAATACAGACGGTGAAGAAACTAATGTATTAAATTACTACAATAAATTTAAAGGTTACAGTATAACACCTAAAGATATAGCATTTGAATTTGGTCCACAATTGAATTCATGTGGTAGAATGGGCGATGTTAACAAAGCAATGGAACTTGTACTTGAAACTGACGAAGATAGAATAGTTGATATGTACAATGAAGTATGCGATATAAACGAAGAAAGAAAGCTTCTAACTGATACAGCTGTAACTGAAATACTTGCAACTGTAGAAGATAATTGTGTATCTGTAATAAGAGTAGTTAGAGGATTACAAGGTGTAGCAGGTAATGTAGCTACACATATAACAAATATAAAACATGTACCGACTATATTATTTACTGATGGTAAAGATTTAATAACTGCTTCTTCTCGTTCTATACCAGGCTTAGATTTACAATACATATATAAAGCTATAAGTACTCAATTGGAAATAAGTTTTGGTGGACATGAATTAGCAGCGGGTGTTACTATACATAAAAAAGATTTCAATAAGTTCGTTGATTTATTTAACAGTATAGTGTACGATATTATATTATCTGCACAAATTTCAGAAGAAACAGAAGAACCTACAATGTTAGTAGATAAAATATTGTCAGTAAAAGATTTAGGCGATAGAATTGTAAATAAGTACAATAACATATTATATTTTAATGATTTATCTGAACCTGTATTTTGTCTTAAAGATGTATTTATAAAAGATGTTAGAGAATCTAAGAATAATAAAAATAATATACAATTCTTTTTCAAAGATAAGACAGGTGAAAATAAAAAAGGTATATGGTGTTGGAAATATGGCAATACTTATGAAGAGGCTGGACGTCCAACAAAAGTAAATGTAGTGTTTACACTAAATAAATTTAATAGTATGTTGTGTATGAACATAAAATATATGGAGCCAGTTGAATAAAAACTGGCTATTATTTTTGCCATAATTTCTATATTAAGATATATAACTTGGAGGGAGTTGATATTTTGAAAGATTTTACACATATACATGTACATACAGTTGGTAGTTTGTTAGATGGATATAATAGATTATCAAACCTTATAGATAAAGTCAAAGAATTAGGAATGGACGCTATTGCTATAACAGATCATGGTACTTTAGCAGAAACATTTACATTCAATAAAATGTGTCATAAAGAAGGAATTAAACCATTACTTGGTTGTGAAGTATATTATACTCATGATATAAATACTCTTTCTTTATCTTCTGACGAAAGAAGAGAATTAGCATTAGAGAAAGCTTTAGCAGATGGTGTAGAGATACCAGAGAAAGCTAAGAAGAAAGAGATAACTGAATTAATTAAACCGTATATGTATGATACTAAAGGTTATCACCTTATACTTATTGCTAAGAATCAACAAGGTTGGGATAACCTAGTTAAATTAACTAGTGAAGCAAATGATAAATGTACATTTAATGGTAGAGGACATTGTGATTTAAACTTATTACGCAAATATAGTGAAGGATTGATATGCACTTCAGCTTGTGTATCATCTATAATATGTGACTCTATAAGAAAAGGCGATATACAGTTTACAGAACAAATGGTTAAAGAATTTGTTGATGTATTTGGCGATGATTTTTATCTTGAAATACAACCATTAAACTGGGAAGTACAATATGAAATTAATCTTCAATTAATGCGTATAGCTAATTTGTATGGTGTTAAATTAGTAGCTTCTAATGACTCACATTATACAAATAAAGATGATTGGTATGAACATGACGTATTATTATGTATGGCTTCTGGTGCATTATTAACTGATGAAAACAGAATGAAATATGCTCATGAATTTTGGATAAGAAGTTATGATGAGATGGTTGAAGCATTTATGGGACAATCCGACGATGAAGGCTATATGCAACTTGTTTGCGAAGCTTTAGCCAATACTCGTGAAATAGTTGATAAAGTAGAGGATAATATAAAACTTGGCTCTGACCACGAATTATTACCAGAAATAGAAGTGCCTGAAGGATTTACTCCTGAAACATGGTTATCAAGACAATGTTGGTTAAACCTATATAAATATCTTAACAAAAAGAATTTATGGGATAAGAGATTAGAATATGAAGCTAGACTTAAAAGTGAATTAGATATAATAATAACTAAAGGATTTGCTTCATATATATTAATAGTACAAGATGCTATCAATTGGGGTGATAAGAATGGCTGTTCATTCGGTCCTGGTAGAGGTAGTGGAGCAGGTTCATTAGCATTATTCTTACTAGGTATAGTTAAAGGTACAGATCCATTAGAATACAATTTACTGTTTTCTAGATTCTTAACAATGGATAGAAAGCTTTGTCCAGATATAGATAGCGATGTATCTATGGTCGATAGACAAAAACTAATCGATTATCTTAATAATAAGTATGGACATGACAATACATGTCAAGTTGGTACTGTAACTACTCTTGGTGTCAAAAACGGAATACAAGACGTAGCTAAAGTATTAGGTTATTCATTTGCAGAATCTACTAGTATTACAAAAAGAATAGATGAATTGATAGATGCTCCTGAACTATCTTTTAAAATGCTTGATGATTTACAAGAAGAAAATGAGGACTTATTTGACAAATGGGTTACATTACAATCTGAATATCCTGAAGTAATAAAGTTAGCTAGAGCATTTGAAGGAATACCTAGAAACTATGGTAAGCATGCAGGTGGAGTATTAATTACACCTACTGCTATAAATGATACATTCCCTACTAGAACTATGGAGGGACGTAAAGTTACTGTATGGGATAAGAATGTAGTAGAAGAAGCTGGTGGTGTTAAATATGACTTCTTAGGATTAACTACTATATCAGTAATAGAATTATGTCTATCTTATATAAATAAGAATTATGATATTAATCTTAAATTAACTGACTTATATGAAAATGTAGCTATACGTAGTGATGAGAATTCATTTGGTATGCTAAAACATCAAGATAGTGAAGCAGTATTTCAAATGGAATCTAATTTATTTAAAAGTCTTATGAGAGATATACAACCAGACAGTATAAATGACTTAATAGTTATCACATCACTTGGTAGACCTGGTCCTTTAGGTGCTGGTATGCATACTAAATATGCTAAACGTAAATTAGGACAAGAACCAGTAGTTATGCCTCTTCCTAATCTTGATGATATATTAGCCGATACATACGGTACTATAGTATATCAAGAACAGATAATGAAAATATCTCAAGTAGTGGCGGGCTTTGATGACAATCAAGCAGATACTTATATGAGAAAGGCATTGGCTAAGAAAGATAAAAAGAAAATGGCTCTTTGTAAAGAATGGTTAATCTATGGTAAACCACAACAAGATGAACATGGTGCGCCAATAGATGGAGGTATTAAAAGAGGATATAGTGAACAAGAACTATTAGCGTTCTGGGAAGATTTAAAAGGATATGCGACATATCTATTTAATAAATCTCATGCTACAAGCTATTCATTATTATCATCAATAACTGCATGGTTGAAATATTATTATCCAAAAGAGTTCTTCGCAGCGATACTATCATTAACTAAAGAACCTACTAATAAGAAAAAAGACAAAAAAAGACCTAAATATATCGAATTACTTGAAAAGCAATTTAATATAAAGGTCGAATCTCCTGATATTAATTTATCAGATGAATTGTTTACTCCTCTTGCTGACCAAGATAAAATACTATTTGGATTATCAGCAGTTAAAGGAGTGAAAAATAAAGCTATAGATGCTATAATAAATAATAGACCATATACTTCTCTTGAAGATTTTTACGATAAAGTAACTAAGACTAATGTTAATAAGACTGCGGGAACTAATCTTATTAAGTCTGGTGCCTTTGATAGAATAAACCCTAATCGTAATGCATTAATAAATGAGTTTCATAGCATAAGAAAAGATAAAGACGAAGAGTTATATGAGGAGTCTTATAATTCTATAACTTGCATGGCTTATGAAGATGAAGTTCTTAATGCATATGTTACTTATAAACCATGGATTGATAGTTATAATGTAGGAGACATAGTTAACTTTGAAGGACAAGTCATGGCTACAGAAGAAAGATATGATAAGAATGGTGGATTAATGGCATTTGTAACAGTATATGCTGAACCATGCACTATCAAATTAATAGTATTCTCTCGTCAATATAGATTGCATTGTGACTTATTCGATAGAGTTAATTACGGCAGAACCCTAAAAATCAAAGGAGAAAAGAAAGACAAAAACACAGTAGCCTTTAAGATAGGCTCATTGGTGCGAGAATAGTACAAAGACGCAGACAAAACAGAACTTAAAAGAAAAGTAAAAAGAAAAGAAGAGAAAGAAAACAAATAAGGTGAGGCCCATGCCTCACCTTATTTTAATTTTTTCACCATATCATTCACTATATTCATCATTTTATCCTTACGTTCTTTGGTTAAGTTGCTATTATACAATATATTTATTAATTCATCAACGTTACATAAGTCAAATGATTTGTCATAATTTTTTACCGTTATGTTTGTACCCTCAATATTTTTCACTGTATATACATACATATCTTTTCCTATTTCTTCTATGTTGATTATTTCACCGAATCTATTTGGTATAAGATCCGCTTTTAGTATTGTCTTTTTTAATTCAAACAAATACACATACACTATATCGCCTATTTTATATTTCATACATATCTCCTTATTTTTTCTTTTTCTTTTTTTTCTTATTTTCCTTTTTGGTATTAGTGTTACCACATTTACTTGGAGCTAATGCCATATAACCACCCCTTTGAAGTCAGTTTCTTTTAAGAAAAAGGGGACATCCGCATGTCCCCAAAAAATAGGAGGGTATATAGTGAAAAAATTATATGGAACACAAATATTTGTCTTCGCTATATTATTACGTGTGATATCAGTTATATTTTTTAATACCAAGATTGATTTTTAATATTAGCATCTTCTTGATTGAATTTAAGAAGTTCCATTGTAGAACCACCATATGTTTTGTAAGCATTCCATGCTGCTTTATATTTTTCTGTACCGTCTTTCTTGTCATTTACTTTCTTAGCTGCTGTAAATGATGAAGTTACTTTACCACTACCCCAAGATAGAACGTATACTTTATAAGATTTTTCTGAAACTATATCATTATTCTTACCTTTAGTTAATACGTCAAAGTCAAAGCAGTATCCACCTGTATCTTTTACAGTAAATATACCGTCGCTATTAACTTTACCTTTAAGATCTGGAATATATAGTTTAGTTCCAATTGGCATATTATGAGCAGCTACTCCTTTATTATACCAATCTTTTGTTTTACTACCATCTGCTGTAATAGAAACACTTCCACACCATGGTCCATAATTTGTAAGTCTACATTTGTTTAATACGCATACATAGTTATTACCATCTACTGTACCTGTTGCTTCTTGTACTCCAGTACCATTAGCTGCTGATGATGAAGCTACTTTGTCTGCTTCTTTTAGTTCTTTAGATCTTACAAAGAAACTATATCCCCAAGCATAATGACCAGGTCCCCATTTGTCTATTCTTATAGCTTTAGGTGGGTTATAAGGTCCACTAGCATGTCCAATTATATGATCTCCATCTTCATCTTTACCTAGATAAACCATTGCATGATGTGTTTGTATTATTTTTCTAGCTTTAACGCTATCTGGATTAACTTTAGAGCTAGATACCATTATTACATCTCCAGGTAATGCTATGTTTAATCCTTCTTCATCAACGTACCACATATCACCATCGTTATTAACTATTTCAGCTACTAATGAATCGTCTGAAGCTCTCTTATTATATAAGCTTGATAGACCTGCGTATTTATAAGCAGTTGATACTAGTGATGTACAGTCATAAAGTGCAGGATTTGTACAACCGTGTAAAGTACCTTTGTAATATTTAATATCATTAGGGTCTACTGTTCTAGGACTATTATTATAAGTAGCTTTTCTATCTGTATTTTCTTGGCATACTTTTTTAACATATTCTACTATTTTATTTCTACATTCAGCACCAGTAAGTCCATTTGATACTGAACCCATACTTCCTGAACTTTCTAATCCTATGTAGCCTTTAAGACCATTATCGTATGCATAACCTGTACGATTAGCATTAAAGTTTTCGAAATAGAAATCTTCAGATGTATAATTATTAGATTGAGTTGTATCGGCTTCTTCTCTGGTATCTACCCATTCACCTCTATTAATAGTATTATAATCTTTATATTTTGCTATAACATCGGCATCGAGTTTCTTATCAAGATTAGATGTATCGATTTCTCCTATTTCTCCATCAGATTCATCTTTTAAATATTTAGAAGCTATGCCTTCAGTTGGATATGCTTTAACATCTGGAGCTTGAGTATCTACTTCTGTAGTTTCCCAGTTCATTGTAAATACATAATCAGATTCGAGAGATTTTTCTAATTCAGCTTTAGCTTTTTCATCATCACCTAATTTTTTCTTTAATTGTTCAAGGTATGCTTTTTTGTCTTCTTTCTTCCATTGGTCTATTAAAGTACCTGGTTTCTTATCAGGGTCTAAACTAACATCTGCGTAAGAAAAAGAAGAAGCTCGGTTCTCTACCCTATTTAAATTCTTAAAGTCGTCTAGATTCATATAGCTCATTTGCATATCATCAAGTATAGCTGAACCATTAAATCCTGTTTCATCAAGTATGTCATATATTTGACCTATAATAGGTTCATATCTTGTACAACACATACATTGATCTATTGTTACGCTAGCTCCATCGTTAACTCTATCATCACATAAGCATCTTATTGTTTTGTATTTACCAAATACATCTTGTCCTCCGTAATATACACAGTTTACGTTTATACGAGAGCCTACTCTACCTATGTTTCTTACCATAGTGGCTAATACATTTTCTATTCTTACAAGTCTTTGTTCTATCTTTTTAGATTGTGCAAGCTGCATGTCGTTAAGCATTGCAAAATTCTTAGCCATTGGATGCGCTAGTGGACATCCTGGATGATTACAAGAATATAATCTAGATTCTATTTCATCTACTTTTATTTTAGGAAAATGCTGTTCTAGTTCTGTTATTCTATCATCATAAGGATAAGGGTCATTGTAGTTTATAGGTTTACCCTTTGATTTCTTTTCTTTATCTTCTAATGTATCGTAATCAAAACTAAATTGTTTCTTTAATATCTCTTCGTTCTTAAGTTTTCCATCCTGTAAAGCTTGTAGCGGTATGCTATTTTTACTTTCCATATCATAATCTGATGTAGAATAGTTAGGAGGAATTATTAGATCAGGATATATAGGATCACATTTAACTTCAGTTTGTTGATATAATACATTTAATTCATCTGCAGGTTTTACACAGTGGTCTGTTGAACCAGGGCCTGCTTCTACTACATTATAATGAATTGAGTTACCAGTTAACGTATTTAAACTTTCTGTTAATGTATTAAGTCTATCATCTTCTAATACTGGTGCATTTAATACTTCATCTAAACCCTTGTCATAAGGTTCAAATTGTAACATATATGTATCTATTAATTCATAATTAGAATATGACATTATTTCTTCATATTCTTTATTAGTTACTACTGTTTTTATTGTAGGTTGAGCATCTTTAGTACCTTTAGCTTTATCTTGAGTATAAATCATTATACCACCATTATCATATGCTGTAGCACCTACTCCAGCTGTACCTATATTACCAGTAGTAAAGTTATCGTCAGTTTTTGTCTTATCTTTATAATTATAAACTTTTTCTACTGATATATCATCTATATATATATCGAAAGGCTTTTTACTACCTATAACTAATGAATATTTATCGTCTTTCTTGAATCCTGTTAATAAAGCTGTACGTCTAGCAAACTTAGTAGTATCATTTGGAAGTGCAAATTTAGAAGACGCTACTACTTTATTGTTCTTATTAACAATATAATAAGTTAATCCATCTTCTATATAACTTTCAGTTGCGTTTACATCTATTGCTCCAGGCTCATCGTCAGAAGTTACAAGTTTTATCCATGCAGATACTCTAAGTGCAAATTCACTTTTATCAGAATCTACTGCAGACGTATCTATCTCTTGTTTAATACCTGCTAGTTCTGATTTAATTGAACGTATTCTAGCAAAGTAATTGCCTCTATATTTCCAACGGTCTGGTTCTCCGAAGTCTGCATTTTTAACTAATAGAAATTCTACATCTCCTTCTTTGTCCCAACTTTCTAATGAACCATCTGTTGTTTGTACGTTAGGATATTTTTCCATAACACCTGTAGGTGAACCTTCGAAATCAGGGTTTTGAATTTCTATTTCTTTAGTCATCATACCTTTATCTTCATTATCGTCTGCTTTTTCAACTGTGAATTCATGTTTATTAAAAGTAATACGATAAGCTTTTACCCAGCCTGTTTTATCTTTATTAGTTTCATCTAATATGCTTACTTGATAGAATCCATTTTTTTCATCCATATCTAAGATTTTAACACGTGTTTGAGAATCTGCAGTTACTACTGTCGTATCCATTTTAGTTGATTTATATAAATCTGTATCATCATATTTAATCCAAGCTTCATGATTTTTCTTTTCAGTATTTACATAACCGAATTTATTAGCACTGATTATATATAAACTGACAGAAGGTATATAACCTACTTTATTATTAGCTTTAACTTTGTAATAATATTCTTTTGCTATGTCTGTTATTAATGCTTCGTCTCCTAATTGAAGAACTTCTACTACTTTACTAGTTTCATCTGTTTTGGCATATACATTAACAGTAGCATCATCTCCAACGTATGCATATTTATTTATGTTAGCGGGATCTGCTTTTACTTTATCGTATTCTGGAGTATCACCACCTGTTGTAGGTTTATCATTTTTATCTTTCTTATCTTTGCCATTATCATATGCAGTTGGAATATCGAAAGGACTGTCAAATACTACAAAATCAGATGAAGCTAAAGCATTAGCTGAAGTGTTATTATTGTTATTATTATTGTTATTATTGTTATTATTGTTAGTATTATTAGTACCAGTATTACTTGAACCTGATATTGCTGCTTTGATATTTTCTGATAATTTCTTTAAACCTGCTGTATTAGGATGTAGATTATCGCTTACTACATAGTTTGGATCTAAATATCCATCTTTTAATAAACCAGCAGTTGTTGAAATCCAATTCAGATTACTATTTTGATTACAATAAGCTTGTATTTCTGAGTTAAAAGTTTTTATTTTTGGATTAAGTGTTGCTGCAGTTTCAGAACCCCATTTACTAGAGTAATGATAATTCTTACCTGTTGGTAATACTTCACCTACATAAATAGGTAGACCAGGATACATGCTTATTAATTTATCTAATAAATCTTTTTGATATTTTACTATAGGGTTGTTAACACCTAGTAATACGAATACATATTTTACCTCAGAAGGTTTAGGGAATGATGCTGTCTTATCTACTTTGTTACCGTCTTTTTTATAGTAACTGTTAGCAGCCCATCCACCATTAGCTACTACTTTTTGATCGTCAAGTAATTTACAGCTTTTCATTAATACTGTGATAGAGTCTCCTAACCAGAAACCTCCAGCGGCCGAAGCTAATGTAGTATTGCCTGTAGATGTACCTGTACCTGTACCAACGTTACCATTCATTCCTAAATCTGGTGATAAATCTATGAATTCATTTAAGTTAGTATTAGTTAATAGATTATATGGCACATATGTACCATGTACTTGTCCGTATTTCTTAACTAACCAAGTAACTTGTTTGTCTACTTCTATTAAGAACTTTTTCCATTTATCTCTGTCTAGATATACAAAAGGAGATGGAGCTCTATTAAGGTCAAATTCACGCCATAAGTTATCAGCAGTAAATCCTTCAAAGTATAATGCTTGAGCACATTGTTTGATTATTTTCTTTTCTACATCTTCCCAATCGTATTTCTTATCTTTTTCTACTGCATGTGTATTAGTTTCAAAGAACGCACCTATAGATACAGTGTATTTAGGGTTTTGATTATTAAATAATGCTCTGTCTATATATGTATGTTGATTATTATCTGCACATGCAAAACATATTTTACTTCTATTTACATTGTCTTTAGTTACTTTATCTTCTGTAGCCCCTACAGTATATACAGCTATTTGTTGTAAAGGTTCTGGTATCTTTCTAGAACCTCCACCAGGTTTAACATATATTAAAGGATTTACCCTCATATCATCTAAATATAATTCAAAATGTAAATGATTTTTGTCTGTTTCTCCTGTGTGTCCTACTTTACCTACGACATCTCCTGAAGCTACAGTTTGACCTATAGATACTGCTAGACTTAACATATGCGCATAGTATGTATAACATCCATCAGCGTGTTTTAATTTAACTACATAACCAAATGATGCATCTTTTCTAGATTCTACTACTACACCTTCAGCATAAGCGTGTACATTTTCGCCTTGATCCGCTGGTATATCTATACCACCATGCATTTCAAATCTATCATGATATTCACATTCTCTATATCCATATGCAGAAGATATTTTAGCTATACCTGGTATTGGCCAACCATATACTGTATCAGATTCTTCAATATCATTTGCATAAGTAGCAACTTTCATTGCTTTTTTAGCTGATTTTTTGTTAGTTGTTGAATTTTTATCTTTTGATGAATCGTCTTTTGAGTTATTGTTACTACCAGAACTATTAGATATATAAGAATCTATTTTATCAAACCATTTCTTACCTAATTGTCCTCTTCTTTCATAGTAGCCTCCACGTTCGAAACATTTACCGAATACTACGGCTGCTTGATAAGGATCTTCCATTTTAATATATGCGTCAAATCCTCCGACTTGTTTCTTTAATAAGCTAGCACAGACGGTTTCTTCTCCTGCAAGCTCATCCCACATGTGTTGAATTTGCACATCAGGATCTGTCCATTCTTTACCTGCTGCTTTAGCTTTTTTCTCTAAGCTTGCAAATCTTTCTGAACCTTTTAACCATTGAAATAGACCTACTGCTGTGTATGGTGGTGTTACTTGTTTAGGGTCGAAACCACTTTCGCCTTCACAGTTACCTATGATAGCACAACATACTGCTTTAGTTGCTCCTTTAGAAGAACAGTAATTATATATCTTAGCAGGTACGTCATTACCATCTATTGTTCCTGCAGGAGTACTAGTACCAGCGCCAGTACTTGTACCTCCACCACCACCTATAACTGTACCTGAATAAACACCTTCACCAGGAACTAATGTTACATCTGACACGGAAGTACCTACAGTATTCCCTCCTGTAAATGGTCCAGATGTAGTTGGTACCTTTTTAGAATAATCTATTTCAGTATCGTAATCTACTTTATAGTGGAACGCTCTGTTCCAATTATAATATTTGAAATATTCTTTCATAGCATCTACGCTACAGTTATGATAAGGAGGATACATATGTAATGTTAATCCTTTTATCTTATGCATATCTACCCAGTTATCTGAAGTATTTGCATTTGGCAATGATTCTTGAGCAGTAGTGTAACCATTATTGGCGAAAACAAGACTAACACTTGCTGAGCCTCCTGTACCACTACTACTTCCGCTACTTGTTCCAGTATCTACCATAGAGCCTGCAGTAGTAAATGTAGAAGTATCGATTGCTATTGGTGTATTAGCATCATTTCTACTTTTTATAGTTTCTTTCATATAACCCCATAGATTCTTTTTCATAGTAGTATATGGACATGGTTTATCTTGCGTATCGCCATGACGTACTACGTTTTCTATTGGTATATTATATGTTTTCATTAAATATCTTGTTAATTCTATTGCATTATCAGTAGCTTTATCAAAATCTACACTAGATCCATCTGCTATTTCTATACCAATTGCATTAGCGTTTGTACATGTACCTTTTGGTAATCCTTGACCCCATGGTGCATAGTGTCCATTACCTTTAGTATGTTGACCATTCCAGTTATCTTCTAATATTTGATAAATTTCATCTTGGTCTACTGAATAATGCGCGCAAATGCCTGCTCTACCTGCTTCTGGATTAGGTCCAAGGCATTGCTCAAAATAATCACGTACTGTTTTAGCTGTACCGCCACCAGCATTATGTATAACTATATACTTTTGAGATTGCGTAGGTCTAGATTTTGTAGCTAGACTTTTAATACATTTAACTGCCATTAGTTACCTCCTCCTTTAGTTGGTGGAGTGCCACTAGGTTTAAATGGTGTATTATCTGTAGAACTTTTGTCCATTGTTGCCATCTTTCTATCGAACTTAGTTTTATCTAGGAATTGTCTTTGCTTTTCTAACATCATTTGTTGATAAGCAAATCTATCCATAGATGCTTCTAATTGTGGCATAGCATCCTCAACTTTCTTTTGAAACATCATATCATAATAATAATTAAAGTCTATTATTGTTCCATCTTCGTCGTCTTCATAATATTCTTCGCCATAACTTATACATTTTTTAGTTATAGAACATCTGACGCATTCGTATGGATTGGTTACTCTTTTTAATATTAAAGCCATTATAAATACGCCTCCTTTGTATTGATATCAGTATCTATACTATTACTATACAAAAAAGGCGTACTTTTTATTTGCTATATAAATAATTGCAATGGATTATTCAATGCATTATAGTTTATGTCATGTATTATTCTAGGTTTTACAGCTCTAGGTTTAAGCACTACACGACGTCCTCTATCATCTAATAGATATTCTATATCTTCTTTAGTCTTAGCATGAGGTCGTTCATTATTAGCAGCTTTTTTGACAAAATTAGAAGATTTAAATAATGTACTGTCAACGGTATTCTTCATACCATTGCATACGTTATTAGCTATCTGAGTAAGTATAGATTGATTATTACTCATAGCTCTAAGTCCCTCTTCAGAGAATTTACCTTCCATAGATTGAGCAGCTGCTAATTTATTAGCCATTAAAGATAATGCTTGTTCTTGCACACTATCTTCATAATACATAAAGTAAACTGTTATAGCATGCTTTTGAGATAGTCTCCAACTTCTTCTTGATGCTTGTCTCATAGTTGATAGATTATATCCCATTTGATAGAATACTATAGTTGTAAAGTCAAGCAAGTTTAAACCTGTTTCTACTAATGTTGGATTACATATTAGTACATTTACTCCACGATTAACAAGCTTATTGATGTAATCTTCACGATCTTCAGCTTTAGTCTTAGCTGTTAACTCGGATGCATAATATCCTTCTGATGCTATTAACTTAACAAGACTTTTACCTATATCAGTTTGATTTATCGCATTGTAATATACTAATACTCTTTCTCCGCTACGTACTCTATCTCTTATTATTTCCATAAGCTTTTCTTCTTTTTCACGAGTTTGTTTAGGTAATACTCGTGGAACCATTACTAAATCATCTGTATCTGGATTACGTATTTCAGTTGCACAGTGTGGAGCATCAGGATAATTAGTCATTCCTCTTATCATTTGTCCCATTACTTTTAAGCTACCTTGTTGGAATGCATTATTAGCTATTGTTTGTTCATATAATCTGTAACCTTCACGAACTTCTGAGTTCATTTCTACGCCTAAAGGTATTTCTGTATAACTTGGTAATCCTTCTGTCATATCGTCTAAAGATATAAATGCTGTATTGTTTAATAAGAATTTAGTAAATACTAATGTAGATATGCCAGGTAACAATTTTTCTTTTGTTCCACGTGAAACACGGTCTCTACTATTACGTACTTGGTATCTAGTTTCACGAGAATATACTCCATATAATCTTGCAAATTCCATTTCGTCTTCATAATCAAAACCTTCGTTTTTCATTAAACTAGGACATAATCTATAAAGAATATAATATATACTATTAGCGTATCCATTTAGTATTGTACCTGTTAAGCCTATCATATGTTTGACTGATTGAGTTAAATAATGAAGTGCTTGACCTTGATGCGATTCAGATGCTAATTGATGTAATTCATCAGCTATAAAATAGTCAAATACATATGGCATTCTTTTCTTTATATATTTCGCTACAGGATATTTATAGTTCTTTTTGATCGTAGGACGTACTGTTTCTCCTGTAGTTAGTAATTCATAATATTCTTGTAGCTTATCTAAATAAGCTGTCTCTTTTTTATTAAGATCGTCTCTCATGGCTAATTCTTCTGTTACTTGTTCTATTTTGTCTATCATTATCCAACCATGTTTGCCTAGTTTTATCCAGTTATGATTGGCGTTATTAGTAACTGGCACCCATAACTTGCAACCACATTCTACTTCTTCTGCTTTACCAGTCTTTTCATTAAAGATTTTCTTTTTAGAATGGCATTTATCATTAATAATACCTTTACTTGCAAAGTCTGTATGAGTTAACGGTATAGTTACTTTTGTTCTTCTTCTACCTACTGTCTGTGTTTCTTCTTTCATCAATACTTCTCCACATTCTGGACACACATATGCTTGTTTACGTTGAGACCATACAGCACATGGTCTTTCATCATAAGATAGTTTTGCTACTTCCTTAGACATTATTACATATATATTTTCAGCTCTGTTTCTATTTCTTAATCTGCCTTCTATATCTAATAATTCATCTAAGTTATGAACAGTAAAGATTTTAGCATTAGGAATAAATCTTGTAAGTTCTTTTTCCCAGTTCTTTTGTAGATGCGATGGACACATTATTAAACAATTTAATCCTTTGTTTCTATTCTCATGATGAGTATAAGTTGCGGCTGAAGCAATAAGAGTTTTACCTGCTCCCATTTCACCTGATAAGATAGTAGATTTATTGATTCTCCAGTTATTAGTGATAGCTTGTATCATACTCTTTTGTGCTTCAAATAGTTCTATCTTATTTTTATCATGAATAAAATCATCTATGTCATTTACATATTGATCATACTTATCTGTTCCTGGAATGAATTTAGGTTTAAAGCTAGTTTGTATCTTCTTAGCTAAAAATTCACCGAACATGTCTAGATAATCATTTAATCCATGAATAGAAGGTAGTAATACAGAAGGATTATTATTCCCTGCTATATTTATTTCTCCTGTTCTTAATCCATTAGATATGATATCTACTAATAATTGTCTGTCGAATACTACTTTATGTGCATTCATATCATCTTTAACGCCATATATTGTTAGTTCTGTTATTGCTCCTTCTAATGCTAATCTTCTTTTGATAAAGCCTTTCCATTCATCTAATAAAGGTACTGAAGAATACTTTTTAAGCTTTTCAAATAATTTATCTTCTATTGTTTCATCTTTAGTTGTATATATAAACAACTTATAATCTTCTCTTGATTGATTTATTGTTATTTGGTCGTCTTGATATAATATAGTATGAACATAATCACTGTTAGATGTCTTTTTAGACATAGTTTTATATTTTTCATTAGAAGAATATGCCCATTTAGCACTTCTTAAAGATATATATACTCTGTTCTTACTTTTGTTAAGTACTTTTATTATATCTTTAGTTGTAGTGTTAAAGCCTATCATAGATATAAATATAAATTCACCACTATCTTGATCATAGATTGTTTTATCAGTCCATGCATGAAGTGTGTGATCTATATTTATTTTTGAGTACTCATTGAGTTTATTATACATATAATTCCTCCTTTTAATTAATACTTACGAAATCTCCATCTGCTGTAAAAGCATTTAGCTGAACCATGTTTGATATAGTATTTTTACATGTTACAGTATTAGTTTGACTATCTCTTATTTCTTCTGAACTTACTGTTTTAACAGTCATACCTTTTATTACATGATTAACTCCTGGGATTTCTTCTACTATACCATCTAACTCTCCACTGGTTAGTATTAATCCTATTTGCCCTAGGTTAAATGGCAATAATGGACTTGTATCTTTCTTTGTCTTATCTTCATCAAAAGATTTATGAAAGTCATTATATAGTCCATCGTTTTCTATTATGTCTGTTAATTCATAAACGTCTATTACAGAACCTCTGAATAGTTGTACTTCTAATTCAGGGTTAGCATTGACAGTATACTCTCCGTCGCAATATCTTCTTAAAGAATCAAATTCTATATTTAGCATTCTGTCTAAAGCATCTGCATAATAAGGATTACTTCTTTTAATAGCATATATAGTTATTAGCTTTTCAGTTTTATCTTTATGTGCTATAACTATTACTTCTACGAAGTTTTTTGCTATGAAATACCACATATCATTATACATTCTGTAAAATGGTACAGTATAAACCATTAATCCTCCAGGTTTTAAGAATCTATATGTTTGTTTAAGCATTGCTTTTTCATTAGCTTCTTTTATAGTTTGATTAAAGTTATGTTCTAGTTCAATTTGTGGTCTTGGTTTTAAGAATAATATATCGAATACTTCATTACTTATTTTAGAACCACGTAATGTACCTATTATAGTTTTGTCTATTTTCTTTTTAGCATCATATATTCCATATTGTTCTTCATCTAATCCATAGACTTCTGATACTGAGTTTCTTATGCATCTAGCAAAGTTACTTACATTGGTTCCATCTCCACATTGTGGGTCAAAAATCTTTATATGATCATCTGCTTTAATGGACTCACATATTGTACTTATTAAGTCTGTTCCAATTCTATTTTCGCCTGATTCATATGTTTCTTCTAGAATATATCGTATTGAGTTACCACTAAGTTCATTATCTACATTTGTACTTAATATACCATTGTAAGTTTCAAGTACTTCTAGTAGATTTTCTATTGTTTCTACTGTCTTAATAGCTTCTAGTAAACCTTCTAATTGCGTTCTCATATTATATGTTGAATTATAAGTATAAATTTCTATATCTTTTAAATACTTAGTCATAAGTTTGATATCATTAACAAATCTAGACTTGCATTTAGTGAAATCTACATACTTATTTTTCTTTAAAGAATCAGCATATGATTTAAGAGAAAAGAGTTTTACTTTAAGTAAGTGTTTTACATAATAATTATTTACTTGCATAGTTACCTCCTTTAAAAATAGTTGTAAAAGGCTACATAACTGTAGCCTTTATAAATTTATGTGTATGTTTTTGCTTAACTGCTTTGAATTTGATTTTATTATCTTTTTTAAGCTTAGACTTATAAGTTTTATAGACATTAGCAAATACTACTAAACTTACTAAACCGTCACCAGTTAAAACATCTATGAATGCCATTTCGTTTCCTCTACTATCTTTCTTTTTCGATACTTTTTGAATATATCCTTCTGTTATATAGTTATTATTTATTTTTATATCATCCAGATTTATTCTAGGTAATGTATTGAATTTATTTTCTGTATAAGCTACTCTGTATAATACTTCTTCTACTTCTGCTTGAGATGCATAAGGTTGCAGTATTAAATCTTTACTTATCTTTATATCAGATTGAGGTTCTTCTTTACGTAACTCACAGTAATACTCATAATTTTCTACAGGGTCTCCTATTGCTCCTGATAATATCAATGGTATCATAGCTTTTTTAGAACAAATTCTTTTTTCAACGTTGTCATGAATTTGTTTAACCAATGGTTCATCAGATGCTTCTGGTATTTTATCATAAATTTCGTCTAACGCTGCTTTAGAGAAACCTGCTAATGCACAGAAACCGATTCTTATCTTATCTCCTTCTACCGTAAAGTTCCATTTAGATTTCTTTAAGTCAAGAGGTAAGAATTTTACACCATTAGATACAGCGTCTAAATATAATTCATACAATTTACGTTTCTTTTCCTCTGTCTTACCACTTTTATTATTATAATTACATGTAAGAGTCGCTGCTATAAACTCTTTAATATGATGTACCTTATAATAAGCTGTTATATAACATATTGTAGCATAAGCTATCGCATGAGACTTATTAAATGAGTATTTTCCTGAATCTAATATTAATTTAAAGATATAATTAAATGTTTCGTCATCCATAGAACCACGTACTAAACTGTGTAATTTTTCTTCATAAGTTTTTATTTTATCGAATTTCTTTTTAGCAGATGCTTTCATTAGGTCATAACCTTCATGAAGAGGCAATCCCATATTAGAACATACTGCCATTAATTGTTCTTGATAAATCATAATACCGCAAGTGTCTTTAACTACACTATCATACATAGGATGTATTAGCTCAATATCTTCTTTACCGTTTAAGACATTGATATATTTCTGATCTAACTTAGAAGAAATACATGGTCCTCTGACAAGTGCTAAACAGTTTGCTAACTCTTCTATACTATTTGGTTTTAATTTATACATTCTAGACTTATAAGTGTTGGATCCGATTTGGAATAGTCCTGTAGTATTTCTAGAACTAATTAATTTCCATACTTCTTCGTCATCATAATTGTCAAATTCTATATCAAATATATCGCCTGTTAGCTTTTCACATTCACTTATAATATTTAATGTATTCACAAATTTGTTAATTTTTTATAATTTCTTTTATTAATTCTTCAGTAATTTCTGTATCATATTTTATTTGTACCAATTTTATATTATGTTGCTTAAGTAATTCTTTTTTAAGCTGATCTCTTTTTTGAGATCTTTTAAATGCTTCTTTATCTTTATGAAAAAATGGAATATATTCATAATGTTGTTTACCGTTATATTCTATACATAGATTTTTATCTTCTATATAAATATCTAAACGCATATGAGTTCCTTCTTCTGTTATTAACCAATCAAAAGTTTTTTCTATAGATATTTTATCTTTATCTATATATTTGTAAAGATGGCTTAATATTTTTCGAATGTCTACACTCATCCAAGAATTATTAAAAATATATTTACTTTTTCCATCTGATACTGCTAAAGATATGTCTTCAATAGAATCATAATATGCTGAAAATGCTTGATACGTAAAATCGCATTCTTCATTTATTAATTTCGAAGATATAAAATTATATTTCATATATATTTTTTTTACTTCAGATAACATATAATCAATACCAGGTTTTACTTTTTGAGGAGTTAATCCTAGTTCTTTTAATAGATTAATCCATCCTCCAAAATTTTTATCTATATGACATTGATTATATTTTCCGTACTTCCTATATAATGAACTATTTGTTGTATGATTTTTTATACAAAAATTATATACATCTTCTTTCACTTCTTCTGGAGTGATTTTAGATGCAATATTTAATGGTATATTTAATTCGTTTAAAAAATTAGTAAAAGAACCAAATAATCCTTTAATTCCTGTTTTACTATATTTTGTTTTCTTTTCAAATAATTCACAAGTTAAATATCCATATTTTTCATAAACTTCTTTTCCAGCATCTAATAATTCTTTTTTTGTATTTTTAGATGGTTTATTTTTAATATTGAGTTCTTTACATATTTTTTTAATTCCTCCATATTTAGTAAAAAAATTATTATAATCAGATATTTCAAACGTTGTATACGTTTTAAATATATTTTTATTCATATTATTTTCTATTTTATATATCCTTAAAATTTCAGTATATACTTCTTCTTTTGAATATTTAGGTTTATTCACTTTATATCACCTCATAAGTAAATTACCCTATGAAATGATATTTATTGCTATAAAGAAATTATAAAAAATGCTAGGTCATTTCTGCCTAGCTCTCGTATTTTCATACGAAGTTCAGACTGTATCTTTTTACGTGGGGTTGTCATATATAATTACTTATATATGATGGAGATATTCTCCCAGTCGTTGAGGCGGATCTTATCGTGCCTGCTGATTTTCCCTATTTTTTCGATTGTTACGACTACAATAATTACAAAATACTGTAGGTGTACGAAAAACTTAACAGGTTGTACTTTTTGTACTTTTCCAGCATATAACCCACTACATATGAGAGGGCAAAATCTACCCTAAATAATCGTATTTAACTAATTTTTGACTTTCTGCCGCATGTAAATCAAGTGAAGTTGCATTTAATTCTTTGTCTACTTGTCTTATCATTGGAGCGACATCTATTATATCTGTATCTGCTATTAAAGTACCTGCTGCATGTATAGACATATGAGAAGGCAAATTTTCTAACTTCATGGCCATGTCGAATAAGTCAGGATATTTTTTTTGCCATTCTTTAAGCTCTGGTATATATTCTAATGATTCTTTAATAGATAAATCTGTTTTCTTATCTTCAGTTCCTTCGATATAATAAACTTGTGGAATTAGTTTTGCTATTGTATCTATTTCTTTTAAATCTATTCCGTACAATCTTCCTACGTCTCTAATTGCACTACGTGCTTTACGTATACCAAAAGTAGATACGGCCGCACATTTTTCTATACCGTATGTGTCTATAGTATATTTAAATAGTTTATCTCTACCTTCGCCACTTTCACAGTCCAACGTTTACACCCTCGGTTTCCCGATATTTATTAGGGGACTAGACTATATCTTTACCATTTCAGGCACACCGTACATAGTCGTTGAACGTTCTCCTATTCGGAGCTCCGCTGCTGATTTCCCATTTTTGCGCTACTTAGCACACGTAATAACCCTATACGTGCTTTTATCTCAGCTTATAGCATCCTTAACATTTCTTTTTACTTTCGCAGCATTCACGCTTAGGCTTGTTTCATCCTTACGTTGTAGCAGTTAAGGCTTTAGGGTGAGCCAATGTAGGTTAAGCATTGGCTCTTTGTTCCAGCAATTCTCGGTGTCGTAATCCTATAGATTATCTTTCTCTATAAGACGACTAAATTTATTTCTTTTTCTATTTAAATAAATGGTTGAGTTTTTATACATAAATTTATATAGCTCCTTACTTCTTTTGTTTGAGCTATATTCTAAACTATATACTTCTTGTTCTTCTCTTCTTTTATAAAGTTTTGGTATTTTAATTTTACATGATTCATTTATTATATTATTTATGCTATTTAAAAAATCATATGTTCCTATAAAACACGTTTTATATCTATCATATCCTCCACATTTATAGCATGTAATACATCCGTCGCCATCAAAATAACCACGTATAAAATGATGTATTAAGTGTTTAGGTACCTGTTCTTCAGTTGGAAACGTAAGCACATTAGTCTTATGTTCTATCACTCCTAATTTGATTAAATCATCAACTATTTTATCGCTAGTCATTGCTATTCTGCTATATTCTGTTCCTATTTTATAACTATTAGAAGATATATAATCATGAATAGGATATGTTGATTTTATAGATTTTTTAAATGCTTCTAAATGTTCTTTATCTGAGCTGGATAGTGTAATACCGAAAACTTTTTGGTTATTATTTATTGATATATACCCATCAGCATATATAAAACCTAACCAATAAGCTTTTTCTTCAGTGTCTATAACCTCAAAGAATTTTTCATCTAATGAATATTTCCTTGAGTTTTCTTTGTTACTTCTTCTTTTTACACCTGCTGTTTTTAATACGTATAAAATTCCGCTATAGCTCATATTGTATTTTTCTGATAATTGCAAAGAAGAACTTCCGTTTTTGTATTCCTCTATTATTTTTTTGTTTCGTTCTTGTTTTTCTTTTTTGTTCATTTAAATCACCCAGTATTATATTACTTAACTATACCATTTATTTATATAGACTTTGAAATTTTTAATCCACGTCTGGAATTGAACCAGTTCTATAAACAGATAAGAATCTATCAAATAATAAATTATACTTAATAGAATCTATCTTAGTTATTCCGATTAAATAAGCCACTATACTACCACATACTGAACCACGTCCTGGTCCTGTTTTAATTCCGTCTAATTGAGCATTGTTAACTAAATCTTGCATAATTAAAAAATAAGAATTAAATCCTAGCTTATCTATGACATCTAATTCTGTATAAATTCTGCTCACATATTCGCTAGGATTTGTTATCTTATATTTAATTTCGTCTAATCTTTTAAAACATAAATCTTCCAAATACTCTTTTTCGCTGTTATATTTATCTGGCACTTTGAATTTTGGTAGATTTAATTTATCTGCTTTAAATTCTACAGTTTCGCATTTACTGTTAATTACATTTGTGTTTTCTATTGCTTTTAATATAACGTCTCTATCATATAATTCGCTATCAAAACTTCTGACTAGCTCATCATAACTCATCATATAATAGATTTTATCTACATATACAGACTCGTTTTCATTTTCTGGTGCTTTCATTTTTCTGTTTATTCTTATATGAAAATCATGAGTCTTCCAGTCTTCTTTATTTACATAGTGAACATCATTTGCTGCAACCAATGGTACATTCATTTCTTCTGACAAATAAATAAGTTCAATGTTAACATCTATTTGTTCTTGAAATTCTCCTGGCTGTATTTCAAGATAAAAATCTTCACCGAATATAGATTTGAATTTATTTATATATCGTTTTGCTCCTTCTATATCTTCGCATAAAATCAAGCGTGGGATTATTCCTCCCACGCATGCAGATGTACATATTAAACCTTCACTATGATTTTCTAAGTATTCCATTGTAGTTCTAGGGACTTTATAGAAGTTATTTATACTAGCATCTGAAGTTATCTTTAATAGATTTTTAATACCTGTCATATTTTTAGCTAATAATATTAAATGTGTATTAGTTTTTTCTTCTTCCTCTTCTTCTGGTTGAAGATAAACTTCACAACCTATTATAGGTTTTATATTATTATCTATACAGGCATAATAAAAATCATACATGTCTGCTAGCGAACCATGATTTGTTACGCATACAGTTTGCATATTTAATTCTTTTAGCTTATCGACTAATTGATCTAATAAGATTATACTATCACCTACACTGCCGTAAGCTAAATGTAAATGAGTTATTACATAGTTTTTACCATAGTCCATCGTCATTATCATCATTGACTTCTATGATTTCGAACTCATTTATCTCATCGTCTTCAAAGTCAATTTCTCCGTTTTCCGCAATCTGGCACGCAAAACATTTCCCTAACTTCTTATGGTCCTCTTCATAATGAACACAATCTATTATATTATTTAGTTCATCTAATTCTATTTTAATACTCTCACGGGTACAAAAAGTTCCTTCCTCTTTAACTGAATCTCGCGGCTGTGAACAGCACGCAGAATTATATTTGCACATATATATGTCACATTTCACTGTAGTTTTATGTTCTGTCATATTATTCTCCTCATTATTTTATTTGTATTCTCTACATTTTATGTCATTGCAATTAAAAATTTCTCTTAATATACTCCTATGACATTGCAAGTCATCTTTCTCGTAGCATATTAAAAATACATCTTTTCCCTCATCCAGGTATTCTTTTATTTCGTAAAACGATTTTTCAAATTCAGAGCTTGTTGATGCTTGTTCTATATATTCTTCTCTGAACTCTTGCCAGTTCATTAAACCATCTTTATATCTTGCAAATATATATTCTGAAGGAGCTAAAGATGGTCTCCATATAAGATTATATTTCTTTGGATTGAATGTTGTAGTCGGTCTAAATCTTGTTATTAATATTTTTACTACATCTTCATTGTCTGGCAAATTTTTTATATTACTTAAATATGTTGTATATAACATGTTCTACCTCCTAATTATATTATAATAGCCACCCATTTCTGAGTGGCTATATTATATATTATAACATATATAAATTAATATTAATTTGAGGTATAGCTTTTTTTCTAGATTTACTTTTGATATTTTGGTCGATATTATAAAATTTTAGAGCTCTTAAAACTTTTTCTGTTACTTCTGAAGAAAATTGGAATGTTACAAGTCCAATTTGGTTATCTACTTCCATGAATTTTATATCTTCATTTAGATATATTTTTTCTTCTGGATATAGATTTGAGTGTAGTGCATAAGTGATACATAAAGCAGATTCTGTTCTACCTATAGTTTCGACTCTATCTCCTGTTACTACTGAATGATAACTCATTCTGTCTGGTTCTTCAACAACTTGGATAGCGCAATTTACAAGATCTTCTACGCGAAATCTTTGTATAACACTATAATTTTGCAATATATCATTTAGGCAATCTGTTATATAGTCAGCTGCAAATGAGAAATTTGCATCATAATAAGAAGTCATTTACGTTAACTCCATTATCTGTTTTAGGTTTCTGCTTTTTCATTTTCTCCGTTTGTAACTCATATACTATTTGTGATAGTCTATAACATTCACTTTCTAGACGAGCTATTCTTTCCATCATTTCTTCTTTAAAGTCAGCTTGATCTTTTCTAAATCGCTGCATTTCTAATTCTTCACCCATGGATCTAGCAGCAGTACCAGGTAATGTTAATATTCTATGAGCTGCAGGATCTACCATTGCTACACTACTAAAATCATTAGGAGCAAGAGTTCTACTGTAATCTACATTTAAACTAGGCTCATAATTTCCAACAACTATATCGCCTTCATTATTAGCAAACAATGAACCTGATGCAAATTCTGATATTTCACTATAGTCATTTCTATTTCTATTAACAGTCATTTTTTATCTCTCCCCTGTTGTACCGAAACCTCCTCTATCTTTGTTTCCAAAAGTTTCGACTTCATCAAATATTAATAAAGGCATTGATTCCATTATTCTGAATTGTCCTATTTTATCTCCTTGATGAACCATTGTACCTTTACATTTACCTGTGCCTTCTAGTATTTCATCTTTACCTTTAAGACAATAAACTGGCATTAACCATTCATCGTTGTCTCCTATATAAGTATCATCTACAACACCTACTGAGTTAGTTTGTATAACTCCCCAAGTTTTAAATGTAGAACTTCTAGGAGCTAGATGTCCTTCATAGTCTTTAGGTAATTCAAGGGCAAATCCTAATGGTACTTTAGCCATTTCACCTTCTTTAACGAATACATCTTTACGTGCATAAACATCTATCCATTTACCTATGGCTTTTTGTTTTAATTTAGTAGCACCTTCAAAATATTTTATTCTTAATTTTATTGGTTCTTTTGTTGTCATTTATTTTACCCCTCCATCTTCTTCACTGTGACAGCTGCATCCTCCATCGCCACATTGACATTTACTAGTTTGTAATTCAGCTATTTCCATATCTTTTTCGTCTATCATATTGTTCAATCTATTTATCTCTTGTTGAGATTCTACTAGTTGACCTTTTAGTATAGCTTCTGATATAGTTAGCTGTTTTATTTTCTCTCCTAATTCTTGTATGATTCCATCTGCATTCATATTAATGAACCTCCTTTATATATTTTAACCACATTTACTCCATGAGCATTCTGGGTTTTGACAACTTACGCATCCTCCTATTGCTAGAAGTGTTTTCTTACCACAAGCAGGACATGTTGTATAATAATCGTCTAAAGAGTTAGCTTTTTCTTTAACCTTTTCTTTAGTTATCTTGGGTTTGACTGTTTTCTTTGGTTCTGGCATGTCTTCATCTTCGTATTCATTGATACCATATTCTTCGCAGAATTCTTTATGCGCATCTAATAATGCATATGCTACTGCTGAAGCACAAGATGAACCTTTAGATGTTGCATGAGTAACATGTTTAGAAACTTGGTAAGCAGGACAGTCTACTACTGATAGTAATTGATCTACTATTTCTTCTGCTGGAGCTCCTTTTCTAGCACATAAACTAGATAGTCTAGATACAGCATTTAACATAGATAAGCAACCGCCTTTAGATCCTTTGTCTAAGAATACCTGTCTTAAGTCTCCTGTATCTGGATCGAAATAGAAATTGCAATGTAAGTGTCCGCATCCAGTAGTTAATTCACGATATACGCCACGTACATTATTATCTATCAATAAAGTGTCTCCAAATTGTAAACCAGATTCATTCTTCATTTCAAATACTGGAACTTCTGTTTCTTCTTCTTTAGAAGCTTCAGTTAGAATAGCATCACGTTTACAACCTGCTCTATATATAGTTAATCCTTTACATCCTTGTTGCCATGCATATATATATGCTTGTTTAACATCTTCTACTGTAGCACTCTTAGGAAGATTAACTGTGGAAGATATTGACGCGTCTATATATTTTTGCCATGTTGCTTGAACTTTTACTCTATTTTCTACTGGTACTTGATGAGTTGTTATAAAGAATCCTGGCAATTCATCACTTACTGATAAATCATGTAGTTCTTTATATTCTTCTGCTTGTGTATTATCTATTAGATATGTTACTTCTTCGCCTCCATTTAAGCTTTTAGTTTTACGAGTATATTTTAAGCTGAAGAAAGGCTCTGCTCCATATGATGTGTCTAGCATACCAGCTATTGAACCTGTTGGTGCTATTGTAAGTAATTGTGAATTGAATAAGCCTTCTTCTAATGCTTTGCACAATTTGTCAGCGTTATATTCTATATTTTCTAATAGATTTCTAATTGGTTTAGATCTTTTAAGTCTTTCAGCATCATAACCATAGAATGGTTCTAATCCTTTTTCTTTCATGTAATCATTAGATGCTATTATTGCATGATATAATATAAAACTACCTAACTCATCTATTATTTTAATAGATTCTTCAGAGCCATAAGTTATTCCTAATTTGATTAGCATGTCTGCAAATCCCATTACTCCTAAACCTATTTGTCTATATTTCTTAACACTTTCTCTTTGCATTTCTAATGGATGAAGATCTGCACCTTCTATTAATAAATCATTTATTGCGTATACTGCTTTATATATTGTACAAGCTAATTCCATATAATCTATGATTGCAGTTTCTGTATAAGGATCCAATACAAATTTAGATAGATTTATTGCACCTAGATTGCATGCTCCACCTGCAGGTAATGGTTCTTCTGCACATGGATTAACTCCTGCATATGCAAAGTCACCTGCTTTAATATATTCAGATAATAAATTATTGTTATTAATATTATCCCAATAAAGAATACCAGGTTCAGCATAGTCCCAGTTATTCTTTGCTAGTTTTTCGAATAATTTGTCTGCATCTACTTCTTTAGTTATTAATGAACCGTCTTCTAATAAGTAAGAACAAGTATATTTTTGTTTGGTAACTACTGCATTCATAAAGTCATCAGTAACTTTTACTGATATATTAGCTGATGTTACTTTGTCTGTATTAGTTTTCTTATCTATAAATTCTTCTATGTCTGGATGATTTATATCCATAGATAACATTAATGCTCCACGTCTACCTTTTTGTCCTATAGTATCAGTTACTTGAGCGAATGTATCCATGAAACTGCATGCACCTGTAGTAGTCTTAGCTGCATTATGAACAGGAGCTCCATTAGGTCTTAAATTAGATATGTCTATGCCTACTCCTCCTCCATAAGAGAAAGTTCGAGCAAGTTTACCACAAGTATCATATATACTTTCTATATTATCATCAGGTGGTTTTAATACATAACAATTCGAATATGTTATTTTAGTCCCTTGATCTTGAAGTCCTCTATTGGCTAATATTCTACCGCCGAATATAAATTTCTTATCTACTATTAATTGTTTTAAATCTGGATCGCCATTTGATACACGATCTAACCATTCATCAAATGTTTCACCATTATTTTGATATTTGTCACGCCATGTGCTGTGTGCTAGCTTGTTTGGCAACCAATCATTAAGATTCATATGTTTTCCTCCTTATAACTCATTGTTGTCGTCTATTATATAATTGATTATATGTTGAGACCATGGCTTAAATCTACTATAATTGTCTATCAATTGTTCTTTAGTAAACCATTGATACATATATTTTTTATTACATGGCTCCATAGTAAATGCAAAAGTATCGAGTACAAATGCTATGCCTAAGTGGCTATCTCCTACATCTTTAACAAATCCTACATGCTTAAAAGGTAATGGTTTATATTTGATTATATTAGTATGTAATAATCTTACTAAAGATGAAAATAAATTATCTGAATAGCCGTCTTCAGGATATATATGATCATATAATCCTACAGAATATAAATCAGATGGTTTATTTATCGGAGCATCGCTACGTTTCATAACTAAGAATTCGTTTTTATCATTACGTATCATTAAAAATGGCATGATTTGTGTAACCTCTATACATTTGTCTAGACCATCATGTGATATGAATTTCCCGTCATTAAATTCGGTATAAATATTTTTATTATTAGCATAAGTAAAGCCATTATCGAATTCATTAACTTGTGAAAATGGAATGGCTAATACATCTTTATAATCTATTGCACTTTTCTTTTTCTTCTTTGCCATATACATACTCCATTCTATTAAACAAATAGAGGACGTTAATCCTCTATTTATATTTTATCTATTTACTTTTTTTAACAGCTTCTTTAAAAGGTTTGCCAGCTTTAAATACTGGAGCTACAGTAGCTGGTACTTCTATTTCTTGTTGTGGGTTTCTTGGGTTTCTACCTTTTCTTGCAGCTCTTTCTCTTATTTCGAATGTACCGAATCCTGTTATTTGTATTTTATCACCGTTTTGTAATGTTTCAGTTATAGTATCTGTGAATGCGTTTAAAAATTCTTCTACCTCTTTTTTAGGTTTGTTTAATTTGTCTGCCATTGTTACAGTTAATTCAGTTTTGTTCATGTTATTGTCCTCCTGTTATTTCTTTTCTATTTTTTGTTGTTTCCATAGTTCTATAGCTTTTAAATGGCACTTGTCACAAGGACAATCTTTAAATTCTCCAAATAAACATTTTTGTGTACTGACACATTCAGTACTATCTGGTAAGTTATAATAATTCTTGACACAATTTATCATACATATCTTACCTTTATTACTATCAAAAGCTATTATCGAACTATTTATTATTTTTTTAATTGAATACTGATTACATGTTGCATTTTGTAGTAATTTTTCAAGAGTATTTATATTTATCCCCTCTATATTACTTTTAGACATAATATATTCAAATCCTTCCATAATTTTACATCTCCTTTTATATTAGTTTCATAAATATGTATTAAGATTTCAAAACTTCAGATAGTCTACCCAAAGAATCTTCTATTTTATCTTCAGTTCCAAAGTCTGCATTATAAGCAACTATAGGTAATTCGTCACCGTCAGATACTATAACTATATAATATGTATCATCAGGATATTGGTTTTTATATTGAGGGCTGTTTTTTATAGTACTAAATTTATCTGCAATATAATGCATGATATTATTATCAAAATCAACTCCTATAAATATTAAAGTATGACTATGCATAGGTTCATCAGAATCTAAATTGAATATAGCTTCTTCTAATTCTTCTGTTAAGTCTGCGTTCATTATACTATTAGCAAAAGGTAATGTAGGAACTATAGTGCCATCGCATTCAGTATCTTCGTACATATTATGTGTTAAAGGTTTGCCACTGATATCGATTTTACTAGAATCATATATCATTTCTTTTTTGCACTTGTTACATTTCAGTACTTTATAATTACCTTGTAATGGTATGTATCTTATATTACAATTAGAAAATGTTCCATCACTATTGTCATCGACTAATGTTTTTACTATTCCTAAATCTATTAATCCTTCTATTAATTGTTGACTCTTATTAAGAGAATCAGCGTCTTCTTTATAGACCTTTTCTTCATAGAAGTTCCAAAATTCTTTAGGCGTTTTCTTCATAGATTTTCTGCTATAATGTTTATCATCGTTGTAAGGTAAAAACATTTCTTTATCTGATATAACATCATTCCCTACTATTATAGTAGCATCTTTATATTTAAAAAGGTGTTTTTTTAAATCATCTATCGTAGGTTTTTTCAGTTTATTCGTCATTACTATCGTTGTCCTCCTCTACTATTTCTATATCTGGTTCTTGTTGTTCTTGACTCCAACAATTATCACATAAGAATTCTGTTTCCATTGGTTTATTAGGATCCACACCTATTGTTGGTAATTCTAATGAACAACTAGAACATACCCAATTACCACATTTAGAACACTTATGCATTTGATCTTTGAAATCTACTGCACCACATATTTCACAAGTTATCATTTCTCTTAATGTTGGCGGTTCATTTTGTTGTTTGCTAAGTTCTAATATCTTTTCATTAACTTCTTCTCTTGATAATCGCGGCTGTTTCGGTTCTTCAAAATGTGAAACAGATATGTTAGATAAAGTAGAAGGCATATAACCTTCTACTTTTTTATATTCACATTTATTAAGTTCTAAGCCACTGTACATATCAAGATATTCTTTGTGTTTACACACATCTTTTTTAATACAGTTACTACATATCATAGTTTATACCTCTATATATCTGTCTATTACAAAGCATGCATCTGCAAATAATTGTTGGAAGCTTCCTACTGTACCTTTTAATAATGGTATAGGAGTTAGCTCTCCAAATTGTGCTTCTATACATTGTGCTATCTTTTCTAGTTCTTCTTCTGGTACTTTACTGCCTAGTTCTTTATTGGTTTCAAATAATACGTCTCTAGGTCTTATTAAAGTAGATGGTTTATTGATATCTACTTCACAGTCACGAAGCATAGCTGCCATTAATAATTCATCTGTTAATGCATTATGTGCATCAGGTCCTAATACACCTTTATTTATTAACATGTCACATACTATTTCGCATAATTTTCTATCCTTTTCTGTAAGCTTCTTACCGAATTTATCTAGACATTTAACTATTAATTCTCGTAAGTCATCTACTACAAAAAAGTCAAGAAAGTCTTCTGCTGTTTCGTTTTTAAGTTCAGGAAACAATTCATATACACCTTTGTCTTGTCCTGGAAATACCAACATACTAATCCTCCTTTATCATACCCATACTATATTTAAGATAACTTTCTAATACATCTCTTTCGTTATCTGGTATTCTTTCTAATATCTTTTTGGCCTCCATAGAATAATCAAGTTGTAGTTCATATAGTTTTTTACTATAATCTTTTATTAACTCATTTATCTTTGAATAACCATAAGTATAGGTATTATCGTTTATATATTTTACTAATTTATTTTTTGTTTGAAGTGATATGTCTGCTAGATCGAATCCTTCTGGTAAGTTGACGACTTTACAATACATATCATTCTCCATAAATAGGTTAGCAGCTTTCTGTGTAGCATATCTTCCTTTATCATCTCCGTCATAGATAATTATAGGGATCTTATTCATTCTCTTTATAATTTCTACATGTTGTTGAGATAGACTTGTACCTAAAGTACATACTACATTCTGCAAACCATATTTAGTTGCAAGGATAACATCCATGCTTCCTTCTGTAATAATAATATAGTTAACTTCTTGTTTTATATAATGAATACCATAAAGAAATGTTGATTTATTAAATATTTCTGAGTTCTTAGAGTTTATATACTTATTATTTACGCCTTTAGTTCTAGTATCTAATAGTCTTTTATTAAAGCCGACGACTTGATTGAACTTAGAATATAACGGAAATACTATTCTATTTGTTTCCTTGTCATATCCTATATGCCATTTCTCTATCTCTTTAGATGTTATTCCTCTGGACTCGAGATATTCCATAGCTTCTGATGTTAAATCTTTATGATATTTATTAGACATTTTAAGATTTTTATCATATTTAGCTTGATTCTTGTTGTCTGGTATAGGTATATTTGCTCTATTAGCTAAACATAATAGAGCATCTTGCCACGAATATTCTCCTTCGGTTATCCATTGTATAAATGCTATACAATCTGAGCCATATTGATTGTCTTGATTACAACCAAAGCAGGCCCAGGTATTTGTATCAGTAAATACAGTAAATGAAGGAGTACTGTCTCTATGTTTAGGATGTGGACATTGTCCTTGCCAAGTATTAGGGCTAGCCTTTTTCATACTTGTGTATTCATTAGCTAGCTCTAACATATCAGTAGCATTTTTAACTGTATTTATGAACTCTCTTTCGTAGATCATATTCTCACCTCTTATTTAACTTCGAACTTATCTGGTTGTGCTGTTATGACTACTCCTTTAACTTCTATATTGTCTAGATATAATTTACCATTATGACTAAATCCTTCTTTCTTAAGATCTTTCTTATTGACAGTTTCTACAGTTTGAACTTTGATAAATTTATCTTGTTTATTTTTCTTTAAACATTCTATTATTGCCTCTTCATCATAGTCATATTTATCTTGTTGTTTCTTTATAGATAATGTACCATGAGGTAATTTTATAGAACGTTTCTTGCTGTTTTGTAATTCTTTAGTAGCATATGATTCTAATAGTCCTGAGAAGTATTGTATTTGACCATCTATTCTATTAAATTCTTTTGTTTTATATGCTTCATATTCTCTTTGAACTCTTTCAAGTTCTTGATTGATTAATTCTTCAGTCTTAGCTCTTTCTTCTCTTAATTCATTTACTACTTTACAAAAATAATTAGCTTGTTGAGGGTTTTGTATTATCTCTCTGTCAGATTTTTCATTACCAGTTACGTTAATATTTAATTCTTCAGCTTCCATTTTAGATATGCTTTCATTTAAGTCTTTTATAAAATCCTCTGTATTGAACATATTCCCATCTCCTTTTATTTAATATTTTTAATTTGTTCATCATACTTTTGCTTCTTGATTATTATTTTTTCTTGTATTTCATCCCAACTATCTCTTACAAGGATTTGATATACATAGGATGTTCTACTTATACTATTAGCACGACGTATTCTACCATGTCTTTGAGTTTGTAATGCGTAGCTTTCAGCTAAGTCATATTCTATTAAATATTTACACCATGATAAACTTATTCCTTCTGTCATAGCATTAGTTGCTATTAATATATCATGGTCACCAGCAAAGAGCTCATTAATTTGTCTATGTCTTTCTTTACTATTCATAGAACCATTGACCAATGCAATTTTTACAACCATTTGTTTTTGAATTTCTTCAACTAATAGTTGTTGCATGCGTTCATATTTAGTAAAGATACATACTTTTTCTCCTGAGCTTATTATATCTGTTACTAGACTTAATAGTATATCTAACTTAGGACAGCTACTGTTACACATATATTCTTTAGCTGCTTCGCTATCACTAAGTGCTAATAGTCTTGGATCGTCTACTAACTCTTGAGCAAATGTTTGATGCATTAATTTCTGAGTGACTAACTTATTATATTTCTCATCAAATTCAAGCTTAGACTTGTCTTTAATACGATATTCGTAGTCATTTATTTGTTCATTGATTTCGTCTAGACGTTCCATTATTCTTCCATTTGTTTCAACCATTGGTTTAGGCATTTCACAGTACACTTTATTAACAATTAGTTCTGGAAGTTGTTTGTAAATTTCCTCTCCGTCTTTAACAAAGATATATGGCTTAAGGGTATTGAATAAGTGTTTTTCATTCTTTAATCCAGATACTTGACCATAGCTTCTATATTTTAAATAATTACTAGCGAACTTACCATGAGTAGGAAATAGTTCAGGCTTAATCATTTTAAATATACTGTATATATTCTCTGGATTCTTTGTGATAGGTGTAGCTGTAAGACCAAACTTATAAGGCAAATGATTGAAGCGATACAGAGCTTTAGATTTATTTCTTTTGTAATCTCCAATATAATGTATTTCATCTAGGATGATTACTTCTGAACCTTTCTCTAATAGCTTACTGCTCACTTTTTCATTTTTAAATGTTTCATAATTAAGTACATATAAATCTGTATCTTCGAATTGTTCATCGAACTTTTTACCACGTGCCTTAGACGGAGTCTCAATAGCTTTAACTCTTAAGTCAGAAAACTTCTTAACTTCTTCAACCCATTGATATTTAAGCGAAGCTTTGACGCATATTATTCCTGGCTTATCTGTTAAACCCTGATTGCGGAGTTCTAAAAAAATGCCTATAGCTATGGGAGTCTTTCCACTACCGACAGGTAATATCATAAGCGTGTTAGGATTATGAATAGCATGATAGATAGCTTCCTTTTGATATGGAAAGGGCTGCAACTTCATAGTTGAGCCCATGTTATCCCATATGTTCTTCCTTGGTTTAAGTTTCTTATTTTTGATTAAATTTTTTGACATTTTCTTACCTACCTTTAGATTCAAATTTTAAAAAAATTCTCTCAATTTTTCGCCACAAACAAAACTCGATTTTTTTGGTCAACTGACATCACTTTTTTAATTTCTATAAACTAAAGATTGGTCTATCTCGTTTAAAAATCTAGAAGGTCTTACAAATTGTGTTTTACCTTGTATTTTTTGTTGTTGCGGATAAGTCATAAATAAATAATCTTCCGCTCTTGTGATACCTACAAAAGTCAATCTTCTTTCTTCTTCTAATTGTTTAGGATCGTCTATAGATTTATAATGAGGGCATGTACCTTCACACATATTTGTCATTATAACTGCAGGGAACTCTAAACCTTTAGATTTGTGTATAGTCATGATTTGTACAGCATCTTCGTTTTCGTCTATATCTTCTCTATATAGAGAAGATTCAACTAATAGTTCTTCTATGCTATTGTACTCTTCTGCTACATTGGCTAATTCTTGTAGATTTAATAATCTTTCTTGATAAGTGTCTTTATAGTTTTCTTTTAAATATTGTAAATAATCAGTTTCTTTGATTATATACTCTATAAAGTCTTTAGAAGATAATTCAGTCTTTTTAGAATCAAGTTTTTTAAGAAATTTGTTATATTCTTTAATACCAGTTTTAGCTTTACCTTTGACTGGTAAATTAGGGTTGTCTAAAGCTTTTCTTATAGATATTGCTCCACCAGGATATTCGCGTGCGAACTCATCTATGTTATCTATAGTTTTATCGCCAACGCCTCTTTTTGGTATGGCAATAGTTCTTTTAAATGCTAGAAAATCATGTTCATTTACTGTTAAACGTGCATATGCTAAAATGTCTTGAACTTCCATTCTACAGAAAAATGGAGTTCCACCAATTAGCGTATATTTGATTCTAGCACGCATAAGTGCTTCTTCGACAGATCTTGATAAATAGCTCATTCTGTTTAGAATGGCTATATCGCTATATTTTAGCCCTTTTTTACCATGTAGCATTTTGATGTATGCTACGATTTTTCTAGCTTCGTCTTTTTGGTTAGTACATTTAGTAATTACGATTGGAGCGCCTTTTATGCCTCTACCGCATTCTACGGATTTTTCGATTTGTTTCTTATTATGACGGATTATTGATTTTCCCGCATTTACAATAGTTTCAGTACTTCTGTAATTTATGCCTAAATTGTACATTTTAAGCTCTGGATACAAACTTCTTAAATTAAGCATAACGTCTAAATCTGCACCTCTAAAGCCATATATTGATTGATAGTCATCTCCTACGAAAAATACGTTATGGTTATTTCCTGATAATAAGTAGATTAATCTACAATCTAGTTGTGAACTATCTTGATTTTCGTCAGCTGATATATATTTCCATTTGTTGTTTATTACTTTTTTAACTTTTGGATAGTTTTCTAATAAAACAACTGTTTGTAGTAACAAATCATCAAAATCCATACTTTGATTTCTCTTTAACTCAGTTTGATATTCTGAGTAGCCATCTGCTAATTTTCTTTCTGTGTCATTTGCAGCTTCTTTATAAGCTTGATTAGTTAATTTACAGTGTAACTTACAATCAGATATATATGTTTTTAGTATAGCAAATTCTATGTCATACTTTTTGCCTATTTTCTTCATTATCTTATCTGTTTCTTCTTCATCTAATATTGTAAAAGTTTTTTCATAGTTAAGATGATGTCCATGTTGTCTTAATATTCTATTACAAATACTATGAAAAGTACCGACTGTTATTCTTTTACCTCTATCGCCAACTATAGAAACTATTCTTTCTTTCATTTCATTGGCTGCTTTATTAGTAAAAGTAGTTAATAATATATTAGATGGATCAATTCCACTAGCTATCATATATTGAGCTCTTGCTATTATGACTCTAGTTTTACCTGGCACCTGCAGTAGCAGTAGTTAGAGCTGGACCATTGATATGTTTTACTGCTTTTTGTTGTCCTTCGTTTAACCCTGTCAGTATATTGTCTGTATTAAACATGCTACCTATCTCCCCTCTTTAATAAATTTTTAAATTTTTCATACTTTCTATTTAATCTATTAGATTCATCTGATTCTTTATACATAAAATTAAAGAATCTATTTAAATTGTTGTTTTTTGTACTAATTCTTACATTATATAATTTTCTACTCTGTGTTATTTTCCCTGTTTTAATATTATTTTTATTTAATATATTTATTATATCTTGTAAGAAATCTTTATTCGCACTACAAAAGACAATATTTTTATTAGAAGATACGCTACCATCTCCATCAAAAATTCCACGTATTAAATCAGAATAATATTCATCATCTATAATAGGAAGCCTTACATCAAATGATTTATTATTTGTACAGTTTAATCTTTTCAAATCTTCGCATATTTTATGGTCTTTTATAGATACACGCCAAGCAGTACATATTTTATTATTTATATGTACTCTCTTTTTACTTATTTTGTGCTCACTCTGTAAAAATTTTTTAAATTTTTCTATATGTTCTTTATCTTTTAAACATAATTCAAAACTATAATAATCTTTATCTACGTATCCATCAGTTAGCATTATTCCTAACCAATATGCAGAATCTTTATTTAATTCATTAAAAGAATTACTGTTTATATTATATTTAGAAGGGAGTTTTAATGTTTCTATTTCTGGGTGTTTTTCTTTAAATTTTTCTGATAATACTTGCCTACATATTCCTTCTCTTTTAGAGAATTTAGATTGAGATATACCAGTAGACAAGTATTCATTGTAATACTTGTCTACTATTTCATCATTTACTATTTTACTATGTTTCCTAGGCTTTTTAATTGCACCATCGTACCCACAATATTTTTTAAATAAATCAGTCATATATACCCTGTTAATATTATTTTCTTTAGCTATAGTAGATAAACTTTTATCTGTAGTAAGATATTCATTATATAATTCTTTAATTTTGTCTATTGATAATAACATAAATATCACATCCTTTTTTATGTTATTACCTGTTCTTGCTGTAATTGTTGTAATTTACATAAAAAAATATTTTAAATGTTATTCAAGCTGATCTTCTGATATACAAAATATATAGTCAATTATGTCCCAACCTTTTTCTATGGATTCATCTTCTAGTTTGCTAGCTAATCCATTACTTAGCAAAGTATCTATGTTGTCATCAGTAGGTTCATAACCTCTATCTTTTAGAGCGTTTTCAAGATCTTCGTATGTCCATTTTATTGTAACGATTACGTTATCATCTCTTTCTTCATTCATAATGTTATGCTCCTTATTTTATAAATATTTCGTCGAAGTTATCCCCTTCTGGATCAAAATATTCTGGTTTCTTAGTTTCTTCAACGCTATCTCCACCTATTAATAGTTGAAGCTCTTTAGCTTTTTGAGAACAACTCATACCACTGAATCCTTCTAATAAATCCATATCGTAATTTCCTTTTTCGTCTATTGTTATTCTAACTCTTTTCATTTTCATTCCTCCTAAAATTAAATTATTGAGCCCACATTTCTGTGGGCTATTGGATTAGTATTGAACTACTTCCATTATTGTTTTACCGTTTTTATCAACAGTAGATTCTATACACCAGTTAGACATTGAAAGTTGTTCTGTTATATTTTCAACTTGATAATGATGAGCTATTCTGTCAAGTAAACCTTCTTGACCGCCGTCATTACCTAAGCCTGTTCCCCATATATCTCCAACTAATTCAACGCCACCTTGAGCATTAAATTTAACACCTAAAGATACTCTAGATGGGTTAGCTTTGTTTATTAAAGCAGCATCACAAGTATCGCTACCATAAGCATTAGATATTGTTTTTACAGAATCATCTAAAGTTATATTCATTTTTTCTAAAGCTTTAGCTAAAGTTGATCTACTTACGTTTTTATCCATTACTTTACTTTCTATTTTTTTCCATACTGACATATTATTGTCCTCCTTTAAAATTATTTATTTCTTTTATCTTCTATTTTTTTAAGCAAGTCTTTTCTAACACTTTTAAGCAAATCTATTAAAAGTCCTGCTTCTAGCTCATGTCCATCCATTTCTTCAGGAATTAATTCATCATAATTTCCTCTTAATAAGCTAGGTATATTGTTTTCAAATATGCCTTGAAGATATTGCATAACTCCTATTATTTCTGGAGTTATACCAGTGCCTAAAAATGGTTCTATATCTTCTATTAATTTAGATAGATTTTTAGCATTTTCTTCACATTGACCTAACCCTTCTTTGATTAAGTCTGTTAAATATTCTCTCTTTTCATCCTTTGTTTTTTCTACTTTAGGTATTTCTATGTCCTCATTTTGTTCTAGATCATTTCCAAAATCCATATCTAAAGTTATTTTATCCATGACTTACCCCTCCTTCTTAGTATATAAGATATTAAAATTCAAAGTTGTCTATATCTATATTGTCTAATTCTATTTTTTTGCTATTGCCAGTTTTTTCATTGGCAAATAATGCTCTACCTTTAGCCCATTGTTCTAAAGCTGCTATCTTTTCTTTAGATGACTTGCTTATTGGTATTACTTCTTTTTTGGATTCTATTAAGTCTTTTTTAGTTATTTCAAACTCATTGTCTATATTTTTAGCTTTTCTTACATAAGCTTTCTTTATAGCGGATTTAACTATTTGCTCTAATTCGGCACCAGTATATCCTTGAGTTTCTTTAGCAATTTCTCTAACAATTGGTTCTGGCACTTTTTGTTCTCTCTTCTTGAAATGTACTGCTAATATTTCTTGTCTTTCTTCTTCATTTGGCAAAGAGAAATACCAGATAGCGTCTAATCTACCAGCTCTAGTTAATTCTGGTGGTAAGTCTTTTACATTATTAGAAGTCATAACAGTAAAGATACCTTTATCATTATTAACTAACATATCTAAGACTTTCCCAAATACTCTTGATAGAGTACCACTGTCTGAAGCATTTGAACTTGCATACGAATTGTTATCATTAGGCTTTTTATCCTAATTTCTGGGGCATTATACCCATTATCTCATGTTAATTCATGAGCAGTCCAGCATAGCTTTTTTTGGAATTACTAGTCTACACCAAAGAAGGGCCTCGTGGTAGAATTATACTCCTATATCAGCTGTATAGGTATCATCTACTATGCGTTGCGCCTGACTACTGTTACCAGTATCACTAATTTCCACTATTAATAATAGTTTTATATAGCTTAGTTCTTTATGAACGCCTTCGGTCTCTGATTACGGACATAACCCGCTTTCCAGCTTAATTCCCTTCTAATCACTCTGGGTCTTCTGTAGACTTTGGCCCAGAGCGGCTAATAAATCGTCCTTTTTCATCTCTTGAAATATATGGATGTTCAAGAGCGTGACAGTCTTGACATAATGTGATTCCGTTATCAATATCATTAAATTCTTTCGAGTTTAATATCTTATCTATATTCATATCATATTTATCACATATATCATATAATTGATTTATGTGGTGAGCATGTAAGTTCTTTTTTGTTCCACATTTGGAACATTCATATTTATCTCTTTTAAAGACCTTTGCTCTCCATTCATCATATTTTTCATGCGTGCGTAAATAATGCGAAATCTCTTTATAAGTTTCTTTCTTATTAGCTCTATATTCATCATAGCATTCTTTGCTGCAAAAATGCTTTTTAGCTCTATTATATGCATATTTATTTTTCTCAAATTCTTTATTACAGTTATCGCATGTTATAATTTGAGTTTCTTTTTTTGCATATTCAATTCTGCATTTTTCATTACAGAAATGTAGATTATGCTTATTTTTGATAGCTAGCATTTCTTTTCCGCAATTATTACATTTAACAAATTCTTTATTTTTACGTTGTTCTGCTATTCTACATTCAATAGAACAATATTTTGGAATTTGTCCACGCTTACTTTGTTTATTATAATATGATTCTTTAAGTTTAAAATTTTTACCACAATGTTGACAAATAAGCGAAACTTCTTTACTGTATTTTACTTTGCCTTCTTGTTTTGCTAATTTAGCATGTTCTCTACAGCAATGGAATACTTTATTTTTGCTTTCATTGTATCTTGTAATAGTAATTTTAAACTCTTTATTACAATAATTACATTTGACTATCATTATATATCACGTCCCTAATATACTTATTTATTAAGATATTACCGTGAATGAACGATTTAATTGTTTACCTCCCAAGTTCTTTTCTACTTCATCTATTAATAAAACACATGGTGCTGATGCATTTATTAATTCGACAGCTTGCTCGATTTTCCTTTCTGATTCTCCAACAAATTTAGATAATATTTTAGACATATTTAATTTTAGGAATGGCACACCTAATTCATTAGCTATAACTTCTGCCATTAATGATTTAGAACAACCTGCTATACCTAGTGCTAAATATCCTTTAGGCATTTCAACGCCATATTGTCTAGCATCTGGATCCATACAGATTTTTATTTCTTCGAACCATTTTTTGAAGTTATGGTTACCTCCTATATCTGCCATAGTTTTAGTAGGTATAGAATAATCTATTACATCAGATTTATTTATCATTTCCATTTTTTTATCGTTAAGTATTTTGAGATTAATTTCTCCATATTTATAGAATGATAAATCAAGTGCTTCGATTATTTCGCTTCTACTAAATCCTAACATCTTTTTAGATACTTCTTCTTTGTTGTCTATATTTACTTCTCTAGCTATTTCATAATCTGTTAGAAGTTGTATTAATTCTTCTTCTGTAGGATTTTTATATTCTACAACAGTAAATAGATGTGCTAGTTTAGATGGTGGATTATATCCTTCTGATACGAATATCAATGGGACATATTTTTCATTTCTAACTTCAACCATTTCTCTTAATAATCTTATATAAGATGGATTTTCAAACTGTAAATCATAATCTCTTAAGACTATTGCATGTTCTTCTAATTTTAAGTCAGGATCTGTTTGCAATGAGTTATAATATCTTAAAAATGCTGGTCCTTGTGTATTAGGTATATCTGTCTTTGTGAAATTATTATTTTCTATTTTTACTTCTTGTAAATTAGTTAGAAAACTCCAAACATATATATGATTAAAATAGTTTTTAGTTAGCACATTGAATATAGCTGGTACTACTTCTTTCTCTTGTTCTGTTTTTACCCAGATACAATTCTTCTTTATATTAAGCAATTCTGTTAATTGTTGCTCAAACATAAATTTATCCCTCCTTTTTATAATAAATAAGCATTTATATTTATTAATATTATATCTATAAAATTATTCACTTTATAGTATAAGTTGATTTTATCTTGATTGTTATAATCATATAATGTATTTGCAAGATCTTCTATTGATTTATTTTCTAGATAATCTTCTATAGTTGGCAATCTTAATTCCATATTGTCAAATCTCGTAAATTCATCAGATGTAGACTCTATAGTTATTGTAGCATTTCTTACTACCAAACACACATATTTAACCTTACCTTTACTACGTGATGCTAAACTTGCTCTTTCTATTGTTACTGCATAATCACCGCTGATTATTCTTAAATCTACATATTCATGATCTATTAAGTCTGTAGATTCTATTGTTTCACATAATATTATTGAATCATCTTCTGGAATATACATGAAACGATTAGCTGTAGCTATGCAACTACCGTCTTCTCTAGATAAGCATTTTATAGTAGTATTTATTGTTTGTTCATTAACAACAAATGCATCATCGTTAATATAATTAAAGAATATTTCTTCTTTTGTTCTTTCTGCTATTTCTTTAATTATTGGAATACTATAGATATATTTATTATTTGCTAGAATCATTTCGTCGATAACTTCTGAAATAAAACGTTCTTCGTCTAATATGCATCTTTTTGTAGCATTGCTGTTACCAGATAAATTATATGTTATTTTAAGCTCGATTTGATCAGATTCATTATCATAACTTATTTTAATTTTCATCATTTCGTTTCTTATATTAGAATGAAAATTAACTCCAGCAGTTCCCATTAGTTTTACATAATTTATTGTATAATATATTTCTTCTTCAAAATTATTTAATGCATTTAAATTAAATTCTGTTATTGTACTTGTTCCTTCGCTGTCGTTAACAACTAAAGGATCGTCTAATATTAAAACAGTGTCATTACCTCTTATATGTTTTGAATACATATTAGTCCTCCTTTTTATTTAAAAATATCAAAGTATCGTTTTCATCTAAATATAATTCATTTAGGTTTTTCATGTATTCAAAATTCATATCATGTACATTCCAGATTTTCTGATTACCACTTCCTATAGAACTAAAAAATCCGTCTTCTGCTTCTTCATTATATAAGCATTGTTCTGGGTCAAATTCACCGTCTACTACGATATCTATATATTTTAATAACTCGTCTATCTTCTTAGCAGATATAGGATATTTATTGTTGTTATCAGACATATCTTTTGTTATATATCCTTTACGTGCTTTTGCAAGATCACGCCAAGTATAAACCATTATATTGAAATTATATTTAGTCTTTAATTCTTTGCATAGTATTATTAAATTGTCTATTTGATCTGTTGGCTCACCCTCCGCCGATAGTTATATATTTATTAGGAGCCATAATGTTAATTCTTTCAGCTACTTCGATAGGGCCCCAAGAAAATTCAGCTTTATCAGCATTCCATGTTATAGAATTGAAACAATTTTTACATGCATTTCCGCACATTGCCTTGTTACAACCTAATAGGAATAGCTCAACTCTTTGATTATTATCTGGAGATGGTCCTGCTGTAGTTGCTTTAAGTTTTATATCAAAAACTCTTAATCCTTCACTTGGTTCTAATTTTCTCATCGGCGTTTTCACCTACCTTTCTATTGTATATTTACAAAAAGGCTTTTGCCCATAATTCATATGGGCAATTCCTGTCTAGCCTTTTTAATTTATTATCTTTCTTTATTTATTATAGATTTTTGACTTATTGATATTACATGCTTACAATTAGCACATGCTATACTATATGCCATATCGTCAACATCATAATATTTGTTTCCGAAACGATCTTTCTTTTCTATTAAAGCATAAGTCGTTTCTTCTTTAAATAGATGTGAACCACATCCTGGACATGTTACTTGATCATCATGAAATATTAAAGACATATAATCCCTCCTATTCGTCGTCGCTTGTTATAGTATTTAATAAATCTGTTAGACAATCTTCTGGCATTTTATATAAATCACTTGTGTAGCCATTAGTTACTTGATATACATAATATCCTAAATCATCTTTTATGTTCCAACCATAATCTTCTGTTACTTTAAGTACAGTATTCCATTCTGTTTCATGTTTCTTTATAACATCTTCTGTCCATACTACAGGCATCATTTCATCATATTTATTGACGAATAGGGCTTTTTCTTCATCATCTCTGTATAATTCTTGAGCTATACCTAATAATGAAGCGGCTTTCTTCATACCGTCTGTTTGAGCTCCTTTAAAGCCAGTATTAGCTTGTAATGATTGATTACCTGTTATAGCTTGTGAACCACAAGCCATTTTAGTTATAGGGAATACATCTCCATTAGGTCCTTGTACATATACTGTTAATTTAACTTCGCACCATGCAGTAGGGCCTTGTGGTATTCTTTTAAATTTACCAGCAGCATCTACTTCTACAAATGGATCATCTGGTTTAAATGGATATTTTCTATTTTCTCTTTGTATTTGATCAAATCCTTCTTGTATCCATTCATTTGTTATTTCGAATGACCACATATGACCAAATATTTCATTCAGCATATCTACACATGTAGAACCAGCTATATAATCTACAGTACTATTTCCTGATGGTTTTTGTTTTATTAAAGCTGGGTCTAATGGTTTACCTAATTTTAATTTAGTTTTATTATCTATTGATAGCGGTTTGAATTCTGTCATTTTGCTCCTCCTTAAAATCCTTTATTTTCTGTACTACAAACCTTTTGGAATGTCATTACTAAGAATTTATTATATTCTAAAGTATTGATTTGGCTGTTATAGAATAAAACTCTTTCGTTTAACAATTGTTTAAATACAGTTAAGTTAACGCTATGAGTTTCTCCTTCTTTAACATAGTTTTCTTTTGCTATTAATGCTTTTAATTTTCTTTCTTCAGCATTAGCACCTTCAGCAGCAGCTTTTATTTCTACACTCTTAATTAATTCAACAGTATTATCTAGATTAACTTTAGCTTCATCTAATCTATCTTGCATTTCTTTATGCATATCTGTTAAACCAGCTAATAATTCTCTTATTTCTTTAGGATTCATATTAGGGTCAAGGTTAAGAGTACTCATTTTATCTTTTACTTCTTCTTTTTCATCTTCCCATTCTTGTATAGAAGGACGGATTATTTCTGCCATATAATCTTTATATTCTTCTACGCTTAATGGTTCAGAGTCTATTACTATAGTAGTATCTGAAGATTCCTTTTTAGCTTTCTTTCTAGTTCTCTTTTTAGTTTTAGGTTTTTCTTCTTCAACTTCTTCGTTAACTTCTTTTTCCATTTCTTCCATTGCTTTATCTTCAAATTTGTCATCATCTTCAGGATCAGCAACTGGTACTTCTACTTCTTCGGCTTCTATTTTTACTTCTTTTTTCAAACTTTCTTCTACACCTGGTGGTGGACATTGTCCAACCATTGGTTCTGAAGTTTGTTGAACTACTTGTTCTTTCATTCTTTCAAAAGATTCTTCTAAGTTTTGTGCTAATTCTTCTGTTACTTCTTTAAAAGTAGGAGCTTCTTCTATAGATTTAGCTTCTATATGATGAACTTTAGGTTTTCCTTTAAGTATTGGTTTTTTAATTCCTCCAGCTTTTTTAGGAACGACTGGTTTAGCACCTATTGGTTTACTCATAAAATTTCCTGCCATATTATCTCTCTCCTTTATTTAATTATATTAATATAGTTTTGTGCTTCACTAAAACTATCTATTGTCTGATATACTAGCTCTTCAACTTTTTCAGAATCAATTCTTTCACTTAATATAAATAAATCATTAACGCTATATGTTATTATAGCTTTTATTCCGTCGTAACTAACAGTTTCACCTATGTAGTCTAAAAATTTATATTGAGGATAGAACTGATTAAGTGCTGTTGCACCCATTGATATTATGATTCTAGGTCTAACAAATTGTATTGCATATTTTACGAAAGGTAAACAGTTATTAAGTTCTGCTAATGCAGGATCTCGTGATACTAAGCTGTCTCCTGATTTTCTTTTGCATATACAATTTACTGAATGTACTACAAATATGTCGCTTTTATTTATTGAAGAGTTATCGATAATAGACTCAAGATAATCTTGTTCTTCTTTTACATCTGTGGCATTCCCTGCTATTATTAATATATTAGCATTTGGATTGCCATAACAAATGTTTTTGCCTGAATGTAAAAAATCACATTCATTACAATTAATGATATGGTTGTTCAACTTGTCCTTACAAATTGGTGCAACCAATTGTCTAGCAGTTTCTAGTGGATTATCACTGCTTCTTAATATGTTGTATAAATTATTCATAATTCTGCTCCTCAATATAAGTATCTATATATTTATTATAATATAACACGTAACAGTTTTCATAAAAAATTCTACTGTTAGTATTCAAAATAATAAATTCAAATAGAAAAGGCAGCCTAAATCAATAGGCTGTCTTTAAATTCTGTTAATGTTAAATATAATAGAGCATTTGCAGTAGCAGATTCTATTAACATGTTTTCGCCGTATAATTCTATTTTAGCTTCTTCATCTGTTATGCATCTTAATTGCTCATTATTAACATTGTGTTGCTTTATAAAATCTGACATTCTAGTTCCATCTTTCCATTTTAGTATATGAACTACTTCGTCTTTATCTTCTATATCTTTTATATAAGCTTTAAGCTCATCTCTGGTTTCTCTATTTGCAATTAGCAGCATCAAATCACCTCTTTAGCTGTATAATTTTATTGCCATTAACTTAGATATTTGTTTGTCTAAAGTTTTTAATATACCATACATTTATATCACCACCAACATTAAAATATTTAATATATCGTCTATTTCTTTCCAGTTATCAACTCTAATAAAGTTATCGTATGTCTTATATTTATTATGTTGAGCTGTCATTAATAGACATAATTTATTTGCGTTACCGCATATTTCTTGCCATTCTTGGAGATATACAGGATTATCGTCTATAAAGATATCACCATTGATTAATTCTTTATGTCGTGTAGGTATCACGTCGTATATATATGGTTCTAGTCCTATTAATTTGACCCATCTTATTTTATCTTCATAAGCTTTTGTACTAGTAACTCCTGTTACTATTACTATTTTATGTCCCATATCGTGCCATTTCTTTATAGTGTCTAATGCGCCATCTTTAATTGGCATATGTTGTAGGACATCTGTTTTGTCAAATATAGACCATAGACCATGCTCGAATATACCATCGACATACCAACCGTTTATTTCATTTATAGAATGATTAGTGCCATATATTTCATTGTATTTATTAATACAAGTTTCCATGAATGTGCTTATAGTATCATCACAATCTAGTAGTATTGTTAGTTGCTTCATAGTATTCCTCCTACATACATTATTTAATATTAATATATTAGATTATGATAATCTTAATCCTCTGCTATTGGTTTGTCTGCTCTATTTGCTTTCATTGCTTCGTATTTTTCTCTTGTTATTTCTATTTTTTCTCCTCTAGCTGGATAATGATAGAATTTATTTATTTCTATTTTTTCACCATCTGGTGTTTCTACATAGAAGAATCCTTCTGTATCAAAATCTCCATTATCTTTATTAGATAAGAAATCTTCTGTATACACTTTATAAGGTTTAGCTGGTGGAGTATATGGCATAGTTATTGGGAACATTTCATTTATTATTCTGCTTACTGCTCCACTACCAAATACCACATCTGGATTGTTAAGATTTACTCCACAATCTCTATCTACGTCATTATAAACAACAGTGCCGTCTGGATATTCTACTTTAAATAATGAACTCATTCTTTTGCATTGATATCTTCTTATACCAGCGGCTTCTTCTTCTTCGTCATAACAACCTACATAGTTCCATGATTCAGGTACGTCTTCTATAGGAGTTAAAGCCTTGCCATCGATTAATTTATCAAGTATCATTTTTGTTATTTGTATAGATAAACCACTATGTTCATCATCTAATAACACTTCGAATGCTTTTAATGCACTATCACAACATCCTCCTACGTAGTCAAAGCATTCTCCTTCGTCAGGTTTATTAGCTTCTTTTAATAATTCTATTTCTCTTTCTGCCCATTCTTTCATACTCATAATAATTGTTTCCTCCTTATCTTCTAAGCATTATAATACGTTCTTTTTCTTCTGTTATAGCTAATATTAACAAATCTCTGTCTTTCATTTCATCACTTAACAATAATGCTGAACTTAATAGATTCAATGATTCTTTGGGATCTAAATTTTTTGTTAAAAGATATACAAATGATTCGCTAAAATTCATTTTATCTTGTAATTCGCGAGAACATTTATTAGCTAAAGTTTGCATTATTCCTTTATCATAAACTTCTGGCATATCTGTTACTTTTAATTTATCTATTATCCTATCTTTATAAATACTTTTTATTTCTTTACACATTTCTTCATCTGATAGCTCTTTTAATATTGTAATTTGTTTAGCTGCTAATTTATTTACTGTAGTAACAAATACATAGCCAGATTCTACTTTACCATACTCTTCGTAATCGCTTTTTCTTACTAGTGCTTTTACTTTAAAGAATCTATTGTTATTAATTAGGTTATAATAATCAAATACATCCTTTAAGTTTAATGAGAAATGATATCCGTATTCGCAAGCTTTGACGGAACTAGGATCTTCTATTACATATGTTTTGCCTATTTCGTATTGGAAATTATAATGACCTTTCATATCTTTATCCATACCTTTATAGCCTTCTACTTCTATCCATTTTTCTAGCTTTTCGTCACTTTCTTCTAGCATTTCTGCTATTTTTGCAGCTTTATTTTCTTTTTTCGCTGATTCTTCAGTAAGTTTTTCTTCTTCTCTTGTTTTTAAATCTACAGTTTCTTCTGATTTTTTATCTTTTTCAAACAAACCAAACATTTAATCCCTCCTTATACTATTACTTTATGTCCTACATAAAAAAATAGCCAACCATATAACTTTATGTTATTGCATACTATATCTGATTTAGGTAATAGCCATGGCTCTTTAAAGCTAAATTGTAGAAAATACATTTGTTCTGTTACTAGATTTACTAAACAGAACGTTCCTCTTTTATGCGTCAATCTATATTTGCTATTAACAAATAATTCTTTCACTCCTTTTCTCATATAATAACCTCCTAGTGACGTATAGCATCATCCAGTTCTTCTTGAGTTGGTTCTTCATCCTCACCGTTCCATCTGAAGAAGTCTTGTAATACTGCGTCATCGTTATATTGACAGTATTCACAATCTATATCTTCGTTTTCACATCTACCTTCAAATTCACAATTTTTAAACATACCTTTACCTCCTTAATCATAAGATATATCATTTGGATTTTTATCGTGTCTTAATCTCTTAAATCTTGGTAGTCTCATACTTGGCAATCCAGTTTTCTCATCCTGTGTTTCACCAAAATATACTACTTCTATTAGCTTATTAAGATAAAACTCTTTATTGTTCCATACTTCTTCACGTAGGGCATCAGGTATTCCAGAGCCAACGTTTACAGTATTGTTTTTATACTCCACGATAAATGCTCCTAAAGCGTCTTTAAACTTACTGTTTTCTTTACCTTGTGCTAAGTCTACTACTTTAAAATCGCCAGTAACTTCTGGTTTTAACTTATACATACTAGTACCTTTAGATCTTATATATGAAGCATTAGCTATATCGATAACAAGACCTTCTTCGCCTTGTTCTACTACTTGTTCATACGTAGTTATTATTTTTTCTACAGTATTTTCTGTGCATAGCTCATGCATTATATATATTGGTACAAGTCTGATATGATTCTCATTTTTATACATTTTACTATGAGCTTCAAGCATATCTTCTAATATATATAATCTTTTCCAGCGGTCACCTTTTATTTCTTCGTAATTGAAGAATTTATCGACTTCCATAAGATAATCGAATACTATAAAGTCTAGTCCATATTTTTCTCCGTCTTTACCTAATATTTTAGATGTCGCATTATATCTAGCAGTAGAGTCTTCGAACTCTCCATGAGCTATCATTTCTCCGTCGTATACTCCATTAGGTAATGATTTCATTTCTAATATTATTTCTGGTATGTCATTGTCTATCTTACCACTAGCTGTATATAGATTTATTTCACTGCCTTGTTTTACTGCTTTGAATCTGTATCCGTCTAGTTTTAATGTTACAGTTATTTCTTTGTCTAGTATCTTTTTAACTTTTAACTCTCCAGTCTTGTTATCAATTAGAGAATGCCCTTTACGTTCTCTCCAATTTCTTTTAAGTCCTGGAATATGTCCATAAGCTGTTAAATCTGTTACTCCACATTTAAAGTCTTTAGTTATTATTTCAGTTATGATTTGTCGATCATTTTCATCTTCTATCTTATTTAGAAAGTTTTGAACGATAAAGATGTTTTGATCTTTACCTGTATTATGTTTTAATAGATATTCTATTAATGCTTTTAAGCTATCGTATTGTACATTTAGTAATTTAGATGTATCTTTGATTTGTTTTTTGATTTTAGACTTTTTAATTCCTGTAATTTTATCGTCATTTAATAAGTATTCTATTAAGTAGCAGAAATCAGAATCGGAAGCATATTCATCTAAAGTATCGATTTTGTCTTGTACTTTGGATTTAGATTTCAGATTCAAGAATTTACTACATAAATTTTCTATGTCCTCCATTAATCTTCACCCTCCTTTGCTAATTCTGATTGTATTTTTTTATTAAATTGTTTAACAACATTAGAATCAACTGAATATATCTTTCCAGTTGTTAAGTCTTCGAATGTAATATCTTCAAACTTTATATTTTCTAATTCATTGATTTCAAACACATAGTTATAATCTATATATATTTCTAATATTTCTTCTACTTTACTTAGAAATTCAGCAGTTATAGCGTTCTTATCTAATTGTAGATTTTTATATTCATTGTCATAGCATTCATCTATTTCATATTCATTGGATATTGCGCCTCTACCACTTTCGAAATCTATACATATTCTACCATTATCTTCATCATAATTCATGTCATATTCATATGCAGAGAAATCGAATGGAATTTCCATTCCTTTTATCTTGAAAGTATATCCTCCAAGATCAAAGTATTCGAATTCATCTTCTCCTGTAGCTTTAAACGATAGTTTATATCTCATTATTATTAATGGCATTATTTCACCTCTTTTAATTCTATTTTATCTGTAGATGATAAAGCATTCATTGGTAATTCATCTACCCAATCATTAAGAGTTTGTAGCCTTTCATTTATATATTTTTCTGTTATTTCTGGAGTTCCATTTATACCATCCATATATAAACCTATTCTAGAATCATTTTCTGTTTTTTCATAGTGCCATCCTCTCGGTGGCACTATATTATGTTCTTCTAAATCGAGTGATGAAGGTACATTAAATGCTATATATCCTACAACTTTTCTTTTTGCATGACCAGAGCAACAGAAGTCTGTTTCAAACTTCTTTTCGTTTAGTTTTATTATTTGCTCTGCTATAGCATCATCAACTTTAAACTGTTTTTTTAATTCAATAATCATACGCTTACCTCTTAGTACATATCGTTTGTTTCTGGATTAACCCATAAAATCTTCTTTATTTTATTAGTCGGAATAAACAAATTATTACTTATCTTTATAAATGGTTCATTTAAGATGTTTTCTATGTCTTTGTCTGCTGATGGAATTTTACTCATTGGTCCTATATATTTCTTCTGTAATGTATATGAATTATCATCATCGATGATTATTCTATAAACACGTGTAACTATTGCTTCTGTCATATTCATTTTGTCTTAACTACTGTTGTTAAGCCTCCATGCTTTTCGAATATTGCTCTAGCTATTCTTAAATCATATTCATTAGTAAAATCCCAGCTGTCAAATCCACCTTCTCTAATAGGTTCGTCGAGTTCATTATCGTCTTCGTCGTACCATATTTCATTGTAATCAACACAATCATTTATAACTTCTTCACCATTTACGTATAGCATATGCTCGGAAAACGCACATCCTGTTTCCTCACTATATACTTCTATAATAAGATTAAGTCTCCTGCTTTCTAATTGTAGAGTAGTTGCTTGACTTCTATTTTCATATTTTTCTTTAAATTGACTGTAATAAGTATAGGCTCCGCTAGTCATACAACTTGCTACTGACCATGCACAATCTCCTGTTATTTCAAGTCTTTTTAAAAACACTTCATGGTTGTCATTTACTTGTTTTAAGAATGTGAATTCTCCTGATGGTGCTGCTTCAAATACTCTACAAAAATGTCGCATATCTTTTGTTATTCCTTCACAACTATGTTCGTTATAACAATAATCTGATCTCATTTCGTTTAAAAATAGATCTACATCTTCTGGTCTACCTGTAACTTGCATTGAATAACTGCAATAATTAGGCATCTTCTACACCTACTTTCTGTTTCATAATTTTTCTCTATAGTTCGTTATTATTTTCTAGCTCCTTTATCTTTGCTTTCAGATAATCTATTTCGGCTAGAAGTTTTGTATTCTCTGCTTCTATTAAAATCCTTTTTTTATTAGCAGTATCTATTTTGTTTTGTGCTTGTTTAGCTATTTTTCTATCTTCTACCATAGTAGCAACAATATCTTGCATTTGTTTGCTATCAATTACGGTATACATTTGTGTGTCATTATCTTTAAATGAGAAGTTCAAGTACCAGAAATCCATATTTTCTGCAGGAGCTTCTCGTTCTAATTTATCGAGCCATTCACGTTTAATAGTAAATTGTGAATGACCTCTTGCTCTTGTTATCTCTTGAGTCTTTACTTCTTGCATGATATTAACAAGGCCTCGTATTTGCTCATCACCTTTAACTCTACCAGCTCCGCTATTAGGAGTCATATTAGCTGATACAGTATCAATATTATTCTGATGATTTATTATCTCTGCTTGTGAGCCCATACGATTTGATTTTTTGTTAGTATTCTTCTTGATATAATTAGGAGTAAATGTTTTAGCCATTTTGAATTTAGAGCCGTCGACACATAATATGCAATAGCTTGAATCTTTATTAGCACAATTTGCACATTCTGGCATATTATCATCTCCAATATTATTTTTTCTTCTTCTTAGTTGTATAAGATATTCCTGTTCCAGGAATTTTAAAAGTGTTATATGTTTGTCCCGTCGATGTTTTAGTATGACGAGCAATTTTATTACCTATACTGTATCCTATGCCTGATTTGGAAGCATTAATACGTATAGGACCTAACTTTATGCTTTTTCTAAAATGCCATGCCATTCTCATTACCTCCTTCATAAAATCGTATTCAAATAATAACTTACAGTAAGTATTCATACTTACAATTTAATATTCTATTTCTGTTAAGAAATTCCTCTTGAAATTCTTCAACAATTTGTTGTATAATTTTGTTTAGAAATTAATAGATAATATAGAGGAGAAATAATATGAAAATTGTAAGCTTTTTTAATGTTAAGGGTGGCGTTGGTAAAACTACGCTTACTATACTTACATCTATGGCTTTAAGTAAAGAAGGTAGAAGAGTATTGATTATAGATGCAGATACGCAAGCTAATCTTACTCAATTTGTATATAAAGTAACGCACAATGACAAAACAATGTTCCATGGTTTAGCCGATAACTTATTAGCTGAAGAGATGGTTATCGAATCTCCTATGGAAAAATATAAAAATATTGATATAATTCCATCAGATTTATCATTATCTGTACTTAGCGAATATCTAACTACTAAAGTTAATCGCGAAAGGTCTGTATGGAGATGGTTTAAGAATAACGTAGGATTCTTAAGAAAATATGATTACATATTTATAGATTTATCACCATCATATGATCTTGTAGCTAGAAATTTTATGATAGTTAGTGACTCGATAATAACACCAATAGCTTATCAAGATATAGCAAGCATTAGAGGTTGCGAGTTATTTTATCAAAAGTACAATAAAGATTTAGAGGAAATGGAAATTCAAACATCAGCTAATAGAGCCGTTATTATAAATTCTTATACTAATCGTAATTTATCTACTGGTAAAGTATTTGATATGAAGCTTAGTGAATTTGAAGATATAAAAAATGATCTTCTTGATTCTAAATTAAGTGATACTACAGTAGTAAAGAATGCTATTTTAAGCAGATTAGATATTGAAGATTACTGTAAGAAAATAAGAAAGAACCATAAGATTAAATACGAGTTTCGTAATGTATTAAATGAATTAATTGAAAAGGAGATATTATAAAATGGGGTTAGATAAATTTTTCAACAATTTAGATAAAGATGATATAAGAATTCCTGACAATTCATATAAATATAAAGTCGATAAATTTGTAAATAGATTTGATAGTAGTAACTTTGATTTATTTAAATTTGAAAAAACTACAATTGAAAAAAAAGTACCTATGAGTATGTATTTTGATAAACAGGATTTAGCTTTGTTAAAAGCAATTGCTTATACAAAAGACACTACTGTTAATAAGATACTTATGAATGTACTTAAAGAATCGCTGGAGATAACTATCAACAGCTTACCTAGTGATTTCAATATAGAAACTTTATCAAAAAAATATGATGCTAAATGTAGAAAGAGGAAGGGCTAAGCTTCCTCTTTCTAATTAGTGGATTCTTTTGTTACATTTAGAAAAAATTTTCCAAAAATTGTCCTTTTCAAATGTAACTTTTTTATTTTTTAATTTAGTTTTTAACTTACTAATTGGAGTAAATTTTATATTTTTGTTCATAAAACCCACCTTTATTTATTGAATATCTAATTGTTCTTCAACATCTTTAATAAACTCTGTTTCTTCTTCGTCTTGTTCTTTTAATCTTTCAACTTCTTCTTCATCTAATTGTTCTACTGAAACATTGTTTTTTACTTTAGATTTTAAATAATCAAAGTATTCAGGATTGTTATTTACATACTCTGTGAATTTAGCCATACCATTCCAAGCTGCTTTTGTGCCATCTGACAGTATTCTTTCATTACCTTTTTCTTGTGGTTTACCTTCTTCATATTCACGTATCCAAGCGCCTGCTCTTTCTAATATACCTTGATTGAATGCTTCATCTACTACTTCACCAGTTATATCAGTTCCTTGTCCTAATTTTACTGTGTATTCTATTGTTACATATGGATTTGTAGTAGTCTTACAGTGATTTTTAGTTATTTTAGCCTTGATTAACATATAATCATCTTTAACTGAATGAAGTGGATGTCCAGCTGGTATTGAAGCTTTTCTAAATTCTACTGTTAATACATTATTGTATCTTATAGATTTACCACCAGTTATAGTTTGACCACCCATATATGAACCTATGTCAGTAGATTGATGTTGTACTATACATAATGCTGAACCAGATTCAGCTATTGTAGGTATTATAACTCTCATGAATTTAGCGTTCATTCTAGCTTGTATAGCTACATTGGCATCTGCCATAGAGTCTTTGAATTCTTTTTCTGGAGTTAGACATTTAAGTGAATTTATTACTATCATGTCTACACCAGTATGGGCATATCTTATAACTAAGTCAAGAGCTGATTCTCCACTATCTGTTCCTACTTCATAGTAGAATAATCTTTCTCTGTCTATACCAAACATATCGAATACTTCTTCTGATATAGAAGATTCTGATTCAACCCATAGAGCCATAAAGTCAGGATCTAACTTCATATTATAAGCTATGTCTTCAAGTAATCTGTAAGTTTTACCTGAGTCTGGGTTACCAGATATTAATGAGAATTTACCTCTTGGCCAACCTCCACCTATTGCGGAATTTAATCTTAATGAAGCAGTTGGTATATACTCTATTCTTATTCTTTCGTAAATATCAGGATTAGATACTGTGTCTATTCTAGTTTCTCCTGCTGCTTTATTAAATGCGCTAGTAACTTGTTTTAACTCTTTTAGCTTTTCAGCTACTGGTCTTTTTTTAACTGCCATTATGCATCTCTCCTTTTAGTATATTTATAATTTATTAATATAATTATTTAGCAATTCAATGAGCTGATCTAAATCAGAATTCGCTGGTTTATCAGATAAGCCTAATTCTTTATAAGAAGTGTTTAATTCTTCTTTACGCTTTTCTAATACCCATAATGTAGATTTCAATAATGGTTTTGCTGCTTGTATATCAAGACCTCCGTCTGATACGTATTTTGTTAATTCTTCACAAAATATTGCAATAACATTTTCTTTTGCTTCAGATTCTGTGAACATAGAGTTCATTAATAGAGCTCCAAGAAAATTAGCTATTGCCTGTCTAATCGCTTCTTGTTCTTGTGTGTATTTACTCATGTTGTCTCCTATATTATTAATAGATCACAATCCATTAATTGATTGATATGATCATCAGTTAATTCATGATGACAATTGCTGCATTCTACTATTATGTCGCTACCTTCTAAGTCTTCTACGTCTTCTAAGTCATCATAATCTATACATTCTGTATTTAATGCGTATCTTTCAAATCTACGCACATCTCTTGTAACTTCTAATTGTGTTAATATTTCTCCGCAGTGAGGACATTTAAGTAATTCTCGTTCCTCATTATTAAAATGTGTTAATAATTCTAAATCTTCTTCTCTGTATTTAGCCATAGTTATCACCTATATATTTATGAGTTCTCTATCTTCTAATTCGTCGATAAACTCTCTACTTAATTCTGCGTCACAATTTTTACAAAAGAAGTTATATGGAGTGTCATCATAGAATTCATTATCTATTGTTTCATAATATTCTATTCCATATTTAGTTAAACAATATGATTCAATAGTGTACTCTAATCTTCTGACAATTATTTCTTCTAGCATTTCTCCACAATGAGGGCATTTTAACAATTCTAAATCTTCATTTTCGAAAGAATTACGTATTTCTAATTCTTCTTTAGTAAGTTCTCTTTTTGGAGCTTGCATAATTCTTCATCCTCCTTATTTAATATACTAAAAAAGAGGATAAAAATTAATTATCCTCTAAATCAGTATTAGGTGCTAAAGTAGCTGTCGCTACAGTGTCATCTTTATCTAATTTTATAGCTTTATTTCCAGTAGTATTTCTATTAGATTGTGGCAATGTGTCTGCGTATAATCTTATTATTTTTCCGTTGTTAGTACCGATAAGGATATTTTCATTAACTACTGGTATATATGCTACTACTTTACCTGTTTTATCAGATATTTTATGTGATTGTACTCCTCTGGTAGCTCTACCTTTAACAGGATATTTACTTTCTTGAGTACGTTTAGCTAATCCTAATTCAGTTATACTTAATATGTCACAGTCCTTAGTTATCTTAACTAAACTTACTGCTGAGTCCCCTTCTGCTAGTTTAATACCTATTACACCCATAGCTGTTCTACCTGTGTTTTTAACTAGACTACTATTAAATCTTAATGCTTGACCATTAGCTGTACCTAATAGTATTTCATCATCTTCTGTTACAAGATTAGCATCTACTAATTTGTGATCGTCTTTAAGACCTATAACAGTTGTGTATTTCTTCTTCTTAGACAATAAAGATAATGATAGCTTTTTGATTTGTCCATGGTCTGTTAATAACATTAAACTAGATTCGGTATTTTCTGCTAATTTAGTAGCTACAGTTTTTACTGGATACTCATCTTTTTCTAATGTTAAATAATTTGCTATGTTCTTACCTTTAGCTATTCTACTTGTTTTAGGCAACATATAAGCTTTAATATGATGAACTTTACCTTTATTAGTTATGAATAATAAATCATCTTTAGATTGTACAGTAAATAAATCAGTTATTATTTCGTCATCTTTAGTATCAGCACCTTTATTGCCTTTACCATTTCTCTTTTGAGTGTTATATTCTGATTCAAGGACTGATTTTATATTTCCTTCAGATGTTATAGTAACGATAAGGTTTTCGTTCTTAATTAAATCTTCGTCAGTTATTTCTTCTTCCAATGCTATTTCAGTCTTACGTTCATCACCGAATTTATCACGTAATTCTGTCATTTCTACTTTTAATCTAGTTAAACAAGCTTGGTCATTTGTTATTATAGCTTGTAGAACTGGCACTTCTTCTTCTAATTTAGCATATTCGCCTCTTAACTTAGTTTCGTTTTGATTAGATAAAACGCTGATTCTCATATCATATAGATATTTAGCTTGTTCTTCTGTTAAATCTAATAATTCCATTATAGCTTGCACTGGTTGTTCGCTAGTTCTAACTACGTTTATGAATTCATCTAAATTAGATAGTGCTGCAAATATAGCTTCTAGCATCATCATTCTGTATTGCATTTTATCAAGATCGAATTGTGAACGTCTACGTATTACGTTTACACAATGGAATAAGAAGCTATTTAAGCAATCAAGTATATTTGCATCGTTTAGTATTGCTTTATTTTCTAGAGCTATTATATTATAGCTTATATTCTTTTTAAGGTCAGTCTTATTTAAAAGATTGTTTATAACTAATGTAGGGTCAACACCTTTCTTGAAGTTTATTATTATTCTAATATCATCTCCTTTTGAAGAGTCTATTATTTCTTTTATACCTTCAAGTTCTCCTGACTCAACTAAACTTTCTATCTTTTCTATTAATTTTAATTTATTTACTCTATATGGTAATTCTGTTATGGTCATTTTACTTCTTTGTTTAGAATCTGTTTCTACTTCATATCTAGCTTTGACTGTTACCTTACCACGCCCTGTTTCGAATGCTTTCTTAAGTTCTTTAGTATTTGTTATTATACCACCTGTAGGAAAGTCAGGACCTTTTATATATTTCATTAATTCTTTAGCTTCATATGATTGATCTTTAAGAGTTCTATCTATCATAAAGATACATGCATTATAAAGCTCTGTTAAGTTATGTGGTGGTACATCAGTAGCAAATCCACACGCTATACCGTCTGTACCATTTGCCAAGAAATTAGGAATTAATGATGGCAATACAGTCGGTTCTTTTAATGTATCATCAAAGTTAGTTGTGAAATCTACTGTATTTTTATTTATATCTTTTAATAACGCTTCGCCGTATTCAGATAAACGTGCTTCTGTATATCTCATTGCTGCCGCAGGGTCTCCATCTACTGAACCTGAATTACCTCTTATATCTATGATTGGATATCTCATAGTCCAAGTTTGTCCTTTATTAATAAGGGCTTGATATACACTTCCTTCACCATGTGGATGATATTTACCTAGAACGTCTCCGACTACTCTAGCACTCTTTTTATATTTAGCTTTATGATCTAGTCCTAATTCTTCCATTGAGTATAATATACGTAAATGGACGGGTTTTAGCCCGTCTCTTACGTCTGGTATTGCTCTTTCCTTAAGAGTTTCTTGTGCATATGCTATATAATTATTAGTCATAACATCTCTTAACTCTGTAGGAAGTATAGCTTCATTGTTATTTATTTCTTCACTCATTAATATCGCTCCCCTCTCCTTTAATAAAACTACAATAATTAGATTTACGTTGTACTTTTCTATTTCCAGGAATCGTCACAAGATATAAAACATCTTTATGAGTTTCGTGTTTTCCGATTATACGAGCTTTTGTTAAGCCTGTATTTGTAGCTATAGCTACTATATCTCCTATTTTTATAGGACAATCGTCTATGTCTTTATAAATATTTTTCATATCGCTCCCTATTCATTGTTTAGTAATATAAATTCTTTTCTTGCTTGTATAGATTTACTGTTCATACAAACATCTAAGCATAATGCACTGTCTTCATCTTCATCTATTTTTACTTGTATTAGTTTACGAGTATTAATATCCATAGTAGAATGCTGAAGTTCTGGCCAGTCCATTTCTCCTAAACCTTTGTTTCTCATTACTTCATATTTACAATTAAGTTTAGCTGCTACTTCATCTTTTTCTTCGATTGTATATGCATAAACATGTTCTTCTTTTTTAGTTCCAGGATTCTTAACTATAGTGAATAGTGGTGGTAAAGCTATATATAAATAACCATTATCTATAACAGGTCTCATATATTTATAGAAGAATGTTATCCATAAGCATTGTATATGCCATCCGTCTACGTCACCATCTGTTAATATTACGATATGTTTATAGTTAAGCTTATCTATATCACAATCTGGACCAATACCGCATCCTAATGCTTTGATTACTGATACCATCTTCTCACTAGAATAAACTTTGTCTAGAGACATATTATAAGTATTTGGTATTTTACCGAACACTGGCAATATAGCATCTATTTGTTCGTTTCTAGCTTTCTTAGCACTACCTCCTGCTGAATCTCCTTCAACAAGCCATATAAACGTATCTTCAGGATCTTTAGAGATACATTTAGTTAGTCCATTTACTTTACCGCCAGATAATGCTTTTTTATTACGTGCATTTTCTTTAGCACGCGTTGCTGCTTCTCTTGCACCACAAGATTCTAGCACTTTATTTAATATTATTTTTGCTTCATTTGGATTTTTATCTAATTGGTCAAGTACAAATTCTTCAGTTTCTCTGTATATTGCACTTCTTATTGCTTTTTCGTCTAGTTGATCTTTACCTTGTCCTATGTAATGTGGGTCTGCTACTTTGATTGATACTATAGCTATGATACCTAAACGAGTATCTTCTGCTACGATATTCTTTTTGTTCTTATTAGTTGATACATCATCATAATAAGATTTTATTGCTGAAGATAATCCAGATTTAAAACCTGTTATATGTGATGATGATTGATTTGTATTAAGGACATTATTAGTGTATGCATAAATAGTGTCTGAATAAGTATCTGTATACATAAGAGCCATATATATGTCCATAGGTCTATTAGGTTCAACATCTATGGTTTTAATGTCATACCATATGTCAGTTAATTCATCTTTGTTTTTAGCTAATTCTTCAACATATGTTTTGACACCCTCTGGAAAATAATATTTCTCATGTACTTCATGTCCTTCATAATCTATATTTAATTCTATTGTCAATCCAGGATTCAAATAAGCTAATTGCTTCATTCTTGAATTGATTTGATTTATATCGAAATCATCAAGCTTTTCCCATATAGCTCTGTCTGGTACACATTCGATATAAGTACCTGTTGCTTCTTTAGTGTCTCCGTCACAGCTTAAATGCTTTTTAACTAGTCCTTCTTCAAATGACATAGTATATAATTTACCGTCTTTATAGACTTCTACATCAAATGTTTTAGATAGACAGTTAACACATGAAGCTCCTACTCCATTTAATCCTGCTGATTTTCTCTTATTGTCTTTAGTAAATTTAGTACCAGCTTTAAGGTTACCCATACATAATTCACCTTCAAGAATATCTGGGAATTGTTCTGATGGTATTACTGGTAAACCTGGTCCATAATCACGAACTGATACTTTACCTTGTTCGTCTATTGATACTATTATTAAGTCTCCGTATCCGTCCATATAAACGTCTACGCTATTATCTGCTAATTCATATACAAAATAATTAATATTTGGTAAGTACATACCTGGTCTTAATCTGACATGATCTCTGTCTGTTAAGACTTTTACTCTGTTATTAGATTCCTCCATTAACTATTCATCCCCTTCTAAATCATCGTCTTTTAATTCTTCTACTATGAATTTACCTACTAGCTTAGCTAAGAATGATGCTACTAATGTGTTGACTATTTGATCATAGGTATAATCTGAATCATACTCTGCTATGAATGTAGCAGGTGTATAAACTTTAGGAACAAGAGCTGTTTCATTATACTTTCTGACAAACTCTGCTTTTGTAATTGATGAAGCAACTAGTATAATATAATTCTTATTATGTCTTACTCCTAACTCGTATTCTTCGTATCGGTCTTCTTCGTTCTCGTACTGCTTATTTTCGTAATTTATGCGTACGTGTCCCTTTTCGATTATTTGCTTTGTAAGATATTCCGCTTGTTGTCGTATATCTTCTTCTTGTTGTACCTCGTCATCTATTGCATTAAGACCATCCTCGATTATTTTATTAAAATCATCCATGTTTAATACCCCTCCTTTATTTGTAATGAACTCCAGCACTCTCCTCGTATTCCAGAATTTGGTATCGATTACCGACCAAAGGAACTTCAGAAAGAGGGAGTGAAATTGACATAGTTATTCCCTACTGCCAAATAGATTATAAGTCTATAAGACAATAGGGTTTAAACATTAAGAACTTCGTCAGTCGGTCGTTCATCTTAATCCCTATTTCGTCTACCTTAACGGGTATTCTTTTACGCTACAGATCGCCCTAGCAACTCAATATGAGTAAAGAATACAACCTGCACTATATTCCTATAATGCACGACACTACCTCTCCTGCTCTTTCCTGGTTAGCACTACCTAGCAGTATGAATACCAACGGCGCAAATAGGGAAACAGTCCTCTTCATACTTGTTGATTTTATAGCATCGGCTCAACTAACCTGTCATTTTTTTACAGAGGTTTATGGCATTTTCCTCTCTTGATTTAATTCGAACTTGCCCTGCAAAATCATCTGAAATTTCTAATTATCTGGGATAGAAATCAATCCTATATACGGTTCAAGCCCTTATTCAGATGGCCGTCTGAATCTCCCGTATAACTGAGAGCTAACGATAATTATCAAGCTTATCGTCAATGCTTCCTTTGCATCAAGCTCATTAGCTAAGGTCTACGAGCTAAATCATCTGCATGGGTAAAATAAAGCGACATATAGATATAGTTATACGCTACATGTCGCTATCTTTAATATTTAGTATATTATAGTTTTGTTATTTTATCAACAATTTTTTACATTTCAGCTTTTTTAGCTCTTTGTGGCATTTTTATACCTTTGCCTGGTGCAACTTTTTTATCAGATGCAGCTCCTTTTTTAGGTGCTACTGCTCCACCTTTATGTGGTGCTGATGGTTTAGTAGCTGTTGCAGTTGATTGACTACCCCAGTTATCTATAAAGTCAGTTCTTATTATCCAACCACCTTTTATTAATTCGCCTTCGCTATTTGTATAGTCTCTTTCCATTTCCAATCTACCTTCTAGGTATATTTGATCTCCTGCAGCGAAGTTATTCATTCTTTCTGCTAACCATCCGTTACCTATTATTTTCATAGGTTTAGTTTCTGTGTAACCACTTTCTTCATCTCTTCTGTCCATTGAAACATTAACAAATGCTGTTGCAAATGCTGATTTTTCTCCTTCTGCTGGTATAAATTTTTGTCCAAAATGTGCTATTCTTCCTGATATTACTGCTCTTCTCATATTATTATTCTCCTTTCGAATTTACCTAATTAAAAATAAGCCCACTTAGGGGCTTTCCATTTTAGATTACAATCAAGGCTGGAATGGACCTTTTATTAATAATTAATATATTATTGTTCAAAATAATTATCTACTAAATATTGAGCGAACTCGTCGCAGTTATTAGCGTTTAAGAATTTGAACAGATTTTCATAATGACCGTCATTGAATGCTTCTACTGCTTGGTCTACAACATCAGTTCCTAAAGCTGTCATAGTTAAAGCTATTATAGAACGAGAGTAACCATTAGGTAACATATCTAATAATTTATAATCTTCAAAAGAGTCATATTCTTTAATTTGTAAGCATATTTCTCTTTTATCTTCATCTTCTAGGTCATCTCCTAGATAGTTATATTCTTCTGTTATATCAAATACATTGCCTTCGTCATCTTCAACTGTTACTTTTTCTGGTTCTGTTTGTTCAAGATTGAATGGTATTTCTTCTGCATCATCAAATGGGTCATTTTCTGGTTCTCCTTCTGCAAGTTCATCAAGCGCTTCTTTTACATCTTCAGGTTGTTCTTCTACATCTTCTGGTGTGAAGTCTATTTCTTCTTCTACTACTTCTTTAGCAGTATCTTCCTTAATAGATTCTTTACCAGTATCTAACGCGATGTTATCGTATGTAGCGATATTAAACATTATTTCTATTAAAGAAGCTCTTACTTTAGCTCTTTCTGCTACATTAGATATTTCTTCTACCTCTGATATTAGTATATTTATTTGCTTATTGATCATTTCTTTATGTTGACCTTTCATAATTTTTCATTCTCCTTTCTGTAATAAAAAAAGTAGCCCTGCTATTTGTACAGGGCTATCGTTTACATCTCTTCTGAGATTGCATTTTCGTATTTGCATACTATTTTATCGTCATCGACAGTAACCAGTACTTTTCTTACATTATCCATATCTGGAACTTCGAACATTGCAGTCTTAAGTATTTCTTGTAACTCACTTCTTAATGCTCTAGCTCCTATTTTTCTTTTCTTAGCTCTTTTAGCTATTTCTTTTAATGCTTCTTCTGTAAACTCTAAGTCTACATTGTCCATGCTAAATAACGCTTGATATTGTTTTACTATAGCATGTTTTGGTTCTGTCAATATTCTTACTAATGTCTCTTCTGATAATTCTTTAAATGTAGTTATTACTGGGCATCTACCAAGAACTTCTGGTATTATACCAAACTCTTTTAAATCTTCTTGGCATATATCTTCAGCTATAGAATTGTAGTCTACAGGTTTCTTAGCTTCTGGAGAACCACCAAATCCTATATTTGCTGGAGCATTTTTATTTTTCTTTAATCTCTTATTAACTATTTCGTCTATACCTACAAATGCTCCTCCTAATATGAATAGTACATTACTTGTGTCGAATTTGAAAGTACTAGATCCCATTTTATCTTTCTTAACATCAAATTCTCCACCTTCTATTATTTTTAGTAATGCTTGTTGAACACTTTCGCCTCCAACATCTTTTTGTCCAGTTCTTGTATTACTTTTTCTTAATTTGTCAAACTCATCTAAGAATACTATACCTTTTTGTGCTTTTTCTATGTTCTTACCAGCTGCATTATATAAGTCTTTTAATATTTCATCAACATCTCTACCTATATATCCTGCACTAGTAAATGATGTAGCATCTTGTATAGTATAAGGTAAATCTAATAAGGCGGATAAGCTTCTTACTAATTCTGTTTTACCAACACCAGTAGGCCCTATTAATATCATATTAGATTTTTCTATTCTTAGATTTTTATTAGCATCAGGATTGTCTGCTATTCTTTTAAGTCTCTTGAATTGATTATATATTTCAGTAGATATATCTGTTTTAGCTCTTTCTTGGTCTAATACCCATTCATCAAGATGATGTTTTATCTTTGATGGAGTCATAGAAGATACATCTAATACACCATTCTTAGAAGTTATCTTGTTTATATTAGCTTGATATATCTCATTACATGCTTTTATACAATTAGAACATATTCTAACAGGTTCTCCGTTTTCATCTAACGTACTACCTTTAAAAACTAATATTCCTTTTTTTATCATATCTTCTTTTGTGTACTCATTTCCACAATAAGAACATTTCTTTTTGTTTTGTTGTTTTAGAAAATTACTAGTCGCCATTATTATACACCTCTCTTATCTGTTGTTTTTAACTTCGTCTATTAAACCATATTCTTTAGCTTCTTCTGCTGTCATGAAGTTATCTCTTTCTGTATCTTTGCATATTGTTTCGTAATCTTTACCAGTTCTTTCAGAAAGTATTGTATTTAATCTCTTTTTAGTGTCTAAGATATTTTTTGTGTGTATTTCTATGTCTGTAGCTTGACCTCTTGTACCACCTAGAGGTTGATGTATCATTATTTCACTATTAGGTAATGCATATCTTTTACCTTTAGCGCCTGCAGCTAATAAGAATGCACCCATTGATGCGGCCATTCCTATACATACAGTACATACATCTGGTTTTATATATTGCATAGTATCATATATAGCCATACCTGCTGTAACAACTCCTCCTGGAGAATTTATATATAAATATATATCTTTGTCAGGATCTTCAGCTTCTAGAAATAATAATTGAGCTACTACTAAACTAGCAGTAGTATCGTTTACTTCGTCTCCTAAAAATATTATTCTATCTTTTAAAAGTCTAGAGTATATGTCATACACTCTTTCACCTTCACTAGTTTTACTTACAACACTTGGTATTAATGCCATGATTGATTTCTCCTCTCTAATTTTAAATTTATTTAGTAGTATATAAACAAGCTTCTTTTTCTTGTTTAGATATTATATCTTTTAGGAAATTTTTCCCTATCTTTATATAACGAGATACGCTAGCTTGTTTAATATCAAAATCTTGAGCTATTTGTGTTTGTGTCTTTTCGTTGTAAAAACTGTCAACTATCATCTCATAACTAACTGGGTGATATTTCTTTAAAAGCTTTAATTTTTGTTGGACAAGCATTTCAACTTCAAATTTATGATATACTTCTTCGCTTGGTCTATCTATTAATATATTGTCTATAGTTTCGTTTAATGCCTTGTCGCTTGTTTGAGAATTAAGGAAAGAATTATTAAGACATCCTAGGCATTCAGCTTTAACTGATTTACCTTCACGTATTTTAGTTCTACGTTTAGCGAAGTTAATATATTCTCTTTCCATAAGCAACATAGCCCATGAAACGAACCATTTACATTTTTTATTGTTAAAAGTATTCACGGCTTTAGCCCATCCTACTTTTAATATAGATAATATATCGTCCTTATAATTTGACTTATAATAAGTGTGGACTACATTATGATAGACTCTATAGATACTATCCTTAGTTTGATTATATAACATATACCAATATTTGTCAGTATCGCCATCACCTTCTTGAATTAAACTCACTAACTCTTCATTAGACAGTTGTACAGTCTTAGAAGATTCAAATAAACTTTCAGTTTCGTTAAATACTGTTCTCATAAAAACCTCCCAATGTCTTTTAATATTAAAGGGGATAGCTTCATCTATCCCCATTTGTATTAAACCTATTTATCGTAGAATTTCATTAATGCTTCTATTATGAAGTCTAAAGCTTTTTTGTCAAATTCTACTCTGTTGTCGTCATCTTCTATGCTAAATACGTTTCCTGATCTAACCACTGAAACTATATTGGTTACATCTTCATATGTATAACATACGAAGTTTTCATCTAATTCTGAATCTTCTATGTTTTCTTGTTCTTTGTCTGCTGGAGTTAATTTTTCTTTGTTTGATGGTATGTCACATTCTAACAGTTTTACTTCTTTAGGTGCCTCAAGTTCTTTTTGTTTAGCTTTTTTCTTGTTCTTTCCATCACTAGTAAGACCTTTAAATAAGCTATTTAGCTTTTGATATAATAAACCTATTCTTTTTAATTCATCATCTATTTCTTCTTTATGATCGCTCCATTCTTCATCTGATTCATCAGCTATACTCATTGGTAAGCTTATTGATGATGAGCAAGCATAATTGTCGTCTTCAACTATTACATTTATAGATAAGTACATATTCTCATTTATTAGAGGTATTATATCTTCTCTTATGTCATCTAGAGATATGTCAAAGCCATATAATATTATTGTGCCTTCGCTTTCATTTTTTGCTATTTCATCTATTTTGTCATATAGTTCATCTGCGTCTATATATTCTGTATATTTATTTATTATAGAATCTAAATTTTCTACATTTATGTCTAGTTCGTTATTGTATAATATAAAAGGATTAGCCATGCAGTCACTACACTCTGCTATCTCTACTATACTTTGATAAAATCCTTCGTCCATACTACTATATGGAATATACGTTAATCTTATATTTTCACTCATACTCTGTCTCCTTTTATTACACTTATGTCTTATTTTAAATTCGCAAAAGTCTTAGATACAGAAGAACGAACGTCTTCGTCTAGAACAACTATACCGACAAGTGGGTCGTCTATAGTTTGTTCTATTAATTTAGATATACCGCTATCATATTTATATTGTTGTTCTGCTTGATGCCAATCTCCTGTTAATACTATAGCGGAATTATTACCTATTCTTGTTCCTAATAGTTTGATTAATTTCAGATTTAAATCTTCACATTCATCAACTATCATTAATGTATCATCTACAGATCTACCTTTCATGAATGATGGTATTTCCATTTCTAATTGGTACCCTCTACGTTTAGCTGCTTCTAAATTATCTGGATCAAAAGAATCCTCGTATATGTTAGAAGAGACATCACTTAGATATTGAGTCATAGATTGGAAATAGCTACCTACTTTATCATGCTTAGTTCCTGGTAAAGCTCCTATATCTATATTGTCAGCTGGTATAGGATTTCTAACTAATAGTAGTTTTGAATAACAGAAGTATCTGTTTATTAATTCTTCTGCACTTTTAACAGCTATGTATGTTTTACCAGAACCATAACCACCACAGATTATTTTTATAGGTATATCTTTGCTGAACATTAAGTCTATTGCACATGCTTGTGGCATGTTTTTAGGTTGAAGCTCTTTACTTCTTGGTATTATTGTTTCTGCATAATCATCACCTGTCCATTTAACAGCATATGATCTTTCAAATATTTCACCATTTTCTTCATAATCTGTATCTGTTACTATAATATATTGATTTGGATGTAATGTATCAGATACCATTAACTCTTTAAGAGTATAATCATTTTCTTCTTCAGTACCTTTTATTTCTATATATCCTTTATATGATTTATCTTCTTCATATTCTGGAGTTAAACATTCAAGTCCTAATCGTCTAGCTTTTATTGACATGCTTATGTCATTAGTATAGATTTCTAGTTTTTCGCCAGTTTCGATTTCATATATTATAGCGGCTTCTAATATTTTATTGTCAGGTTTATTAGGGTCAAGCTCATAACGTTTTATTGCTTCAGCTTGACAACCATCTGATGTTGTAAATTCTATTTGGTCTTCATATTTCTTTAAGAATTTTATAGCAGTTCTAGCTTTAAATGCTTTTTCACCGTCTTTACCATCTTTATGATTATCTAGTTCTTCCAAAACTAGAGTACATACTACTAATTTATTGCCTTCTTCTATAAGTTTTTCTAACCTAGTCGTAGAATGCATTAATACAGATGTGTCTAAATATATATTCACAAAAATCATCTCCAATCAAATAATTTAATGCAATTTGTTCTGTGTTTTAGCTACGTCCTTTAGTAAATCGATTAAGTTTAACTCATCTCCTGCTAAGTCTGTTTTTATGATTTTATCGAATTCTTTTATTGCATCATATTCTGCTTTCCTATTAGGTAGCTTATAAAATCTAAAGTTCTTAAGTTTGAATAATAGGAAATTATAGCATTCTCTACACATAACATATCTATAGTCTTCTCCATAAAGATTTGTTGGTGCTAAAGCTAGCATGCCTGTACTTAAATCTGTGCCACAATAAGGGCATTTATAACCTTCCATACTCTATCTCCTTTACTGTCATAGTATATATCTACATGCTGGACTATCAATAAAGTCTTTTACATTGTCATAAGAGACAGTTAATGCATAGCCAGTACTTGTAGGCTTAGGATAAGCATTTTCAAAAATCATTCTGAAAATCTTTTTTGAGGATAACTGATATTCTCCATCAGATATTTCATACATAGCATTTTTACCAAAATAATCATTTATTGTTTTTTCCACATATTTCATTTCTTCATATGATTCATTATTTTGATTAATACTCACGTTTAATATTTCCCAGTAGGAAATAATATTGTCTGATTCTACTAAATCAAAATTCAATGTACAGTCTAACAATCTTAGATTTAAATCTAGATTGTCTTTTAAATATTCCAGTAAAACCTTCTCTACTTCATCTGTCGTTAAATCGATACATATGAATTTATACATTGTATTGAGCTTATCTAGCTCTTTGGCTTGTTCTGGGCTTATATCTGGTATATAGCCGTATGTTTCCATATATCTCACTCTCCTTATGGATAAAGCTAGAGCTGTAATACTCTAGCTTTATATGGGATTAAATATTACAGAGAAAGTTTAATAGGAGAGCCTATTATACTCTATAATATAGTATTGTCTGTAAAAATTATAAAATCTCGTTAAAAAGTTTGTCTAATTCAGAATTTTCATATTCTTTCATTATATTTTCCATCTTATCTATAACCTTTTTAGCATATATAACGTTTACGTAGTTATATTTAATATTATTTAATTTATAGAAATTTAAATCTGCAAATGTTATATCAAAGAATAATTCAGAATATAATTCACCGAATTTTCTCCATAAAGCTATTTCGTTTTCATTTAACGGTTTTTTATTGCTGTGATAACAACCTGTTTTGACCCATTCTTTATATGTGCCTTTAGTGATTGTTTTATATAGAGTATTATTTATTATAATTCTACATGAAATTGAATTATCCTTTTCTTTTATTTGTTTTATTTTTGTTAAATATTTATTAAGCAAATAAAGACTATTAAGTTTAGAAGCTTGATTGTGATCAGTAAATGGTAATGCTTCACCTGAATATTTTAAGCATCTAATTTTAATCTTCTTATTTGATACAGCTTGGTCTGGATAGTTCACACCAATAGCTATATTCTTTTTACTACTGATTATAATGTTTCTAAATTCATTCATAATAACACCTCATCTCTTATAATTTTATATTGTATATACCTTTTTGTTCTTTCTTAACTTGTCCTTGTACTCTTACTTGTATTTCTGGCTTCTTCTTACCAATAACAGATACTTTCATAAATAGCTCCTCCTTTATAAATATAATCTCATAGAATGTTTTCATATAAATAAGTTTCTATTCATATAAATATCTAGCTAATTCAGATCGATCTTCACCCATCTGTTTCAGAATTTTAGATACAGTTCCTTGACAAATGGTACCGTGCTTATACGGTATCGGTATACTCTTTCCTGTTTTATTCTTAAAAATAGTATGCGTACTATTCTTTTGTCTGTACATGTAATATCCTTTTGATTCCATAAATCCTTTCAGATCTTTATACGTTACTCTTAATCTTTGATTGTATTTAAATTTTTCGTCCATAATGTTCTCCCTCCAATATTGTGTTTACTTGTCAAAACGCTGTTTTAATTCTTTATAAGTTGCTTCTAAATCTTTTACAGCATCGTTTGCAGTTTTACCATGTCCATATAGAGATGCAGTTATAGTGTCATAACAGATTACAGATAGAATAGCTAGTGTCTCTTCTTTTTCATGTTTAATATTAAGATTAATGCATCCTGTTTCTTCCCACGGATTGTTCAAATAGTGAATGAATTCAGTCATGAATTTATCGCAGACAGTATTTTCACATTTATCGTGGTAATATTTACCATCTTCTTTATTATAGTATATTATTGTTTCGTCACTAAAGTCATTTAGTAATCCTATTAATTTCATATATGTTCCTCCTTAAGCTTATCTTTTAAACTGTGTTTTGCGCAATTTTAAAAAAAGCCACCATAAAAGGTGGCTTTCATTATACTGTTATTTTAGAATATCTTTCGCTATTTAACACTTCTAGCATTAAATCGTAACCTGTCTTATTAGATAGTACTACTTCAAATATAGATGGTGAGAAACCACTTACATATGATATTCTACCTTTACCTAGAACTGGTATGTTACGAGATGAAGCGTTAACATTCCAGAATATTAAGTGAGGCATTTCATATCCTGCAGCTTTCCAATCTTCAGCTATATTTTCTAATAAAGTATTAGCATTACTTCCTTCATATCTAGCACAGTAATCAAACTGCATATCAGATATTATAAAGATATTTTGTGGCAATGTTTCTTGAGATAATCCGCCTTTTACTGCTTTGTTTAATAATAGGTCAAATACTTTTTTGATATCTGTATTCATATCCCAGTCTGCTCTGCTCATGTTTTCTAGCTTAGCGTATACATCTTCACCAACAACTTGTTGTAGTTGAGGATTTCTTGAGAAAGTTATAAATGTGTCTTTGAAAGGACCTTTACATCTTTCTGCTGTATATAATCCTAATGATAAAGCTACTTCTAATGGTGTACCTTCCATAGAACCAGATGTATCTACTACACATATAGCACTGTAGTTTTCAGATTGACCAGCAAAATAATCTTTTAAGTTTTTCCAATAAACTTCTAATGCATCTCTTTCTGTTTGAGTTATACTATCATAGCTCCAGTAATCGATATATTTACATGCTCTTTTAACTATTTCATATGGGTATAAAGCTTCTGCATTAACTGATCTTAGATTAACATTTTTAGCTCTTTCTAAGAAAGCACTGTATCTTTCATAATCATGTCTAGCAAATGCATTAGAATATTTAAAACCAGCATTAGATGGTATTTTGTCATATTCTATTTCATCCCATTTGTTTTCACTTATAAGTCTTTCTATTACACCTATACGTTGTCTTAATCTTGATAACTCTTTTCTATATTGTTTAGGACTAAGTTTAAGAGCTTTACGAGTTTTAGTTGCTAATTTTTTTGTTTCAGCTGATGATGCATTTTCTGATTTTAACCATTTAGCAAGTAATGATGGTGTATTGCTTATTCTATCTAGATTAAACTGTTTCTTGATAAAGCTAAACATCTCTTTTTCTAATGGTGTATCAACTAATGCATATAAGTCATCCCATCTACCATATTCAGGTATTAACTCAAGGTTCTTACTTATTGTAGCTGGGTCAAATTTAGCAAGATCATTTAATATGATTCTAAATGTTCTTCTTTCTCCTTGTCCTCCACGTATATCTCTTATATAGAATAAAAGCTTCATTGCTAATAACTTATCAGATGCATATGCTGCATTAAATAAGTTTAATATATCTTGTTCTGTTTTCTCTCTCATGGCTCCGCCTAATGCGAAGAAATCTAAACATTCATTGTGTGTAGTAACATGTGTGTTAGCTCCATTAGCTGTTAATGTCATGTTTTCTTTGTTTACATTGTATTTTCCCATTACAATTCCTCCTATAAATTTATTAAGCCACCATAAGGTGGCTCGTATTCTTTCAAGACGCGCAGAGGTCATACTGTTATGTACTAATCACAACAACAATAAAATAATAATTAAAAGGAGTTTCATTATGCAAAAACTGTAGAGTTTTCAGAGGTATAATTTTTGTTTATTTTCTTCTATCTTGTATTATTTGCTGTATGCGTCTTTAAGTTATACTAAGCACTATTTATTAATTATTTTCTTATATGTAAAATGTAAAAAATAAATTTGCTGTTCGTGCTTAACTTGGCCAACGATAGGATTCGAACCTACGATTATCCGATTGGATTTTGATGCTCTCTTGTAAAGGTTGCTGTTAGTATCTTGAGTACTAGATACATTCAATAGAACAGCGGACGCCTTACCTCTTGGCTACGTTGGCATGTAAATGTTGCTAGCGACAAGATTCGAACTTGCGACCTCCTGCTTGGTAAAATTTCTTGCTGTTAATATCTATTGGTCTAGATATATTTTTTGGGCGGGTGCTCTACCGTTTGAGCTACGCTAGCATATTATGGTGCGGACAATAAGATTCGAACTTATATCATCAACTCTTCCTGAATAATCTTGCTGTTAGTATCTGTGGTACTAGATACATTTTTAGTTGCGCCTCAACCAAATTGGGCTATGTCCGCATGGAATTATTTAAATTACTGATAGCATTAATTAGCTATTAAGTTAATATGGTCGCTCCGACAGGATTCGAACCTGCATTTGGTTTTGTTAATTAAAACCTGCTCTACCGTGTTGAGCTACGGTGCTACCTACCTTAATAGCTAATTACTTTACTGTTGATCATTCAGCAAAGTTTATCTATCATTTTTCACCTATATTCGCTACAATATAGGTTAGTTGCTGGGTTACCACTAATGGGTGCAATTATATCCTCGCAGTAATAATCGCGAGCAGATATAATTGCGTATCGGTTTTCCCTTATCCGTCTATCGTTCAGAAGCATCATAAGTCTGAACTATATCTAAGCAACGTAGATACCTGGATTTATTACGTAATTCACCAGTTCATTAGAGTCTGCTCTTATGTAGCAGCTATATTCTTTGCCCCGTATATAGCAACTATTCAATAATTGGCATGCACTTTTTTTAGTGTTGCTATATCCCATCCTCATCCTCTTCTCAGTAGCAAAGAATTAAATGGCAGGAACGGAAGGATTTGAACCCTCAAAAGTGGATTTGGAGTCCACTGTGTTTGCCAATTACACTACGCTCCTATAATTTAAAAACCATGTGTTCGAGGGGCAACTCTTAGTCAAACATGGCAACACTAATTTTTATGAAGTTTTCAAAAAAATGGTAGCGAGAGTGAGATTTGAACTCACGACTTCAAGGTTATGAGCCTTGATTGCTAACCACTGCATCATCTCGCTAAAAAGAACTACCAGATAATAAATTACTAGAGGTTTTATTATGCTGAGTTTAGAAAAGATCTGGTAGTTTAAATGGTATTTAACAATATGTTCTCAAGGTATATAAACTTATATTAAATACCAAACTGGCTCTCCCAGCAAGACTCGAACTTGCGACACATCGGTTAACAGCCGATTGCTCTACCAACTGAGCTATGGGAGAATATTATGGCGGATGGTCAGGGACTCGAACCCCGATCGGTTTTTACGCCTACGCTGGTTTTCAAGACCAGTCTCTTAGCCAATTAGAGTAACCATCCTTGGCTGGAGTTAATAGACTCGAACTATTATTTTGGGAGTCAAAGTCCCATGTCCTAACCGTTGAACGAAACTCCAGTATGTTTTGTTATTGGTCGAGGTGGAGAGAATCGAACTCTCGGCATCATGGTCCCAAACCATGCACTCTACTCACTGAGCTACACCTCGTTATTGGTGACCTATAGGAGATTTGAACTCCTGCTTCCGCCGTGAAAGGACGGTGTCTTAACCAACTTGACTAATAGGTCATATGGTGGAGAGAGAGTGAGTCGAACACTCCGAGCATTAAAGCAACAGATTTACAGTCTGCCCCCTTTGGCCACTCGGGAAATCCTCCTAATATTGGAGCTGGTGATAGGAATCGAACCTACAACCTATTGATTATCAAAAACTTAATACTGTTTATTTCTAGGTCTACCTTTTCCATAATTTGCACCTTTATATGTTTCTGTTAATGAATGACAATTAGGACACAATAATTGTAAGTTATCTTCAGAATTGTTCTCATAATTACCATCTATATGATGTATTTCTAGTGGAACTTTTCCTGTAAATTTATTTGTTTCATGCCATCCACAAACACAACATTTATTATCAAACTTATCATAAATATATTTTTTTATATGATTAGATAGCTGGTATTTTCCTTTTAATCCATTTTCAATACCATCTTTCCATCTTTTTATATATTCGTTATATTGATATATTGATTGACATTCACTATTACAATATGATTTTTGTCTATTATTAAGTTCTTTGCCACAGTTTTTACAATAATAGATCTTTTCTTTTTTTCGCTTCGGATATTTTTTATTGTTATATGTTGCTGCACAAGAAGAACTACAGAATTGTTTTTGTTTTACATTAGATATTTTTTGTCCTTCTTTTGGTAAAATTGGTTTACCACAGTTCTTACAAATATTAGGATTTTTTATGTATTCGTCATATGTCATTTTTATTCACCCAATATTGTATTACCGATTCGAACTTACATATTGTGTAAAGAAATAAATATTATTAAGTTTTCGATTCTGTCAATTGCTCTACCAATTGAGCTACACCAGCATATTAAATTGGCGACTCAGAAGGGACTTGAACCCTCGATCTTCGACGTGACAGGCCGACATTCTAACCAACTGAACTACTGAGTCATATTATTATTTTCTCCTTTGGCGGAGAGAGTGGGGCTCGAACCCACGCGCCTTACGGCCTAACAGTTTAGCAAACTGTCCTCTTAACCAGCTTGAGTACCTCTCCAAAAAAATAGGGAATAGTTTTCCGTTCTATTCCCTAGTGTAGGTTAAAAGGGGGAAACCTACTGTATATTTATAAAAGGGGAGAAAAATTATGAAAGAGAATTCTTCTAGACACATTCATATGTCCAATGCAATTGTTTTTTATCCTTTGTATAATTTGAATATTTTGCTGTGTGTGTCTTTCTATTACATAATATATTCATCCTGTTTTTAATTATCAACTTTTATAAAATATTTTTACTAGACACAGTTATTAATCATTCACCCATTTGAATATAATAATATTTTGCTGTGCGTGTCTAAAACAGTTAAGGTAATTATTATGAAAAATTATGCTAGACGCATCTATTATACTTTTTCACCTGTAAAGTTAATTTAAATATTTGCTGTGTGCGCCTGGTATTTCTGTATTACCTGCATTTTTGATTTTATTTAATTACTAATATACAAAAGTTTTAAAAAAATATTAATTATTTTTCTTCTTTTATTTTAGATAATAGATTAACCATTTCTTCTTCTGTTAAATTAGATAGTATTCTTTCTACTACTTCTTTAGAATTACCAGAGTCTAATTCATTTTGTAGTAATTCTTTTGTAGATAATTTTTGGTTATCTAATAATGCTTTCTTTACTTCTTTTAATTTAGTAAAGTCTGCATATTTCTTATCTATAAATCTAAAACCTCTTCTTATTTTGATTACGTCTAATATTTCTATTGATTTTCTGTCTACTCCATATCTTTTGCTTATATGTTTCTTAACATTTAATGAATCATCATATAAACGTGTACATATATAACTATCTGTCTTAGAATTATATGCAAATCCTATATAGCCGCTATCTACTTCTTTGTCACCTTTTCTTACTTTAGTCTTATATTCAGCTTTGTATATTTCATTTATTTTTTCTGTAGCTCTGTATAAAGTATAAACTGGTGTTACATCTCCATTGTGTTCTAATAAGTATACTGCATTATATTTACTTCCTAAGCTTCTTATAGCTTTTACTGCTGGTATTCTTTCGATAGCATATTTATTTAATTTCTTTTTAGCTAATTCTAAAGTAGAACAAGTATCTGTATATACTAATCTTTTTTGTTTGGAATCATATGTAAATATTACATATAAATATCTACCTTCCATCACCTTGTTAAGTCTGCGGTTAAGCATATTTGTTTCTCTTGCTTCATGTTTCATTTTTCTATTCCCTCCATTTTATATTATAAATTTATCTATAATGAATATTAATTGTGTCCTGTAATACCTCAATTCTTATGGAATAATATAACCCCAATCGTTTTATTCCATAAGTTACATTTTTCTTTCCATTGAATCTAATTTGGTTAACAATGATGATAGTACATTTATTCTTTTTACATATGCTTATAATGTCTTGTACATACGAGATAACATCTTTTTCAAATGCTTTATTATTTATCATAGCCTCACCTTTATTGTTAATAGTGGGAAGGCTATCAATCACAATAACGTCTACAAATTTAGAAACTTTGGTTACCATTTCAAAAATATCTAATACATTTCGAGGATACATAATATAAAATCCAGGTAGATCAGGAACTTGCTCACGTCTTAGTTTTCTATCTGAATCTATATATACGACTACATCATCTTTATCTAATAAGGATAAAGCGTATTCGGTCTTTCCTATATCTGGCTCACCATATATTTCTATCTGTTGATTAACAAAATCTTTTTTCATCAGAAGCCTCCTGATATTGTTGGCGGATTACCGCCACCGCCGCCTGACGGTTTTCCACATGGCTTTATATTATGACTACATCCTGGTTGTAATTGAAATGGAGCATAGCACATAATATTAGATGCTTTCTTGTTAGTTCTTTTCATCTTAGACTTAGTTGTTGCTTTCTTTTTCTTTTTTTTAGCCATTATATCACCTCCATTGTTTATCTTTTATATATAGGGTCTGGTTTAGTTTTCTTACCACGTACATTATCTAAATATTCTTTAATTTCTTCTGGAGATTCTATATCTTCTGGTATATTAAACTCTGGATTTGCTCTTCTCTTGTTACGTATACTTATACAACGTATACATTCATTGCTAAGCTTATCCCAGCGGTCTGCTTTATAAAGATAATGATCTAATGGAAGATATTGTTTACATCTTGAGCATCTTTTCTTTTCGATGCCGTCTTCGAATATATGCTCGATTCTTTTAGACATACTTATCCCTCCAATACTTATATTCTATTTTTATATTACTTATCAATATATTTTTATTAATAAATCTATATTATAAGAAAAAATAAAATACAAGGGAGATTGATAAGATGAATATAGTTAAAAAGAATCATGCATTATATGGAGACGTACGTTTTGGATATTATAACAATGGATTTAAACCTTTTTTATCTGACGTAGCTAAAGTTTTAAACATAAAAGATATTAATAAATGCGTTGCTAAATGGAATAACGACTATTTAATAGAAGACTTTAAAGCTATAAAGTATAAGCTATTAACTATAGATGGTGTACGTAAATTAATTTCTACTAATAGTATAGATGTATCACCTTTATTCTTAGAATGGTTAGATGATACATGTAAACAACTTAAAAGTGAGGATACTGTTCCATATTACAACAATAAGTCTGAGATACAACTTATGATGGAAGCGATGAGAAATATGGCATTAGAAAACGCTATACATATTGAGTATCCTACTTTTAGTGTTAACTACATGTATGAACCTAATCCTTATTACAATTGTGCAACTAGTGGCAATAAGATGCGTTGTACAAAATCATATAACACATGGAAGAAAAACTTTCCTTACCAATTGTTAGAACCATTGAAAGATAAATTAGACTTTCATAGTCCATTAGCATTGTTTATCTATATTAAATGTCCTAAAGAATTTGATACAGATAATCTTCAAAAACCTATTAATGATGCTATAGCTAGATACTTTAATTGTTCTGATCATCAGATAAGAGTAAATACTATAGAATGCATAGGTTATGTTGAAAACAATAAAGATTCAGAATTCTATATACATTTAGAAAATATAATTTAAGCCTGTGCTCCTACAGGCTTTTTTCTATTATATCTATAATTTCATCTACTACGTCGTTTATACCTCTATCATTATTATTATAAACTTTATGACATTCTTTATGTTCTTGTTCAAACTTATTGAATCTTCTATCGTCATCTTTTATTCTACGATTTATTTCTTCAATACTATCTCCATGACGCAATATTGCTCTATTATATATTGTCTCTTTGTCAGCTTCTAATAGTATACCTATTATGTTTTCATTACCGAAGCGCTTCGTTAACGCTTCATATCCTGTTGGGTCCATGATTACCATGGATAAGTTTTTACATTTTGCTTCTTTTTCAGTAAGTCCATAAAACCATATTTCTCCATTGGCTGGTCTATAAACTCTGTATTCTATAAACTCATGCTGATCGTACATTCTTTTAAATGTATTGTTATCTACAAAATGATATTCTTTACCATCTGTTTCTCCTGGTCTCATAGGTCTTGTTGTATGACTTACAAGTACAGGTATTTTTGTTCTGTTATGAATAGCATTTAGTATAGTGTCTTTCCCTGATGCCATTCTTCCTACTAGTACTACTATCATATTATCACCTTACTCATTAACTATATTATAAGAATCAACTCTTATATTTATATCTCCTTTATTGTCGTTACCTACGACTAGGTTTGTTTCATTAAATGGCATAAAACTATGTATTTTATGCCATTATGTTGTAAGTGTTGATATTACTTATCTTTCATCATCCATGTCAGTATCTATGTCAGAAAACATGTCATGGTCATGGCCATGTAATTCGTCTACAGCTTCAGCTGCTTCTCCTATTTTTTCTAACAGAGACATTACTTGCTCTACAAAATCTTCACCAAATAAGTCTGCTAATGTATTTAATGCTATCATTCCACCCATAGCGACTGATTGTACTACAGCTAATGCTCTTTCTGTGTCTGATAAGTGTTCAAATCTTTCATCTGCCATTGCAGAGCTTATAGCTTCTGAAGCTATATCTACAGCTTTTTCTATTATTTGTTCTTGATCATGTTTTTCCATACTTGTATTCCTCCTAAATTTTATTTATTATAAGAATTTACCATATCTAGTTTTGATATATTCTTCTAATTCTTCATCGATGACAACATCTCCTTCATTTTTACCAGTATTGTTTTTATAATCACTTACTATTTCATTGTATGTTAAACCTAGTTCGTTAGCTAGAAACATTACTGGCGAATATGTTCCTTCTTCGAAGTTTTCTTGTTTCCACCAATAACGACCGTTATCTACAGATAAACTGTATAAAAAATCTTCGTCATTGTTATCTAGTGGAACAACTTCTGTTATAGTTGCTAGCATTCCTTTAAAGTCTAGCATTTTTTTAGTCACGTAATGTTCATTGTGTAGACCTTGTTTAAGGTCTTCTCTGATTTTTACGATCGTATGAGGTTTTAAATTAGTTTCATTTGACATCATCATTACACTCCTTATAAGAAATCTTTAAACTTATCTTTTGCATAGTCAATTAAGTCTTGTTCTGTAGGATTATTGCTTGAACAGTTTGTTATATAATCCTGTCTCAATTCTTCTTTAGTTATGCCTAATATATTTTCTACTTGTTCTATTATTTCGCTATCTTCGAAATCAGTATTAAACATTTCCATAGTCCATGAATAATAATTGTCATCTAAATCTATGATGTACTCTCTAGAGTTGATCTTTTCACCTTTTATCACCCTGGTTACGTCATAGGCATGCTCAATAGTAGCAGTTTGACCTGCATATTGAACCATGTTTGCTACTACAGAGTTTATTCCGTATTTACCTACATGGATATTAGGTCTTATTTTTATTTTGTCTCCTATATTTAATTTTCTTACCATAATCTTTCTCCTCTTTCTTATTTATATAAATTTTGTAAATCGTCTTTTACTTTTTCTTTATGTTTAACTACTTCTACTAATTCTTCTGATTCAGTATCTCTTAAGTCTTTTATTTTGCTATTACATTTTTGTATTTCATTTTCACATTTTGCCATCATATCTTTTTTATTTTTCATTAGATAATACCTCCTAATCTTCGATTATCCATACTATATTTTTCTTTAAACATGGGATACATGTAGCTTCAGCTTCACCTTCTATGGGTTTCTGAGTATAGTCTAATGTGCATTTTATTTTTGGATTATTTTTAAATGGACAACAAATACTGCCTTCAAATGCTTCGATTAAGTTGTGATATTCTTCAGTTGTACAATTTACGACAATCATACACTTCACCTTCCTTTAATTTATCAAATTTAGTTGCTAAATCTATTTCTCCTTTGTAGTACATCTTATTAAGAACACACAACTTAATTAGATTACCTACTCTAGGAGTTGTTAAGAGCTTTTTAAAGCTCTTAAACATCTTCTGTAACCGATACACAAGATTACATCTCCTTTATATATTGAGTTAGTCTTTGTACACTTTCTTGTGTTATATCGTTTTTGTCTTTAGGGATACCAAATAAGATTGCTTCGGTAGCACAATCTATTGCTGTATCAGCCATTTGTAATAAAAAAAGTTTAACTATAAACAAAATACACATCTCCTTTGTTTTATTTTATTTTATTTTAAAATCCTATAGCGTTGACTTCTAGGTTTGAATCTCTGTTGCTTTGCATTATTTCTTCTGCTTTTTCTGTAAGCTCATCCATGCTTACTTTGTTTAATTCTTTATCCACTGCTAATATAGCGGATTCATTTACTATAGTTTGTATATCAGCACCATTACAACCTGATGTTATATCTGCTAATATATTTAAGTCTATTTTGTTATCATGTTTTACTTTACTAAGATATAACTCAAACATCTTGATTCTATTTTCATAATTAGGTTTTTCTATTTTTATTTTTCTATCAAATCTTCCAGCTCTTATAAATGCTGGATCTAACATGTCTAGTCTATTAGTAGTACAGATAACTGTTATGTCTTTATTATCAGCTATTCCATCTAATTCTGTTAATAGTTGATTTAACATCTTGATATCTTCGCCATTTCTATCGCCTGTTCTTTTCATTGCTATACAATCTATTTCATCTATAAATACTATACTTGGGCGATTATCTCTAGCTGCATTAAATAAGTCTCTTATTCTTCTAGGGCCTACGCCTACATATTTTTCAGCGAACTCTGCGGCTGACGCTGTATATACTTTACGTCCAGATTCGCAGCCTAGTGCTTTAGCTATAAGAGTCTTACCAGTACCTGCTGGTCCATATAATAATAAATTCTTCGGTGTTTTAGCACCTATTGCTCTATATTTTTCATCTTTATTTAAGAATTTTAAAGTTTGTTCGATTTTGTTCATTACAGAATCATTTATTATTACGTCTTTTAGACTGACATATTCTTCGTTTACTCCGTTACTTTCTTTAAGCTCTTTGATATAATCTATTGCTTCTGTTATCTCATCGAATTGTTCCATTTCTTCTGTTTCGTCAATACCGTCTGTTATATGTTTTATCATTTCTAATACATATTCTTTAGCTTTATCTTTATCTTCTGGTAAAATTGCCTTGAATTTTATATTTACTCTTTTAGCTATTGAGAATTTTCCATTTTTATAAACTATATCGTCTAAGCTAATTATATGTTCATTATCATAGCGCATTCTGTTTTTTGACACCTTATTTACTTTTAATTCATACATATCATAATCTTTTGTTATATATACGTGTAAATACATATTTATCTCCTCCAATTAAATATTCTCCCAATCGTCTGTATTAATTTTAGGTCTAAATTTGTGAGTCACCAAAAAATATACTGTATTACAAGTTTTCAGTATATCTGTTCCTCTGATGTGCTTTTCATGTGTCAAGTTAATAGATGTAACGGCTTCACGTATTTGTTGTAAGCAACAAGTATCGCATTCTGTATTAATCATACAAAGTGAAGCGGTTTCATTTACGGTTTTATCAACTACTTGTTTCTGAACATCGATATCAAATGATGTGCCGTTTAATAGTTTGTTGTTTCTATCGTATATATAAAATACATCTGCAAGTCCTCGTGCTAATTCTTCAAAGCCTAAATTGCTGATATTTCTTCTTACAGATTTTTCATATACATATATAATATTAATTACTCTCTTTGCTAATATATAAGTACTGCGGGCTTCCATTTTTCTGAATCTCCTTTACAGTAACTAAATTATGTTAACTTTAATACTAAAGATACATATTTATAAATATAATCATAGTCATTTGTTTCAACTTCAATGAACGATTCGTCAGAAGATTCTAATTCTTCTTTTATAAAATAACCGATACTGTTTGCTTCTTCTTCTGACTGTAATCGTCCTTCATTTTCTTTATAAGGAATATTTCTATTGTCAAGAAATATATTTACGTTATTATAAGATTTAAATGTCTTTCTAACGAGATCATGTAAGGCTTGATCGTTTTCTCCGTATAATGAATCATAGACACAAGTTAATAGTAATGGTCTATCAGTGATTATTACATCTACTTTATCTTTAACTCTAAATAGTCTATGATTTTGTTTAGCGAATATATATAATTCATCTTTCATGGTATCCATACGATTTTCGTATACTAAGTCTTTTGCGAACTCTGATACCATTTCACAGTTAATTCCTTTTGATTTTAAGTCTGCGAATAATCTGGCCATAGTAGTTGATTTGCCAGCTCCTGGTCCTCCAAAAAAATTAATCACGATTGCCATCTGTATTCCTCCTACTTTTATTATGTGTCAAATAGGCGCAACCTGCAACTGTTCCGCCTAATATTGTTAAACTTGGTACAAGAGGTAGGCCTGCTATTAATAGCATTAAACCTACACCTCCTACTGTAATAATATTAGCTGTTGAATCTTTAATTTCTTTTTTCATTTTAATATACTCCTTTATTAATCACCTCTCTAATATTATTATCTTTAGTTTATCTGTATTACATTTTTCTTAAGTCGTCTCTTAATTGCATTAATACTTTACCAAGGCGATTTTCGCCTATCCACATGCCATATTTTTGAGAATAAGTCATGCCCCAGCAACGATCTCCATGCGTATTACCTTCTATTAATTCTTTGTCGCCAGTAGCTAATAATTTAGCTTTTAATGCTGGGTCTTGAGTAAATTTAGCGTAACATACATCATACATTACCTTGTCTTTTACTTGGTCCCAATCGCTTCTCATTAAGACTTTTCTTCCTAATCTTTTAGATTGAGAAGGACGTTCCATTTCAAAATCTTTAGCTCTGCTCCAACACTTTTCTGCATGAAAAGGTGCTTCAGAATTAGTAAATCTTAATCCTCTATAAGTAAATACTTTACCTTCATAGAAGTTACTTAAGAATAAATTCTCTCCTCTAAAAGACATTATAGCGGTGTCTGCATTTTTTATTTGATAATTAATCATTTAACCAACTCCTTTTTAAAAATATCAAAAAATCGTATACAGATAATATAATTATAGTTAGTGTACAAATAATCCCCTACAAATAGTAGGGGAATAGAATCAAGGTGAATAATCATGTACTTCTTCAAATGGAACGCCATTCTTTTGATAATACACATCATCTTTGTATTTTTCATTGTACCAATTGATTTCATCTATGCATTCTTGTATTTCCTTATCTATACGCTCTCTTTCTTTATAAAGCTCATCTAGCTTATGTTTCGTATATATAATTCCCATATAATATCACCTATTCAAATTTGCATTTGTTACATTCTGTATTATCTTCGTAGCATATAGAACATGGTTTTAATTCTTTACCGCATTTTTTACATTTATGAGATTTAAGCTCTAATGGAAATTCATTTTCTGTGTCACACTCTGGACACCATTCATGCATTTTACCTACTAAGTCTTCTGGTTTTCTAGGATGGCCACAGCTCATAGAACCTTCACCACATTTACCGAATGTACAATCTGGTCCAGCTTTCTTAAATAATGTAGGCGCTACTTTCTTACATTCTTTAAGCATTTCATCTGCCATAGCACGTATTTCCCATTGAGCTCTATTACAACATCTTACATTAAAGAAGTGTAATAAACTTCTAGCATTCATTGTACATACTATTTTAGTTTCACATGCATTTGGAAATACATATCTAGCATCTTCTATGGCTTCTTTTTCCATAGCAGAATATTCTTTTTTATGGTTTTTCGCCCATAGATTACGTATATTTTGATTTAATTGTAATTGTTCTTCTGAGTTTAAAGACATATATTCTTCTTCAGTGTCTTCGATCCATGTAGGATATTTTTTATCTAATTTGTTTTCTATAAGTACGTCTACTAATTCATCATATGCTTTTTGTGAATCTTCCATATGTTTTATAAATATAGTTCTTGCATATGAGTCTTTAGCTATTTCTGGTGGTATTATATATTCAAATTGTTCTAGCTTAACATATCTTTGAGATTGTTGCGAATATGATGCTAATCTATGTCTTACAAGTTGATGAGTTGTTACTCTTGATATACCTTCTATTGCGAAGGTGAAATTTACATGTTCTAACGGACTTTCATGTCCTATTGTAGCTAAATGATCTACAAATTTATTTATTTTTTCTGGAGTTAATTTCTCCATTATTCCGTCTACACCAACGTGTGAATAGCATAATTTAGCAGCTTGTGCCACAACTTCTTCTGGATTTGGTGTATGTGCTATTAATTTTACTTTCATTTGCATTCCTCCTATAATTCTTCTTCATTTTTATTTAATAAAAGAAAATAATTGATTACTTCTTTCTGATATGGCATAAGTTCTATACCATATTCAATACAATCACATATTTCAGGTATTAATATTTCTTCTGATATGTGTGTATATGGATGAAGCTCTTTTAATTCTCTTATTTTATCTAATATAAGATTATTCGGTCTAGTCATAAAACACCTCCTAATAGATACGATAAGAATTAGCCCAATCTTCTAATTGTTTTATAAGTTCTAAATGTTTATCTATTAACTTGTTGTATCCTTCAGCTGCTTCTACGTATGATGTAGCATAATGTCTTATCTCTCCGTCTACAGACTTTTTAACTTTACCTGGTCTTTTAGGATCGTATTCATCAAAAATTCTATGTCCTGAACGATTTATATAGAATCTACCAAATACTGGTGTACGATTATAGCGTAAGCTTTTGTTACTAGAATTAACTGTCCATGCATAACCGTATAACTCTATATAACAATCGTTTGTTCTTAAATAATCGAAACCTTCCCAGTATTTATTTCTATCTTCAGTTACTTTTACATACTCTAAATTGTATTTTTTAAATAATTCTATTGTCGCTTCTTCAAAATTAAATGTCATTGCATTTTCTCCTTACTAGCGTTTTAGCGTAACATATGGTGATATATGCATATATATTTTTGGAAAAATATCTTGCGGTATATCATCTGCGTTAACTAGATAACATTTTTTCGTTATAGGATCCATATATTCTAATTCTAATATGCTTTGGCCAGATTCTACTTTCTTATTTGCTATTTGTATAATTTGCAATGTTTCATTATCTGGTCTTTGCATATTAGTTTCTTTTAATACTAATTTTGGCATTAATATTCCCTCCTATAAAATAAAGAGACATAAAGCCTCTTTATTTTATTTGTTTACCATTCTTTAATTGAGTATAAAATCCTATTAATTCTTCGAATCTATATGATCCTAATTTTCTACCACCTATTGTTCTTTTGTTGTATTCTGTTATTATTTTATTGATTATCATTTTTTTCATATTCCTCTTGTTCCTTTCTTTTAATTGCGTTGTCTAATGATTTATCTATTAATTTAACAGATTCATCATTATTTAAATATAAAAAGTACATAACTATTCCTATGAATAAGACATGAAGTAAAGGGCAAAATAAGTATAATAAGATATTTATAGCTGCTTCTAGATGATTATTTGAGCTAACTCTTAATAATTTATCTATACTTATTTGAGGCAACAGCACTTTTAATTTATATATAAAGAATGCCATTGCTATTACAGCGATTAATACAATTACTGTATATATGTTTAATAATATATTCATAAATCACATCTCCTTATTTACTCTTTTTGTGATCACCAATAAACAAATTTATCAGTAATAGTATCACCCATATACCTAATGCTATTTTCCAAGAAAATGCTAAACTGAAACAAAAGCATATTAAATAAATTATGCCTGCGGTTACTAAGAATGATATTAAATTAATTCCTATAAATAATATCACCGCTACTATTAATGCAAATGCTTTCATTTATATTCCTCCTTCTATATATATAATTAAATAATCATCATCAAACCCTATTAATTTAATATATACTCTATTCTCATTTAAATATTTATAATACTTAATATTTTTATTTGAAATAAGATTGTAAAATTCATTTCTTGTTAAGATTAAATTGTCTAATGTTCTAAGTTCTCTTATATTATAAGACTGATAATTTTTCATAATACCACTCCTATCTTAATTTGAGTTTTGTAGACTTATCATTCTTTTAAATATATGACTGATTTTTCTCTTGTTTCTTGCTCTTATCTTTTCAAATTCTAATATGGTATCGACTATATCTTGTGCCATTTCTAATATTTCATATAATCTACATTCAAGTGCTGCTCTATCGTTTGATTCTACGATACCTACTATGCTTGTATCTCCCATTCTAGGAAAATTCTTACCAGCTCCAGCGCCTGGTCTTAATCCTTGAGTTTTGAATTTTACTACGCCTATGTCTTCATATAAACCTAAACATGCATCTATTGCTACGATATATTGAGGTTTATTCTGTTTAAACCTAATCTCGTATTGAGCTAGGTTTAAACTATGTACAGGTTTCTCAATTGTTCCACAAACTTTCAAACCACGATACGCAAGCATTGTTCCAACAATTGGTCCTAACGCATCACCTGTAGCTCTATCGGTTCCTATACATAAATAAGTTATGTCTACATCACTAGGGATTGTATTTAACATCTGTTCTAATATACTTTCGATAATCATATTAAATTTTCCTCCTTTTATTTATGGTAGACTACTATTTCTACATCTGTATCAGCGAATATCTCCTTTACCATTTTTGAGACTTTTGACCATTGTAGTCTATCGAGGCCACAGCCTATAACAGGCATGGCTATATGTTTTATATTGTTACGCAATATAATTTGCTTAGCGTTAATTAAACTAGCTTTTAATGAACTATACGTAGGTTTATGCCAATATCTTTCTTTAGTTACTAGATTTATAACGTCACGTCTACCTTTGTATAACATAGCATAATAGCCAGTTAAACTATTTTCTCTAATAGTGCGTTTTAATTGCTTTTTCATATCTGGCATTAATGCATCAAATGTTTTAGCAATTCCTGCGCCCATGGCACAGTCATGACTAATGCAATGCATTAATGTATAATTAGGGTTTGATTTGAATAAATCTCCATTTATTTCTTTGAATATCATAATGATATACCTCCTTAATCTATGTCTATTCTCCATTCGCAGCCACATTTAATACAGCTGTATTCTTTGAATTTTATTGTCTTTTTAGAAAACCATCCTGTTCTGATTTCTTCTTCTCCTTTTAAACCTATACAGGCTCTATATCCACAGCTCGGACAAGTAGACTCATCAGTCATTCTTTGTCTTTCAAGTTTTGCTTGTTCAGCAGTTTTAGTTATATGTTTCTTTATCATCTCAATTCTCTCCTTTAATAAAATAGCGCCACAATTAAGTGGCGCTTATATTAATTTAATATATGTATTGTTAAATATTTTACTCCAAAATTATAGCATTCTCTGTTACTACTCATGTAGATATCTACTTTGTTGCCTTTGATTCCACCTCCACAGTCTTCAGCTATGTAAGTTCTACCAAGTGCAGGTATATAGATTTTAGATCCATAAGGTATTATTCTAGGGTCTACAGCTATAGTTCTACCTGCTTTAGGCACTCTACCAGTAGAAGTCATACTATGACCAGTATAAGCGTACGCTTTAACTTTGAGTGTTCTTCTAACATTCTTCTTATTAGTCTTATCTGTTTTACTTAGATATGATTTTTTACACCAACCATATCTGTTGCCATATTTTATTTTACACCAACCGTTTCTAGTTTTTATTGGTATGACTCTAGCTCCTTTCTTTAGTGTTCCTAGTTTCTTATACTTTGTAGAAGCTCCAGTCCTAACATTTAAACTACATGTCGTTTTCATATAACTAGATGCATATACATCGCTAACTAAACCAAATCCTAATGTTATTAATACTGTTAATGTAAATATAATACGTTTAAAGTTTTTCCTCATAAATATTGTTGGCTGAACGAGTAGCATTAACGCATAATGCTATTTTCATATAAATATTATTCAGCCTCTCTCACCATCCTTCCAAAAATAAATTTACAGTATGTATATTACTTACTATTTGTCGTCTAATTTTCTGCCACATACTGGACAGTAGTGTATCTCTAAAGCATGATCTGGAAATTTTGCTATCATCATGTCTTCTGAATATAGATTTGCTACAGATTCTAATATGTAACCTTTATCGTCTTTTGTATTTAATAATAGTGTTTCACTGAATACATCGATATTTTGGCCACTTTCAAGTTTTTCTTGAAAGCGTGATTCATTTATTTTAATTATATTATCTTCTGTAGAATTAAAGTCGCAGTATTCACATCCTTCTATATGATCAGATTTTCTTTCAAGATGTCCTGTTATATTAATGTATCCCAATGCGTCAACATCATCACGCATTATCTTGTATGGGCATTTTTCATGTCTTATTTCTTCTGCCATGCAATTATAGTCACTGAAAAATCTACAGTATTTTAAATTACATAACGGTTTATCTATGAACATGCTACCATCTTCCTTCCTCTATTTCATTTTACTCATCCTTTTATAATAATCTTAGTCTTTGTATCCATTTAGGTATACCTTCATCTTTATCGTATACACCTAAGCATACTGCAGTGATACTGTTAGGTTCAACCTCTGTTAAACCTCTGTCTCTAACTGTTATATAGCCTTGAGATTCATATTTTAATAAATCTTTTTCATGAGCTTTTAATACAATTATAGTATCTCCGCCATATCTAAATGATTCCATCCAGTCATCAGCATTATCATTGGCATTATATACGAAATCAAATACTGCATGAGCAGTATGAGCTCCTATTTTACCAGGACTCATATTTAAGTCCTGGTTAATAACTATATACATTGCTTTACGCATATTATTCCTCCTTAACATATAAATACGTCTGAAGGATTATGTCCATATACTTCTTCATAATCTTTCATAAATTTAGGATCGTTAAGTATAAAATCGAATCCCACTTCTTTCATAGCATCTATCAATTGTTCAACAGTTACTTCTGCATTGTCTTCCCAGTCTAATTCGTTGTCTCCGTCTATTGCAATTTCCAAATCTTCAAGCACTTCTAAGATTTTATCATCTACTTCATTGCTTAGACTTTTATTTTTGTCCCAATATTCTTTATAAGTCATTATTGCACGTTGTGTTTTTGCGCCAGTTAATTGATCTCTGAATATATATGGGACAATATATATTTCTTTTAGTGATGATGTTATCATATTGCTGATACCTGCAGTCCAACTAGCACCACAGTTATCGCATATAATTTGATAAAATGGTACTCCAGAACTTGGAGCAAATATAGCTTCTCCATCTTCTGTATCAAATAAGTCATATATAAATTGACTAAAATCTACTTTTTCTCCACATACTGGGCATTTCCAATAATATTTCATAATTACCTCCTATTCTAAATGCTGCCAATAGCCTTTATCTCTACAATCAGCTTTTAATCGTTGATATTTACCATTGCCGACTATTTGAGTTTCAAGCACATTAAACAATGCTTTAAATGGATTTCTGGTACAATATCCATAATCAGGTACAGCTACAGAGAATCGTAATCCTTCTTTAAAATCAAAATGCATTTTAAATTCTATATAACCTTCCATTTTACTATGATCATCATCCCAAGATCCATATGCTGTTACGAAATTAAAATGCTTTTCAAATAATGTTTTACTATATGTCTTCATAATTGTCTCCTTTATTTTATTTTAACTTTAGCGTATGTCTTCCAGTTTTCACCGTTATTTATTAATTTAGTTTCTTTATAGTCTGATTCATAGTATTCTACTAACGCATTTCTTAATAAGAAATATACTCTCTTTTTGTGTTTAAATGCTTTTTCTAATTCGCAATAAACACCTCTACCTATAATTCCATCTTCTAGAGCTGAAAATACTACTACGTCACTCTTTTGAACAAATATATAACATTGTTCCATTATAGCTGAACCATTAACTCCTTCGCTATTAACCCATCCATTAGGATTAATAACTACACTGTTTTTAAACATTCTGCGTATAACTTTTAATTCTCTCGCTTCTTGTAAAGTATTGTAAACACTCATGTGATGTGCATAATATATTATCATAATATTCCTCCTTTTATTATATCATTTAAATCTATGGTTCCATCCAGTCATATGACCAATATAATCCATAATACTTACTGCTTTTCTTGTGCCTTTCTTAATAGTATCTTTATTATTATTTATCGCTTTCTTTGCACTGTCTTCTATCTTATCTCGTGCAGCGTCATAAGTCTTTTCACACGCTGTACACCATAACCATCCAATGACAAATAAAATTATAAGCCATTTCATTGTACTTCCTCCTTTCTTACCAGTGATAATCAATTGTATTACCAAAATAATACGTTTCTTCTACTGTACCATTTAATTCTCTTACAAAAGTGTCAAATGGTATTATAAATTCTGTTTCATTGTTGTAAACGTAAAATCCAAATTTACTTTCTACCTCGTCTTTTATTGAATATGCAGTAATAGAGCTTGAATCACTAAACTCTTCTAATGTAAGATTTTTGACAAGCTCTTTTAATTTTGTAAATTTTTCTCTGAAATATTCTTCTTTAAAGCCAGGCTTAAATGTTATTGATACATAAAAATCGTTCATTTTAAATACGGTTATATACTTACAAGTTTCTTCGTTAAATGTTTGTAATAGCCAACCTATGTCGCTTTCTCTATCAGTATTTTCATTAACATAATCTGCTATTTGGCCTACGAACCATTCATTAAAAGCAATAATGCTTGATTCAGTTAGTGGTTCTGTTACTTCGTCATTTGATAATTGAAATATTCTGCTATGCATCTTCTGTCTCTCCTATTTGTTCAAAATTAAGCATACAAGCTGTATAGTCTGAATAATGTCCATCTTCATAATATCCTATAAGATAGCATACGCCTTTATGAGGGCATTGTTTTAATGCATCTCCCGAGCATTGTCTGTTGTTTAATTCTTTTATATCTACTACTTTACCGACAGGTAGGGCTTTCTTTAAATGATTCTTAACTTCGTTTGAATCAACATTAGGATTAAACATACGATCTATATAATTATCGTTGTTATAGTATCCTGTTATAATGCCTTTACAAACTTTAACAACTCTCATTTTTATTCAACTCCTTTTAAAATATCATAGATATGTCTTCATATATATAATTACACATAGGAATTCATATCCCTTTAATATAGTTAAAATAAAAAAAGCACAGCAGCAACTGTGCTTTTAACTATTATTAAATTTATTTATTGATTCTCGTATAGTTTTTTTGCATTCTATTTTGTCTTTGTCAGAGATCTTGTTTTTATCATAGTTCTCTTTAAAGTTCTTCATAAATGCATTAACTGCATTACCTAATATAGAATCTTTCATATTTTCATCTCCTTACTCTAGTATTTTTAATTCATATTCATCGCTTATGGCTTGACAGATATTCGCAATTAGGAATAAATCCACATTCTTGTGCTAAAAAGTAAATGCCTTTACAACCATCACAAGGTTTATCTTGTACATTAAGATCGTAATGAATACATAATGCACAATTAGGGCTTAATCCATTGCAATATCCGTCCATGTGAATATTACAAAATTTACGTCTTTTACATTCCTTTACGAGCATCATAGTTCACCTATACGCTTGAATGAACAATATTCATCGTCTCCTACTACCATGTTTTCGATAAGATTTATGTCTAATAATTCTCCAGCTTCTTTTACGAATTTAGCAGTTTTTTTATCGTCTTCGCTTGGAGTTGAATTACCTGATGGATGATTATGAGCTAGTATTATTTTAGCTGCATTATTTAATATTGCTCTTTTGAATATTTCACGACCACATGCAAATGACATGTTAACTATGCCACGGCTTACTTCATGTATACCTATTACTTTATTCTTAGAGTCAAGGCATATAAGCATTAATACTTCTTCTGCTTGTTTGTCTAAATCGCAAACGTCGCATAATAGATTATATAAATCATCTGGATCACTTATTTGAAAGTCTTTGCCACCATAATTTGTACTAGAATCTTTTATTAATTGTAATTTATATTTCGTCATTCTCATAATGTTAATCCTCCTTATCTACTTTTATTGTACCATCACTATTATATACAGGACACATAAGTCCTTGTTGAAGATTTGTATTTACATAGTAATGAACTCCAGTATTTTCATCTACAACTTCTTTTATTGTCATTCCATTAATAGTTTTATCTTTTGATATTATACGAAATCCAGTTGTTTCGTTTGTGCATCCACTAGACATTACTGCTGTGGAAATTAATATAGCTCCTAGTGCAATAGTTAATCTTTTATTTTTCATATTAATCCTCCATTATTTCTTGCATAGCTTTCTTATAATCTATGCTGTATACTATTTTACGAGCTATTTCATCCATAGCTTCTTTTGCTACGATTTCATCTGCATTAGTTGTCTTCATATATTTATTAAGTGCATCTAGTCTATCTTTTAAGTTTTCTAATTCTTTTGCTTTAGCTTCTATATCCATTTCAAGTAATGCTTTTTCATTATTTAATTCACTATTAGCTTCTTCTGTCTTTTCTTTTTCTAATGACCATGCTTTCTCTTTTACATCTAATTCTTCGACTAAGTCTTGTAATATAACTTTATTTATACTTTTAGTAAAGTTGAAATCAACTCTGTATAAAGTTATTAAGTTTTGATCTATCTTATCCATGACTAATATGATATCGTCAGCTAATCTGTATTGGCATTCTTTATGTGTTTGGAATCTACCAGTATAAATTAGTCTACTATTATCATACATCTTATTTAGATCTTTTTCATAATCGTTGCCATACATAGCAACATTAGATTTTATAGCATCTTTTTCTATACCTTTTATTCTTTCTGCATAGCGTTCACGTGCATGTTTAGTAGCATTGATCATAATTATTCCTCCTCATTTAATTTACAGAATCTCCAGTTACTGATATCTGTTCCGTCAGATGTCCATGATGTTTGACCATAGTCAAATGTTTTAAATGGAGAATTTTCAAAATTTTTATCATATCCAGCAAAATGTCTTTTCTTCCAGTTGCTGTCTTCATAATTCTTAACAAATACTTTAGTATCGATTGGTATTTTGTCCCAATCTATTCTTTCCCATATTTGATTCCTATCCATGTCATAAATTTTCATAATGTCTTCACTATATTTATTTTTATGAGTTAAGTCATTTTTGTAATTTTTTATATAATAATTGAAGCTACCATTAGGCTTCAATGAAAGCTCTTTAGTTTTTCTATATAAGTTTTCTTGTATTATAAAATATTCTTCGCCTCCTCTAGTTTCAAAGCTCATTCCATTTTTTAAATCTGACTTTTCCATTATATTCCTCCTAAGTATATAAATCGTGTCTTATTTCATTTACTATTAAAGTCACTTTATCTGTTTGTATTATTGAGCCAACACATATTAACTCATGCTTCACATCTATTACTTTATATTCTTTATCTAAATAGAATACTTTTTCTCCTATTTTAGGTATAGTAAATGAGTGACCAAATAAACCATTTACTACTTGTTTGTTATCTGTGTTTAATATATCTACTGTCGTCATTCTCATTTTGTTCCTCCTGTCATTTAATGTATAACAATTATGCATCCTATTAGGACGCTGTTATATAACCATAAAATATCATAATCATGTAATCTTATACATCCATGATTAACGGCTTTACCTACGGATGTAGGTTGTATATTGAACAGAGAATGCATCAATATGCTGTGCTATATCTACAGTTCCTATTGTAGCTGTAGCGATAGCTGTTGCAGTTAATATATTCGACTTTTTCATAATAATCCCTCCTTTTTTTATTGCATAAAAAAAGCAGATAAATTAATATCTGCTTATTTTTGTTCTCTTAATTTTAATTCTAAGTCTTTGTTTTTATAATGACTTATTACAGTCCTATTTGCTAACAATTCATCTATAGATTCTTCAGTTACTGTAGTTACTTCTCCATCCATACTTATTAAAGTGAATTTATCATTTATTTTTATTATCATTCTAAATCCAAAGTTTTCTAATTCTACTAGATCTCCACATTCATAAGACGTTTTATTATTTATATTTATATTCATTATTTTTTCTCCTAATCTTTATTAGTTATAGTTATTGGTTGTATAGCTTCTGGTAAGAAATTAACTTCATATTTATATTTATTTACGCTAGCTCCGCCAAGGTCTTCAACTGTATATATAGTATATTCATTTAAATATATATAGTGTTTCTTAAATTCATTCTTACCTGTTTGACAAACAACTTCTAGCTCATTTTCGTCATTATTGCTTAATGCGAAATTGCCTACAAGTTCGAATAGTAGTTTGTCTGTTCTAGCATTTATAACTACCAATCTTCTTGTTACATTAAAGTTGTCAGCTTCTTGACTTATATTATAACTGACTCTATCTGATTCTCGACATCCTACAACGCCAAGTCCTAGTATTGCAACTATTGCTAATACTGGTATTATTTTTTTGTTAAATTTCAAATATATCACTCTCCTACTTGTATATACAATCTAGATTTACCCCATTTAACTTCTAAGAAGTCTGGCTTATCTAGATTAATCATCAATTCTGGTTTATTTCTTCTAACTTCAGAAATAGAATCAACGAGACCGCAATTTACCATTAGTCTCGGTAAATAACGATCTTCTGTAAACAATATGTCTTTTTTAGTTGCGTCCCATTCATCTGGTTCATTACAGAACATATACCATGGGTCGCATATTGGTTTACCAATTACTATATTTTTTACTATTATTTGTTTTGCCATTAGTATCACCTATTCATATTTTTCTTCATCCATTAATTCTGGATTTTCAAATGCATTTCCTATTATTTCTGATACAGTCCATATACTTGGTGCCATAAAATTACTTTTGTCTTTATTAAGTGCATCAAATGAAGCATCTTCTTCATCCCAAACTATTTCATAGTTTTCGTATTTTCCATTATACAATTTGCATCTTAATATATCACCTTCGTATATTTCTTTATTGTCAATGTCTTTAATACTTGTACTTTTAATTAGTACGTGGTCTTCCATACACACTCCGCCTGATATTTCTCCATATTCTGTCCAATACAAGTCACCATTAGGATATATCATCCATCCGTCTATAAATTTATTTTCTTTTTTGGACCATAATTTATATTTCATAATTTCCTCCTTATTCTTCTACAGTACTTCGAGGATCTTCTCCGAATTCTTGTATGTATTCCTCAATAAACGTAGGATCATTTATTAATAAATTGAATCCTTTATCTTTCATCTTTTGTTTTATTTCTTCTAACGATATCTCATTATCATTACACCACTCTAGAACAGCTGTTGTAGATTCTTCTAAACCGATTTCGCTAAATGCAGTTAATAAATTATGAGCTGGTCCATCACATATATAATGATTTTCTTTCCAAAATTCTTTGTCAGTAAATAATATATTATAATACTCTTCATCATAAAAACTATCTTTAACTTTAAATGGTACTACATATATATCTCTCATTTGATTTTCTCCTTTTTATTTTCATAATATAGTTTAAATTCGCTAATAATATCATACAAAAGAATAACTATAGCTGCTCCTTGAAGTATTAAGATTCCGCAACTTACATATATATTGAATAAGTTTATATTAAAGCATACAAATAAGAATATTATAGATAATATTAATAATGACATTATTTTAATTATTATAGCTATTACGTTTTTTCTCATAGTATCACCTCCATTTACTAATTACGTAAGTCTATTATATCTGGATAATCGTTTTCTGCATTACTATAATATAGTTCGACTTGCTCAATTTTAATTATTTCGTCCCAGTCAATATTAATACCGTTGTATAATATTTGACTAATGCTATTAGCAACGAATTTTAATTCTGTGTCGTCATCTAATGTTACTTTCCATATAAAATAACTTCTAGCCATATTTTTTCTCCTCTTATAATCATAGCAGGGACTAAGCCCTGCTATAACTTTATTTTATTATATTATTTAATTTAGCTGCATTTAACCATTCTGGGAATTCTCCTAATAATGTTTTGTAAAGTTCTTCATCACTTAAATTACAAACGTTAGAGATTTTTAAGAAATCAGCATTATCTATGTATCTGCCTTGCATATCATCTAATGATTCTAAAAAGTCAAATGAAGAATTGCCTATGCCAACGAATTGCCAGAATATAGGTTTATCAGAAGCTTTTCTTATCGCTTCTTCAGTTGGTGTTTTATCGCTTGAGAAACAATCACCGTCAGTTATAAATATAACGAATGTAGGTATATCACCTTTTTGATTATCAACTACTTTATTTATAGCTGGCGAATAATTTGTTCCTCCCATGCTATATTTTTGCAATATTCTTTTATCTGCTATATAATTACTAAAGTTATTTATATTTAGTGGTGCTAATTGTTTACAATGATTGCTAAATATAAATAGTTCCATTTCACCATCATCATCAAATCTTAATGCTAATGGCAATAGTCTGTTTAGTGTTTCTTGTACAACACCATCTTTGTATAATTGATCCATGGATCCTGAATAATCTAGAACTACCACAACTTTAGATGTTAAGTCTTGTAATTCTTTCTTTTCTAAACATATTTTGTTTAGTTTTTCTTTTCTTAAGTTTATAGTGGTTATAGCATCAGCTTTTACTTCTTCTTTTAAATTAACAGTTGCTATAGCGTCAGATTTTATTCTTTCTGGTGCTGTTCCTGGTGTTGTTTCTGGTGTTGCTTCACCTTTTTGAAATATTTTTTTAAAGAATCCCATTCTTTTACCTCCTAAAAATATATATTATTTTTATTTTACAATAAAATTTATTGTCAGTTTAAATTCTTTTAATATCTAAATTATAGTACTCTTTTATCTTATTTGTCTCTTTATCTGTTATCGGTTGATCATAATTATCTGTTCTAAAAATTGTAGATTTCATTAAAAGCTCTGTACTTTTTTTTATACCATATATCTGTAATACAGACTCAAAGAATAAGAACACTGTAGCTGTATTATTAGAACATATTAATTTAAGAGCATCAGTATTTGATATTTGTAATATTGTTTGAAAATTAGCTACTATTTGTTTTGAAATATCTGGTAGATTTTCATATACTACTTTTGCTTTATTTTCATTATCCATTAGATTCAACTCCTTCTTCTTTGAACGCACAATAATAGAATATATTATCGACGGCAATACCGACAAACATTAATATAAATCCTACAGGTGTAGAGAATGTTATAAATGAGCTTATTGCAAAACCTATTATACTAGTTATATAACTATAATAGTTATTTTTATTGTCATACTTTTCTCTTTCTTCACCTTCATATCTTAATGCTTTAAGTCTAGTACCACCACAGATAATATTTCTTGTTATAATAGCATTTAATATAGCATCTCCCATATAATACATAGACGGAGATGCTGCTCCGCCTAAAAATGCTACGGTTAATATGCCGTATACTATTACTTCTACGCCTAGCATTATGCCATAGAAATAATATAGTTCTTTACTTTTCTTTAACCATAACTTTGTTATGATTGATGCTAAAAAGCAGTTAGCTAGACTAGCAAAGCTTAACCATTTGGAATCTATGCCTTGCATAGTAATAGTATGAACTATCGGATATGCAAGGCTATAAAATAGATTACTTACGGCTGCGCCAACAACTAATGGATCTGCTTGTTTTAGCTTATTCATCTTTAGTAGTCCATGGCTTAAAATTTCTAACTTGTTCAGCTAGATTATTTGTATCGCCAGTGAAACATATAGCTCTGTCATCTATATAAACTATTGCTGGTGGTTTTTTACAATCAATACCATCTACTTCTATATTATATTTTTTTAAATAGTCTCTTATAGCTAGTCTTCCTTCGACAGTCTCTGCTCTTGAAGATACAATAACTACTTTATGATCTTTTCTTAAATCTTTTATAACTTCGTCAATTCCTTCTACTAATGGATCTGGGCACTGGTCTGCTCCTTGCCATCCACTAGTATAGCTGTGAATTACTCCGTCAAAATCAATTGCTACTGTAGGTCTATAACCTGCCATAATTCATCATCCTTTCTTTAATTACTGTTATTTGCTACTATATCGTCAAACCATCTTGCACCAATTATAAATCTAGGGAATGCAACTTCCATAGGATCTTCCATGTCTTCTAGTTTAATAGCAACGAGTAGTAAATGATTTGGATATGCTTTATCATCTTTTAAATTATATATTCGATTCATAGTTTCACCTTTGATTATATAAGCTTTTTCTTGTTTTATAGGTGTATAAGATTTAACCCATTCTATATAATCAGGTATTGATGTTTCTGATAATCCTGTTAATGTTAAAGCGGATTTAAGGTTATCTAATTCTTCTCTTGTTGTAAGCGTTTCAATTTTCATAACATTTCATCCTTTCTTATTTATTTTTTAATATATCTTTCATTTTAGTTTCTAAATCGTCGTTCCATATTTCGTAGTCTTCTTTTTCTGCATTTGCTTTGAGAACACATGCATATTTCATAACGTCTGCAAAATTATTATCTAAATATATTTTACCACATTTTGGGCATGGTTTATTAGTATGTTCTATAACTGTAGTCGTATTAGAGAAATCATCTTCTATTCTATGACCACATTTACATTTTATTCTATTCATTTCTGTTGAAACTATTTTTCTAACGACAAGTGAAAATAAATCCATTATTTTAATCTCTCCTTTTCTGCTTTTAATGTTCTTTTCCAACACTCTAAACATCGAGCGCTATCATTAGGCCATTGTTTTTGATTTAAATCACAGTTATTGCAATCATTTATTTTGTCTTTTCCTCTTTCGCACCATGTATAACCAAATGGTGGACAATAATTACCAAAGTAATAGTCGTATGCGGTTTCAAGCGTCATTTTTCCTTCTAGATATCCTTTGATACCTAGATACATGATACGATACTTATGAATATCTGCTGGATCACTTTCAATATTAAACTCCAAGGAGTTCAATGCATCTAGCAAAGACTCCTCTTTATCTTCTTTATATGAATTGCAGCTTTCGATTTTAGCTACTAGTTTGCCTTTTTCTTCTGGACTTATATTTGTTTCATATAATATGTCTTTTAAGGCTTGTTTGCTTATTAATATCATTTATTTACCTCCGTAGAATCTATCTCTTAATGAGATTATGTCTAAGACTTGTACTTCTTTAGGTTGAGTTAACAACCAAGTATAAAATGCATGTGCTAGAGGTTCAGATACTAATGATTGTTTTTTGATAAAGCCGTTTCCTGCTATTTCATTTGCTACATGTCTCATTCTTTTCCAAAAGTTATAATAGTCTGTTTTGATTTTAGTCATGAATCCTTCAGCATCTTCTAGTACAAAACCTTCTAAAATATTGTTTTCAGGTATATTAACTTCTGTTTCGTACCAAGATACAAATTCATTCCAGTTATTAAGAGTTTTAGCTTTTCTTTTCACACTAAAACCAAGACGAACGCCTGTGAATTGTAACATTTCATAACTCATATGTCTAAAATCTAAAGTATTGTATATAATATCTAATAATACGACTGTGTCTTCTTCATATTTGATCATATGAGGATCTTTATCGACTAATATTACTTCGAATACAAATGTAACATTCATTCTCTTAATATAGTCTTTTACTGCGTCTAATTCTTCTACAGTATAATGAGTTTGCATATATTCTTTGAACCATAGCGCAAATTCTCCTTCGTCTGTAGATTTAGAACAATACATAAGTTCATCTGTTTCAGGATTATATCCTATAAGTCCTAGATAGCCATTGTATTTTTCATATGCTACAACAGGATATTTGAAGTTCTTTTCAAGATTGCCTATTTTAGTTAATGGCATCTCTCCTATATTAAAGAACTTATTGTAACTTCTAGCTACTATTTGATTTATATTAGTATTAATAAATAATCCGCGAGCTCTTATTGTTTCTTCGTTCCATACTTTCTTTTTGAATGCTTGTGGACTGAAATTGAATGATGATACATTATTGTTTAGTTTCTTTTCTCTGATAAGGTTATTAGCTCTTAATGTAATGACAGCATCTGCTACAGATAAATTATTAAAGTGGTCTGGCTCATATTTTATTGTCTTGAAATTGTCATTCTTTGTTTGATGCTCTTTGAATCCGTCTTTGTCAAGCGTTACACATCTTAAATGACCGCCGAATTCTACTTCACCTTCAAGATTAAATGATCTTATGTTACTGCTTATAGATGCACCGTTTATATTTCTATGACCATGTATTTGATATATGTTAGTATTTTTAACAGACTCTGCAAATGCTTTTTCTGCCATATCTACTTCGTCATAATCTCCTACGCCTTTAATAAATTGTTCAGTAGCCATTAACATTAGATTGTCTGGCATATGTGCTATACCACCATGAGTTACAAGTATAGTCTTATCGCCATAAGTATAATATGCTATTTGACCTAATTTTCTGTAAAATACTCTAATGTCTTTTTTAGATACGCCTGCTTCATCAAATTCTTTAGACGTTACTTGTGCAAATTCTGTTGATGTAGGATGTTCATCTTTAGCATATCTCCAAAGATGTCCTTCGTGATTACCAGTTAATAATAAAACATTATTACGTTTAGCAAGTTCCATCATATATAATAAAGTTTCTACATTTTGTGTTCCTCTATCACAATAGTCTCCACAAAATATATAAAATTCATCGTCTTTAATATCGCCTAAATATTCTTTAAGGCAATCTAAAGACCCATGAATATCACCTATATGATGTATTTTATTCCATTTATTAAAGTCTAGAGGTTTAAGTTGTATTGCATTGTCTATCTCTTCTGGTTTAATTACTTTGATCCATTTAGGTATATTTTCTGTTTGAAATCTGTCATACATTCTGTCTATAACGAATTCTGGTACTCTTTTATACTCTGGTAATCTGTGTGCATTTCTTTGTTTACATACATCTATTGGTATATCTGTCATATCTACTATTAAAGCTCTGTATCTATATAATTCAACGAGATGTTTATATCTTGCCATGTCTGCTGTTAAACTGTTAGTTGCGTCTATAATGACGAACTCTCCTCTTTTCATACGTTGTTCAAGCATATCAAATAATAGCTTCCAAACGTATGTATCATTGCTTGTTGCTATACCATAAGTACCGTCTGCTTTTTGTACAGGTGCTTGACACATTAATCTAATATTGTCTGCACTAAGTGAGTATTGTTCAAGATTGTGATCTTTTATGAATGTACTTTTACCACAACCTGGGGCTCCTCTAAATAATAATAATGTTCTCATATATCTTCCTCCTTAATATAATATTTCGAATTTAGATTTGTAGCCAATTACATTATTTATTATTATGCCAATTTCTTGTAATTCTGTTAAATAGTATGTGAATGGCTCATTCACTTTTTCTCTAATTTTATTAATAGCATCTATACATGCTATCGATTTTTCATAACTTTCGTTTTTCAGTACGAAATATAATACTTTATCTTTCTTTACTGGTTTATATACAACTGCATATTGTATTACTTTCTCTTTTCTTAACTCTTTAACGAGCTCATTTAAAGTCATACTATATCTCCTTTATTAATGGATTTAATTTCTGTAATAATTCTTCGAGTCTTTTTCTATCTCCTTGAATTGTAAATGTCTCTGCTGGTTTAATACTAAACATGGTAGAGTTATTTTTCATAACTAAGCATAAGTCTCCACTTCTCATTAATGCATATCTTATATGTTCATATTCAATGCTTATCTTATTTGTTATCTTGCCTTTAGCTACAGCCATCGTACCTCTTCCAGGGTACAATATATCCATAGTTTTATCATTTAGATTTATAAAACTTCTTGGATTTAACTTTATAACCATACTATTGCCTCCTAATATTCTTCGTCATAGCGAAGTTCATTATTATCTGCATATGGATCTACACCTTCTACAATCCATCCGCAGTCTTTACAACATTTACCTTTCCATGTCATACCACATCCGTAACTGTTTTGTAATATTACATCCTCTACATGTTCATGTTTACAATCAGGTTCGCTTCCAGGTTGTCTCCATTTATCATTTCTTTCATTAGTAGTTTCATATGTAAGATTATACATATAGTCTCCACTTCCGTCATATTCTGCAAATCTTTCAGTTCCGTCTTTGAATATTACTTTTCCACTAGCATGACTCATGATATCACTCCTTTATAATTTATCTCATAATTATTTCTATCTGGTAACTTAATGCTGCATGATACAGTTGTAGTGGCGATAATTATCGCCACTATTATTAATAAAACTATATATTTGATATATTTCATTTTATTCTAACTGAGCCTCCTGCATCGATATCTCCTGTGTGATTGCCTGATATATTGACACTGTTACCACAATCAATATCTCCTTGCATATCTCCTCCTATTTTAACGCTATTACCACAGTCTATATCACCTGTAACGTTGCCTTTAACTTCAACTGAGTTACCGCAGCTGATATTTTCAGCATTGCCATTAACTATTATATTGATAGGTTCTTTATTTTCTAATTTTTTATCTTTATATTCTTTACCATTGATATATACTTTATTGTGTTTTATTGATATACTAGCTCCTTCTGGTATATCTATTTCCACATTGTTAACAATGGCTTTGTTATCACCAGATATTATTGTACTATTAGTTATTTTATTATCGTTAAATATTCTCATTGTTCTTCCTCCTTACTTAAACCTAACATTGATTTTATTCTTGCTCTATCTCCTTGTAATGTATTAAGGTCTGGATATGTAAATGATATTCCTTCTGTTGAGCCTTTAGGCACTACAATTATTGCATATACATCTCCAAATGTACGTGCTGTAAAGTTTATAACATACATATCCGATAGATCAACGATACTTCTGCTTGAATCTTTTAATTCTATAAGCATATCTATCCCTCCTTAAGAATAAAAAGCAACGAAAATAACAAAGATACATAAGAATATACAAAATGCATATTCTATATCTATTGTTATTTTCTTACTTTCTTGTTTATGTTCTACAATACTATATTCTTTTAAGATAATCAGCATATTATATACATCTATCCATTCAATAGGCGTATATGATGTATCTTCGAATATATTTAATATCGTTATAAAACAATACTCTTTAAATACTTTTGAGCGTATCTTCTCAAAATCTTCTAATCTTGTCTTCAATTCACTAATATTAAAAACGTCCTTATATGTTCTCTTTTTTATACTTCTTCTGTAAAAGTCTATTTCTTTTTCTACGGCTTCTTTAAATTCATACATCACATTGTAATTTGTTTCTATCTTCTGTCTTTCTAGTTCTTCTATTGATTTAATTGTATACTTCTTTATTTCTTATTAAAATTCTTAACTTCAAATTTCTAATTATATTCATATATAATCACCTACACATAAATAACATAGTCCATTCTGGACCAACCTCCATAGGCTATAACATGTTTTACTGGTTTATTTAATAGATCGTTATTAAAATGTTGGCTCACTATTTCACCGCCTCTATAATTAATAACATCTATACCGTATATTTCTATATTGCCCCATTCATTAGGGCGCTCTGTAAATATCATCTGTATAAATTCTTCTACAGTATATTTTTTGCCTTCTAAATTTACTTCGTACGTATTAGTACAATCGCTGAGCGAATCTGTTATAATTAAAAACATCATTATATTTCTCCTTCGTTATATATACACCATTTACCAAATACTTCTTTTTGTTTAAAGATGATATCTAAATCTAACCATGTAGAACTAGTTTGTGTATTTACAAAGATTACTTTTTCATCACCGCGTTCTCTTGTTTTATACATACGTTCAGTTTCACATGATTCTATTGTTTTACCTTCTTTTAATGCTTTAATTGCGTCCTCAAATTCTACTTCTTCTTTTCTTAATTTGAATTGTGCATCATCTAAAACATAACAAATTATACTTGAGCAATACTCAATTCTTATTGATTTGTCTATATAAGATATGCTTTTTATATTACAATCATTTATACAATCCCAGGTTTCACCTGGTTTTATGTTTTGTAGTACTTCTCTAAATGTTTTAACCATAATATTCCCTCCTTTTTATTTAATCGTTTCTATTGAAAAATTATCGGCACATCTGTTATCAAAATATACTATACCGTTTTTTATTTTGAATTCATTTGTATAGTATGTATCACAGTTTTTGCCTTTAAATATTTCTATCTTATATTTGTATTTGCTAGCTACTTCTTCATGTATTTTTGCATCAGCTGTTGTTGCGTATTTAAATATTCCAAATGTTGCGATTAATATAAGGAGCAATGCTATAAGAGTTCCAGACATTGTATCAGCTTCTATTAAAGCTTTTTCTGTTATTATTATAATTGTAACGAACCAAAGGACTCCAACAATTATTTGCATTTCATTTGAATACCAAGTCATAATATACCTCCTTAGCGTTTTTGCCAATTCCAACTATTTACTCCAGCATATTTTAGCTTTTTCATTTTAGCTGCTTTAATAAATATATAGTCTAGATTCTCTCCTTGTTTTATTGTGCCGTCTTCTTCTAAATGCTTGTTAGGAATCCAGACATTTTGATTTGTTTCATTAATAGCATATCTTTTTGCTTTGTCGCTTCGATATGTATTTCTGCAAATTAATCTTAAAGGTATGCCTTTATAATATTGAACATCCATGTTGAAACTTCTTTTAGTTCCTTTTTTAATATTTCGTTCTATTCTTTGTTTTTGAAAGTCTGACATAAAACACCTCCTTTATTAGAATCCTAATTTTATCTTTATTCTTTCTCTATCTTCATAAAGAACTTCTATGTCTTTATATGCAAGTAAACATGAAGTATCTTTATATCTATAATGTATTCTAATGTAATGTAAATTATCTGATACATTATCAACGTTTATTCTTATTATTCCTCTAGTGTCAATTATGCTATTATATTCATCATTTAATTCTATATAACTCATCTGTATTCCTCCTTCTATTTATTTTTAGCTAAATAATTACATTTAGGTTTGTGATATAGTTTTGCATATAGTATTTTAGATTTGTTATTATATGTATCAGATAATGAATCTAAAATATATTCATTTTTACATTCTATATAATATCCCATATCTTGCATAAGCTTAATATCCTCATTGATTCTTTTTAATATATCTGGTATTATCTCATTTGCTTTATCTTTTATTTTCTTTTCTAGTTCTTCCATTTCTTTCATTAAATCTTTCATATTTTCATATTTTTGTTCCATCATTGTTCTCCTTTCTTAATATTCTTCTTATATTATCCTCCCCGAAGGGAGGATTATTTTATAAATCTAGTTTACTATTATCACCTTTAGGAACATCTACAGTCTCTGTGTCGTCTCCAAAAGTATATGATGCTTTTGTTATGTAACCATCATTTGTATCTACATAAAATCTGAATATTACTGTTGCGCTTATTATATAAGTTATAGTACCTGTCATAGTTACTATTTCTTGTCCGTCTTCAGTTTTGCTATATGACCATTCTTTATTTGTTACTTGACTATATGCGTCATTCTCTGCCATTAAAGTATCTACCTTATTTTCTACCGCGTTTATAACACGAGCTTCGTATTCCTCTTGACTTTCGCAGCCTATTGTGCATGTTGCTATAGTACATAATATTAACAATAGACTTAATATTTTTTTCATTATACTCCCTCCAATTAATAACTAATTACATACATTACATGGATCTGTCTTTGGACAGTTATATCCTTCATATATAACTTTACTTCTACTTAAAGTAGGACAGTCTTTAGTACTATGATAAGACTTACCATTAGGTGTCCAATACACATAATCTTGGCTAGGTTCGTCAGTAGTAACATCATCGGAAGCTCCATCAAATGATGAATCCGAATTAGACTCATTATTAGACTCATTATTAGACTCATTATTGCTTGTTGAATTATTATTGCTGTCGTAATTATCGCTATAATCTTTTGTGGCATAATCATTGTTGTCTGTTGTATCTTCTTCTTTGTTTTTTAATTCTTCTAGTTCTAATTCTGCTATTTTCTTATCTTGTTTTAATGTTTTATTCTCTTTTTGTAATTCTTTATTTTGTTCTATTAATTTTTCTTTATCTTTTTTATATTGCTCTACCATTTTTTGACTATTTGTATATTGATCTTTTAAAGTAAGATATTCTTTATTTGTACTACATCCTGTACATAATCCTAGAGTTAAAACTCCTGTCATTAACAATATCTTTGTTCTCTTATGTTTCATCTACAATTCCTCCTTTCTATTAGATTATATCATACAAATTATTCCATTATAGGTTATTATTGTCTAATTTATATGATATTAAAAATAAAGCTATACCGAAAAATGAACCTATACATACA